TCAATAGCAGACTCTGTACGAACGATTGAACCTTCTGGTGCCTTTTGTGGTACCGAAATAACAGCGGTGTCGTGTGGGCGGAAGTATTCGTCCTCGATTAGTTCTGGGTGGTTCTCTACGAGGTAGGTGTAGATTGCTTCATTCTTGCCGACACGGATACGACGAATGTAAGTATCGTTGTGCCAAGCGTGAATGCCCGAAGAAGTTCCAAGAACAAGTGAAGTTGTACCTGAAGGCTTGACGCAAGTTGTTCTTGCTGCTGGATTGATTCCCAAAAGAGCCGCAGCGCGGGCATTTTCTTCTTTTACAACTTGTGCTGCTCTTACCATATCAAGATCAAGAACCTTTCCAGAAGCAATACCAGTCATTCCAACACCGATTAGAGCGTCCTTCTCGGTTGTTCTCTGCCAAACTGGACGGAGATAGTGGAAGTCTGTGTAAGATGCTTGTAGAGTGCCAATAAACGCTGCTGCGCGGACTCTTGCTTCGTAGTCTTCCTGACTTTCCACATCGCTTACGTTCACTTCTGTTAGGTTACAGAACTGGTAAGGGCGAAGAGCAATTTCGCAGTTGTGAACCAACAACTCATTAGCAAAAAAGTTATGGTTCTTTTTTACTTGAATGTCATAAACGTCTCTATTCTTTTCAATAGTTATACGCTTGATCTTGGTTCTTGTAATATTCGTAGTCGTTTCCATTCTAATATCTCCTTATTATAGGTGGTGGTTATATATGGTCCTATATCTCTTATTAGGACTATTTCTATATCCAGTCTTTTTGATAGTTCTTCTGTTTTTACTATCCCTCTATCCCAAAACCCTTTGATTTCAACTATTTTCATCAAAGTTCCTTCTTCGTAGATAAAAAAGTCTGGTCTATACGTTGTTTTCTCAAGTTGGAAAGTTTGCTGTTCTACATCCCATTCTATCGCATGAGAGTCAAGCCACTTGGCATATATATATTCATATGTGCTACGAAGCCAAACAAACTTATTTCTTGTTCTGTTGAAGTAGTATCCCTGAATGCCTCGCGAGGTCTTATTAGTCTTTCTATGAAAGGTCTTAAACCAACCTGCTCTATTGTTATACAACGACTTCAGGTTTTCACTTCTTATTTCTTTTGTTTTGTTATATACTATATTTTTGCCTTTATTTATCTCTATACCAAGTATTGAAAAAAGAGTTCTTACTCTCGTTGGTGTCAAGTCTATCTTTTTGCCTATTGTTTTCAAACCATACCCTTCACTATAAAGAGAAGATATAAAACTTTTAGCAAAACAATATTCGCTTGGATATATCCTACTAATATTGTTGATAATAAAACTTCTTTTGTTGCTTGCGCGGGCGGTATTGCCAAGTTCAGCGACTCTATTAGAAGCGTATATTTTGTACTCTTCTGCGAAGTCTTCTGGTATAAGTACGACTTTTCCTTTTTCGTGGTTGAGATATATTGTTCTTATCGCTTCTTCTATTTTCATGTTTGCGGGCTCCAACCCCTACATTATAAATAGTTTATTGGAGCCCGCAAAGATACTCATTCAATAGAAAGTAGTATATCTTCTTCTGTCAAGTGTGCTGCTTCAACATATCCCCTATTCTCTGTGAATACTCTATGGTCGGGAGTTAGAATGAGGACTTGGCCGCTTTCTGTTTCGATCCTGATAACATCAGCGTCTTCTCTCGTCATGGCTGCTTCTTCTACTGGTTGTAGTTCAAGACTACAAGTTGCTTCATCGTAAGAAAGCACGCTGATCGATTCGCCACTCTCAACCCTTTCAACCAACTCACGCATAGTCATTTGACCAACGTTTGTTGTAATGAGGGTGTCTCCGTCAACGCAACAAGGGTTTGTTCCCCAATCTTTATCGTTATTTAGGTAAATACCGGGTTCTCCTGAACCACTTTCACGAATGCGGGTCCAAAGATCCATAAAGTATTCTTTCTCAACCTTGTGGCGAAGAAGAACGGCAGAGTTGTTAGCACGACCGCGTTGTGGGTTTGTTTCCCACCAGTTTCCTGCCTTACAAGCAATCATTTCGTCGTCGTCAGCAGAGAATAGCGAAATCAAAGCAGCGCGGCGAATACCACCAGCAAGCACGGCATCTGCGATGTGACACATAATGTCGTGGCATTCAATAGGAGTTAGCTTATCGCCGTCCTTCTTTGTGTTCAGCATTCCGTCAATCTTCACCAAACACTCAACGAGAGGTTGTGGTCCCGGTGCTTTACCGCCTGATGTAACCAAACGGGCACCCTTGGGGCGAATGTCCGAGAAGTCAAAGCGAATACGACTTGTTCCCCTGAAGTAAGATTGTAGAAGCACGCGAACAGCATCGGCCCAACCTTCAATCGAATCTCCAACAAGGAATCGCTTTTCGCGACCGGATGGAATCCGAATCTCTGGTAGTTTCTCAACGTGATGCTTCTGAACCGAGAAGCCTACGCCGGTTCCGCCAAGAAGCAAGAACATTGCTTCCGAGAAAGAACGTAGATCATCAATAGGCATAAATGCACAGTTGAAGATTCGGTTTGGGGCAATCTCGATTGGCTTGCCACCAAACTGCATTGAACGCATCGAAGGCAATACTTGACGACTGAAAACATACTTGTATGCTTCCCTTATCTCTGATTCAAGATGTGGGTACTTCTTGATGTGCATTTCAAGATTGCGTTCCGTGATTTCCTCATAAGATTCACGGCGGTATTCTTCTGGTAGATACCTTGCGTATTTCATATGGACTGTAATGTCCGACAAAATCCTAGTTGCTAGATTCATTTTCTGTATTCTCCGTTATGTTTGCTCTAATAGATTGTCTAAACTTCTTGTACTTGTCTTTGAGGCGTTGAGCTTGATCTTTAGCTGTCAAGTTTGTTGTTTGACCCAGCGACAAGGGATCTTGATTTGTATTTGGTACCTTCATCTTGATACTCACATTCCTAGTACTCATGTCAATAGGGAATACGATACCATCCGGTCCAAACCGATTCTTAGCAACAAAGATCCTGCCTGTATTGTTCTGCTTGTCTTCAATCGTTCTTGATACTGTAAAGATGAAATCAGCAACAAAGCATTTCGAAAAAGCTTCTGAGATTGATTCCATTGTGATTACTTCGGCATTCAAGCCAGACCGATTGGTCTGTGAAGCAGTCCAAATAGGGCATTGGAACTGTTGTGCTAGTCCTCTTAGTCCCTCGTAGATTGATTCTAACTCGTTCCTCTTTTCCTTGTCTCTAGTGACCGGCTTTAGCAAGTCGCCATAGTCAACCACCACCATGTCCACTTTTGTTCCCTTTGCACGCAACCTTTCAAGGTGTGATTGCAAAGTATTTACGCTAGCCGTTTTGGTGGGGTATTCTTTGATAATTAGTGCGCCGGGGACTTGCTCGACCGATTCACGAATGATTTCTTTGTGGTTCATCAACTCGCTTAGTGGAAGCTCGGTAATACAGCTATCGTACCTTTGCGCGATAACGGTGTCTGATAGCTCTAGGGTGTAGTGAACTACTGTCTTGCCTTGCTTGACCGCTTGCGCTCCCAAATGCACCAACACCATTGATTTACCGGCACCCGTAGGGGCGATTACAACTCCTAGCTCTCCGTTACCAATACCGCCGCCCGTGATTTGGTCAATCTCGTTCCAAGTAGTTGGGATTGGATCTCGGGCCTTTAGTTCGAACCGACGTTCGAAATCCTTTAGGTAATCATAGCCAAAGTCATTCGAAGAACCAAGCTTTACAGCATCTGTGATCAACTTGGTGATTTCATCGAACGAAGCTGTGTTGATTAGCTTTGCCGACTTGATCATGACTTCTTTTAGCTTTTGCTTACGGCAAAAGTCTAGAGAAGTATCCTTGATAAAGCCGGACTCTTCTACTTCTTCTCTAGCGAAAACCCGAGCGACGAAATCAACGACTTGTCGCTTTGTTGCATCATTCTCGTCATTCAGACCTGATTTGATGATTGTAACCATAGTCTTGCGACTAGGATGAATCTTGTAGTTCTTTCGATGTTCGACAATCTTCTCGACAAACACACGAAGATACTTGAGTTCCAAGAAGTTTGGGTCAAATACTTCCAGTAGTTGATCTGCGAAAGGTCGATCATCGAGGATTAGACTACATAGGTCTTCTTGGAAAGACTTGCCGTACTGTGCAAAGTTGACCGGCTTCTGTTCCAACATTAGTGTACCTCTTTATTTTCGAGTATAATCATAACCCTTTCACGCTTGCCCGTCAAGCGTTTTGCTATTGCTTGACACAATGCGTCGAAGGCTAACAGTGATGTCCGACCAATCAAATGCTGCGAAGCCGTTCTTTAGAGAAAGAGACTTTAGATTAGTGATGTTCAGATCAAACCCAAAGTTATCCAAAGCGTAGTTGATTTTCTCACGACCTTGGACCGAGATAGAAGGAGGAGAAAGATTCATCATCTTGTAGTTGTCTTGGACAATGCTGAAGTTCCTAGCAATGGTATCGTATGCACTAGACTGCTTTAGATTTTCATTGCAGTATTCCAACACCTCGCGAAGATAGAAGCCCTTGGTTTCCTTCAAGAAAGGAAAACGCTTGGCAATCGTCGCAAGACCAACGCCACCAACACCGGGAAGATTATCAGACTTGTCACCAGCAATGGCACGGGCGATTGCAAAGTTCTCAGGAGCAATACCATACTCTTCGATAACATTCTTGCTAGTGTGAATCTGCTTTTGGATTGGACGATATAGGATAGTCTCTTCGTCTAGAAGTTGCAAGAAGTCCTTATCAGAAGAAACAATAATCCTCTGCCACCCATCATACTTAGAGTGTGAGCAAACATAGGAAATCAAATCATCTGCTTCCACATTATCCAGCATAAGCTGAATGATGGGCATCTCGTTGATAACTTCCAAAAGAAGAGAGTGCTGCCAGACTTGGTTCTCTTTCTTGCTTTGCTCGCTCATACCTTCCACTTCGTAGTTGGTACGAATAGGCTTACGACCAGCCTTGTATTCCTTAATGATCTCACGACGCTTCTGAGAGCCGCCGGGACCATCCCAGCAAATAACCACTTGGGTAGGCTTCATTTCCCTCATTAGCTTGTTTAGAGAGCCAAGGAAGCCTACAACACCGCCAATAGGATTACCATTGGTGGAAATAGCGGGATTGACAATGTATCCACGAAGATACATGTTCAGCCCGTCAATAATCATAACTCGCTTATTATTGTCAGTCGCCATTGTTTGCCTCCTTCTTCGGCTTAGGCTGTCTCGTTTGGTAAAACAAATCTTCATCGGTCAAACCATTGCTGAGCTTGATGCTGGCAACATGCTCATCGTCAACGGTGTAAACCACCTTCTTGATCCCAACATGCTCCATGACTCGGAGACACATTGGACACGGCTTCGAAAGCCGAAACTCATTCCTCTTTCCGACGCGGGCAACGTACATAACAGCCCCATCGGTAACATCGCGAGCAATGCCAAGAACAGCACCGACTTCGGCGTGTTGCGTAGCATGACCGCAGTTATGATTGCGAAAACGATTCGCCCACCAAACAGATCGCAAATCATTGCAAGACGTATTGATGATAGAACCGCCCTTAACAAGAACGGCTCCGTGGCGATAATCCGGGGAATCTGAGCAAGTCGCAATCTTCTTGGCCAGTTCCAAATACCTGCGCTGTCGCTTCGTCAAACTCATGAACCCCTCATACGTTTATAATATATCGTATGAGGGGCCGAGCGTCCAGCAGAACTTTGTCAAGCGAATGTCAGTCTAGCTCGTCGTCCACTGAGTCTACGTCAAAGTAATCTTCTGCATTACCTTCGCGAGTCTCAAACTTCACAATGATCTCTTCATCCATCAACTGCAAAACTCTTTCCCTGAATCTATCAGACTCTAGCTTCTCTTTCCAGTTAGCTGCTTGGAACTTCTCTTTGGTTCCATCTTCATAGACCAGCGAGAACCAAGCTCCTGCCTGTTCAAGATGTTTAGAAGACTTAACTGCATTGAACCAGCTTTCTTCGTCTTGGACCTTTGCGAGTCCTCCTGCCCAAATAATCTTGAATGTACACTCACGATTGAGAGAGCCGAAACGTGACTTCTTGATCTTAGCCTTGACTTCCGAACCGATTGGATAACCACGTTCATCAAGAATGTAGCTGTCCTTTGCCTTACGACCAGTTAGCCAAATACGCAGCGAGTATGCATACGCTGGTGCCTTGCCACCGGGAGTAAAATAAGGCTCTGTCAGAAGCTCTGCCCTATTAGAAGTAATATTAGTCTTAAGCTGATTAAGGATCAACAGTGTAGACTTGGTATTAGCGATAGGGATTGTTAGCTTAGAAAAAGCTCTTGACAAGATTCTTGGCTTCATAGCCATTGAGGACATTGGATCAAACGAACCTTCTACGTCTGCTGCTGCTGGCGTATTAGCTAGTGAGTCCCAAATAAAGAACATAGAACCGTTATTAGCGGTCAGTAGTTCTTCGATTGTCTCCAGAACCAGTTCTGTTGTTGTTGCTTGGATGTATAGAAGCTTATTTAGATCACAACCTGTTGCTTCTAGAAACTCTGGATCTACTGCTGATTCTGAATCAAAGTAGACTACATCCATTCCTTTTGCCATTGCGTTTGCTGCGATTTGTGCAGCCATGTATGATTTACCGGTACCTTCTAGACCGGCGATTTCTGTAATCTTTCCTACGGGGATACCAGCAAGCTTACCACGGCAAATAATAGAATCCAACCAGCGTGCGCCAGTTGGAACCCAATCAGTTACCTCAGTTGGATTTTCCTTCGTTAGATCATGAGCAATCTCTTGTCCATACTTCTTATTGACAAGGTTTCTCATTTCTGCGATGGATAGCTTGCCCGGTTTACTTTCAGTCTTACGGGCCATTACAACTCCATTTAGTTTATTGTAAATGCGTGTGATCTAGCGTGATTCTTACCAACAACATAGATTGTATTTGTTTCTTCTTTGACTTGGACTAAACCAATCTTAGGTTCAGAACCATAAGCATTCACAAATGGTATAGCAGCCCAAGCTACTATTAAAACAAATACAGCCCAAAGGGTGTAGTTAACATCAAACTGATACAAACGCTCGTCTTCTTCTTTCATACCCGTACTCCGAAACCGGAGAGCCGTAGCTCTCCGGTCGAGTATAAGTAGTTTTTATCACTTACTAGCGGCACTAATCTCACGGAAAACTGAGTTCAAAAGATCATCGTCCGAGCTTGTATTAGCGTTGTACTTCTGAACTTCTGGGCCTGCACCATTTTGGTCGCTTAGGAACTCATCAAGAAGATTAGTGATTTGTTGCGCGGTCAAACGCTCAAACAACGAATCAAATGACGGCATTGACTCTAGGAGTTCGGCGCAACGAGTTGAACCACCGATTGCCTTAGAGCAAAGCACAGAGGTCTTACGACGAGGAGCAACGTCAGTCTCAGCGAACATACGACCGGTCTTGGTGGAGTACGAGATTGTCAAATCGGTACCCTCTTCGGTATCGGTGATATCACCATAGTCTGGATTCAACACAAGGCTCAACAGCTTCTTGTAAACAGTACCGCCATAACCCCAAACACGGATACCCTTGTCTTCTTCACCACGGACCAAAACTGGTGAGAAGTAACGCTCCTTCACGAATAGCGACTTAGCGAGCTTCTTATCTTCATCGTCGTTGTTAGCGACACCATCACGCCAAGTCTGTGAAGCAAACTCACAGATTGGGCATTGCTCACCAAAGTTCTTCTTCAGACACAATACAGTCTTACGCTTACCACCAACCTCTAGGTAGTGGAAGTGGAAATCACGGAACGGATCTCCGTCTGATGGGCACACAATGCGAATGTCTTGCTCGCCCTCTACTGGCTTCCAAAAAGTCGAAACCTTACTGGACGTATCGCCCTTACTCTCGGTTGCAGAAAGCTTAGCCTTCATCTTGCTGATATCAATAGCCATTTTGTTTTTTCCTTTATGTTAGTTGTGGGTTTTACCCTAAAGTCAATAGGAAGATTTATTCCTATCGCTGCTCTTGCACGAATGAAGTATGTTCCAAGACATACACTAAATCTCTATCATACTTTGTAGGATAGAAACTGAATGAAACGGTTTTGGTTTCCGTTGTGTTAGATTTTACTTCTTCTTTAGCACGCTTCAGTAAGTCGTTCGATTTTGACAACCGTGCCTCACTGATAGCATAAATGTAACTCTCTTCTCTTACGTTGGCAAGGCCGTAGAACATCTTTTTTACATCGTCTTCAAGACTCTTGATTCCGATAGTAGAAATACGATTTGTTTCTGTCGGTTGATCCAAGCTGCCCATAATAGGCGAGTTGTTACGATACACATTGATCATGTGCAAGGTATTAGCAATCAAAACATTGATTTGATCCCAATACCCAATAATAGGTAGTTCGCCAGCGATTTCTTCAACCTTCTGATTGTTGATCAGATAGATCCGCTCAAACTTACCGGATCGTGTGAAATGCTGTAATACATTTGTTACGACCTTCTGATTCAAAGCTTTCTTATGGCTTAACGTAACTGGATCAGCTTCAACGCTGACAATCGTGATATTGCGATCCTTGATTCCCTCTAAGATTCGGAGTGACAAAGCGGAGACAAGAGAACCACCGCTCACAATCATTATAACATCATCACTGGTCAAACAGCCATACAATAATGTCAAATCGATGTTAGTTGATTCATAGGCTTCGGGATCGTTATGCTTCTTGATTCGAATGGTCCTTTCTACTTGTTGATCGTGGTCTACACAAACAACATTGTATTGTGGGTATTTTTCGAACTGTGCCGCGATTCTCGATCCGACACCTCCCAAGCCGATAACATTCATAGGTCAATCACCTTTAGATTCTCAAAATCTTTTCCTGCTTTCATTGTGGCAACAAATCCATCCTTACGAACAATCTCCAAGATTTGGAAGATTAGTTTCCGTTCAGACCAGTCAAAGTCAATAACAATCGAATCATGAATCGAGAAAGCCAAATAAGATTTCTTGCCTTTCAGGAGATCATAAATCTCAACAAGCTTTCGACCAACGTAATCAGCCGTCGTGCTTTGAACCAAATACGGAATGGCATGGTCTCTATCGCATTCGATAGTTCTGCCAAACGGGTTCTGAACTGCCTTACCATCCCAATGCTCCCTAAGTAAGTAATCACGACTATAGACTTTTTCCAAACGATCATCACGCTTTTCGAAATCGTATAACCAGCCAAACATCATCTTCTTTGCCAGATCTCTATCAGTATCTTTCCCGAATACATTCTGAATGTTCCAGTCATGGATATCGATTGGTGGTTGCTCTTTACCTTGGATAAAGAACAAAGACCTCAGATCTGCTGCATTGTAATCAATCTCCAAGAACATGTCATTGTTAGGCTTGATAAATCTACGCAGATCTTTGTCGAAACGAAGAATAGGAAACGAATCCTTGGTTGTTGTCAACCTTCCTGTCTTTACCGAGAATGGGTCATAAACAATCTTTCTTGGATAAGAACGCATTCTTTCTATAAAATCTCGTACCTTCTTCTTATGCTTTTCGCTGTTCATCGCAGCCGAATCAATACAGAGCCGACGAGTTGAAATATCGTGTAGAACTTCTTGAAGTCTAACAAGGTAATCATGATTGCTTGGTTTCTCAACATTCTGAAATACCCAATCACAGATCTTTGTTTTTACCTTGGCATAATCTTCCAAGAAACCTTTGCTAACCAAATCATAAAAACAGTTTTCGTTTAGATTGATCTTTGCCAAAAGAAACGAACGATAAAGAGCCTTCAGCTTAGAACTAGCTTTCTCATACTCTTCCTTGTATTCTTCAGGACAAACTTCATCAAGTTCTTTACCACCAACGTAAATCTTGGCGAAGTCAATACCCGAAGGCAAATAGGGTGCCCAAGCCCATGTACGATTCAGAGAAGAGAAATCTACTTGTGCCATTCCAGAAAGCTGGTTATTCGCAAATACCGCAGCGCATTCGTTCTTCGAATCAAACGTCTGGAAAATCATTCGGCCCTCGTACAATGAATGTATCACCGTACCGCAGGGCCGTCAAGTCAAATAGGTGTCAAGAGTTCGACAACTGGATTGCGCGGGCGAGGACTCGACCATGATCCATGCCGAAACAATCGATCTTCCTATCGGTTATGTGGAAGTGGTTTACGAACCCCTTGAAATCGCTCCAATCGATGGTTCTGTCGAATCTGTCTGGTAACTGTAGCGGAATGCCATGTGCGCGGTGAACCGCCTCCCAAAGTGAAGCTAAAGCCTCATACTGAGCATCATAAAAGTCTAAGTGGCTGTCGATCATACCACCGTGTCCCTTTACTGCTTTGGTAAGCGGTCTTGGACCGAAGCCATTTCTGATATACCAATCTTGATGCTTTGTGTAGAAAGCATTCGATACTTCGACCCCAATAGAAACCTCGTTGGCTGGTGAGGCGTGCCAAGCAATATTCGCTGTATCAAGATACTGATAGATTGTACCGTCATTGTCGATAGAGAAGTGAACCGACAACCCGCGATCCTTCAAAACATTATAGCAACTAGCTGCTGACAAGCAAACATCCCAATGTGTTACAAATAATGAAGGAGTTCTAGTTGTCTTCTTGACGAAGCCCTTAGTCAAGACAAATCCACCTTTGTCCTTCCAAGTTATTGCTTTGCCAGATTTGAGAGGTACTTCCTTTCCATTGCAGATAATGCTGCTGCCACTCCAAGTCGGGATGCTTGGTTTCACATCATCGGCATCATCCTTTTCTAGAATAATCCTACGATATGTATTAGGCCCCAACATACCATCAGCAGACAGGTTATACTTACGCTGGAATGTTTTGACGGCCTCAACGAAAGTTTCATCGATTTTTGACAAACCCAATATTGAAGCGTTCCAGCCGATTCTCTTCGATTCGTCCAAGTTATATTGTAGTGCTTTTGACATTTATTTGCTCCTCAGTAATCATAACGTGTTAGTCTAATAAGTGCAAGTGCTTCTTCATTAGAAAAACTCTCAATGTTTGTAAATCCTTTTTTATCAAGTCGGATAACTTCTATAGCCAATCTCAACTTCTGATTAATATATTTCAGAGCTTCTTCGATACCATACTTGTCATAAATAAACTTAGATGTTATTTCAAATCTATTCAACGACTTCTCAGTGAATCCTAATCTCATTTCATTATTTTTAGTTCTGATATATAGAGATAATAATAAATGATCATTTAGTAGTTGTTGTATTAGTTGTGATTGGCTGGCATATCTATAAACTCTTTTAGTATGTAAAGAACCATCATAATATGTAGCAACATTTTCAAACCTAAATGTGTTTAAGAAAGTATTGTATGCTAAATCAAAAAGATTTCTCATAGTACTAAAATCAGCCAAATAAGCTGGCTCATAATAGAAATCCACTACCTCATCAGCAGTCTTAAGTTCAAGACCATTGAGATACGAAATGCCACACGAACAAATGTTGTCTCTCATTCGCGAAGAGTTAAGATTAGCAATCAACTTGAAAGGGTATTCTTTCGCTATAACAAATCCAAAAGAAAGTGCTGTGTCTCTATAATAGCTAAAGTTGGGATCAAGTATAATACTCTTGACCTTATCTTTATCGGAATCATAAGCAACATTAGCAATATCCAAACAAAGACCGTTATAGTTGATATCGAACTTATCGGTTAGAACCATTGACGAATAGTTTACAAATCCCTTTCGAGAATATAGTAGAATATAGTTTGCGAAGTAGTTTAGGAAATGTTCAGGAGTTATTACCTTTTTTCTATTTGTGCTATCTTGTCTAGAATAACTAATAAACTGCTTTATGATTGAATCAAGATTCGATTCTAAAGCACGACTACCATCGTCCATTGATTTCTTCACATCTAAGTTTGAAAGCAAAAAGCCGTTTGCTATTCCTTTGCCTTCGAACATGCCGCGTGAATATGCTTTTCTCATATTGATGAAGGAGTTAACAACAAAGTCTAATGCTGTAAAACCGCCATTGTTCTCCAAATAAAACGAAAGATATTGTTTCTTTGGTCTTAATGGTATTACATCCTTGTCAACTGTCCCATATAGAGGAAGTCTTGTATCGTTAAAAATACTAAAAACACCTTCTAACTGAATCTCGTCCTGATCGTGTGTGATCACGGTCGTAGGATTCGTCGTTGTTACTGGACTTGGGCCTGTTGTAGCATAAGCATCTGCATTATACTTTTGTTTTGCTTGAAAAGCATCTTTAGCTCCAAGAGAGTTATTGCCCTTGAAAGTTCTAGCTAATAGTTCTTTATTGGCCGAATCAGAAGAATCGTTTGAAAAAATATCATACTGCATCTAGAACCTCCTTGTCAGTCAGTTATTCCTATGCCTTTTCCTCTGGCATACAGTTCTTTGTTTGGAGTTGAGCTTGGAGCGCCAGTAGCTTGATGAATACCAGAAATGTTTGTAATATATTTGCCCGACTCCACAGACCACGTTATCTTGTTGACGAAATAATATCCACCAAGACCCATAATGTTTGCATAAGAACGATCTTGATTTGGAAGCCCCAAACCAGAACCCATTCCAGTTGGTATCAAATAGAAATATGTACCAGCTAAAAATAAAGTATTACCATATGTTTCCATATCTACATTGTACAAAGATGCTAGTTGCAGGACCGGATCGAATGATTTCCCCTGTGCTGCTATCCTTTCTTCTCTCTTGTATGGTAATGGTGTTTTCTTAAAAGATACTTTCTTAACGATACCTCTATCTCTACCCATATAAATATGAGCAATACCTCTTGATCTATCAGATTCATATTGACCCCTCAGAACGGAAGGATCATATGTGTCTTGGTATATCATCAAGTAGAAGAAGTAGTTATTTGGATTAGAGCCAATAGAGTTAGATTTCAAGAACTTACTTGCCCCAATCGAATCAACCTTAACTGTATCCCCAGAAGGTGTAAGTAAATCTACCTTTGGAGTATTAGAATAAACAGCAAGATTGATATACTTTAAGTTAACATTCTGCTTCAATGATCTATTGGCAATATATGAGCGATCTAGGAATACGTCCTTTACTAGATCATTTAACATATCTCTAATAAAATCATCGATGGTATAGTCTAGATTCCTAGTGGTCACAATCTTGTTATAGAAGAAGATCGTAAACTTTCGTAGAGATATAGGAACGTGTGCAAGATTTAATCTTATTGGATCACCTGTACAATAATCTATAACTTCAATATCACTTAGAATAAGTTTGACTCTTTTTGAGAACTCGCCACCGAACTTCCTTATGAGAGTGTCGGCGTCAGAAGTCTTAGGGTTGAAAGCTCTAAGCATCAGAACCTCTAACAAATCACCAAGGTAAAACCATGATAAGTTAAAGTACTCGCGACCTTCAGCATCCTTCACGATAGGATTAGCTTTGAACTCTTCAATCGTAAGAGTTTCGTTCGGAGCCTGAATAGGTGTGAAACAAGGATAACTTATCTCACCGTCTATGACTTCTTCTACCGCCCAAGGAAGAGAACAAAAGTCAATCGGTGTGATAGACTCTATTGTTTGACCGGTCGCAGGATCTGATTGTCCATAAGCTGCCGGATCTGCTCCTGTAGTAGTGCTATTACTGGTTGCGTTGTCAAGCCTACCACCAAAGTACGCAAACTGATCAACAGCGGCTCTAGAAAGAACTGTTTGATAGACTTTACTACGTCTAGTACCAGACCCCGGTGGTTCCATTAGTTCTTTGATAATCGATTCCATTGCATCTTTAGAAAGAGTAGTTTGCAAAAGTTGCAGATTTCCTCTTAGTCTTTCTATCTGTGCTTTACCCGCTTCACCTTTCTCAGCCTCGGCAGCAATCTGTTTTGATATTGCATCAAGAGCATCTTTCTGCTCTCCAGTTAATATGATACCAGATCTAACGTCGCGACCAATAACGTCAAAAGCACCGATGTAGTTAATGCTCAAAGTTAAAGTACCATCTTCGTTTATGTTAATATCGTGATCAACCAAGTAAAGGAAGAATGAAATCTTAGATCTTTGAATAGCTGAGATAGTGGCAGCATCAGTTTTCTTATCAAATGCAGAGTTGGCAGTTATTTGCCCGATTGACCATCCAACTTCTGCTCTGATCCTGAACAGATATGGATCAGATATGATAGAAGGCCGACCATTTGATTTGGCTGTTGCATCCGGTGCGCTAACTGATTTAACATCTCCAGATATCGCGGGTGGATGCACAATAAGATCTAAGAAACTGTATTTACCACGAGACTTTACAAACTGATCAAATGATTGAAAGTATAGAACCATTCTAGCGGTAAACTGCTTATCAGCAGTATAGAAAGTTGTACCTTGTGATTCAATCTCAAAAGACTGTATGCCATAGCCGCCGCGGCCTATATCGTCTAATACTTGGCTAGTATCAAGATAAGCAGGAAATATAAACTCTACTTCTTCTTGTACGTCTTGATTTGGTGCATACTTTTGTTTGAATATTCTTATCTGTGGTACAAGTTCAGATGTTTGTGCAGGAGTAAGATTCAATAAAGCTTCTTTTCTGAAGTAGTCAGCGTTCAAAAGCCTATTAAGCAGCGCAACATTTGGTCCTTTGAGAAGATCTAACTTTTCATAAGCTGTTTCTTCTTCGTGCCTTTTGTTATGCAACTCAGCTAACTTACGAAGATTATGAATCAAAAACGCCTGCTCATCAAATGTAGCAAGCTTGAGTGTTTCTCTAGTTGGCGTTACCGGACTAGTTGGATATGGATCTAGCAATGGATCAGTCATTATCTTGCCCTGTTGTACGCCGCTAGGACTCTTTCAAATGGAGTAGGGATTATCACAACATCACCCAACAGGAAATGACTCTCAGTAGGCTTCTGGTTGTACCAAGCAATAAGCCACCAGTAGCTTGGATCACCATAATACTTTTCGGATAGCTTCCACAATCTATCACCTTGTGTCCAAACATGCTGAACTCTTGTGAGAGTCAAGCCGTCTTCGAACCCAACAGGTGGTATAGTTGGAGTTAGGTATTGATCTATGTATTTAAGATCTTTTGATTGCAGGATATCAGAATATGTTATTTCCTGATTTCTTGCTACTGTTCTACCGTCGTAACGTGACATATCTTGCTCCTACTATATTATTTAGTTGCTGATCTAAGAACTTGTTGTTCGTCAAGCTGCTCATCCTCAGAGGATACCTCTCTTGAATCGTCAGCTTCATTGGTACTATTTTTAAGTTTTTCTAGTTCTGCGGCTTTAGCTCTTGTTTTATCAGTATCGATTACAAATCCGTCTTTAAGATATATTGTTGCTCCAGACGCTTTCAATCTTTCGAACTCCTCATTTGACATAGCATTTGTATTGTTATTCTCCAAGCCGCTAGCTGTATTTCGGTCTTCAGAACCATTTGAGATGGTCGAGGTTGCTGTGTCATTAATAGTGTTGATTGTGGAGCCTGTATTTCCGGTTTTATCTTCTGCGTAGGGATTAACAGGACTACCCTCAACAGGAAACTTCGTTGGACTTTCTTCGTGGATAACATCGAAGGAAATAGATAGATTTAGAACTTTAGGATAGAGTACTTGGAATGGATCGAAGAAACCAGCGTCTATTACAGGTGAGACAGAAACGGTAGATATTCTTCCCAAAAGATTACCGCTTCCGATCCCGTCTGGCCCTTTACCTATCAGATTTGCAAACTTGATTCTAATGAGTGGACTATCATCTATAATGTTAGCCCTACCATCTACTAGCTGATATGCTGGATATAGAAATCTTGTTAGGTTCCTAACGGAAGCTAAGTTAAACTCTCCCTCTGTTTCGTCGGCACTAGGAATATCAATCGAAAAGCTTATTGTTCTAGTTGTCTGTTGAAACATGTAGATAGGATCAGTTCTACCATAAATCTTATCAGGACTCCAGTTGGAACTATATGAATCATCAAATGAAGTAAGAAACGCAGCAAAACTTACTTGTTTTCCGGTTGGGACATGTGTAAAAGTGATACTGTATCCTTTCTCGCTAGAGTAGGTCTTTATTGGAGCATCGATGTACATTAGTAACCTCCAGAGCCTTGTGGGTTTTTACCACTTAAAATGTCCTGAACACTATAGCTATCTCCCGGCTGTCTTGCGTTTGGAGGAATCTCTTCTTCATCAAGGAAGCTTAGATCGGGACTTTGTTCCTCTTCATCTACAATCCTAGTAGACGCTGAAGTTCCTGCTGGTACCGATTCTGTATCGAGAGGACGACCAATAATCTGTGTTGGTTCGTCAAATGTTACTTCAGTTACAGGTGTTGGGCTTGGAGCGGTAGCAACATTTGGAATAGATGCCTCTAGAGGAACCTCTGGTTTACTGACAGTCGTATTTGCAACAGCAAGTCCAGAAGTAGCAGAACCGTTCTTAGAACCAGCCGGAACCGTAGAAGTTGTTGTTGGCTGAACGGCAGTAGCGGTTTGTTTTGCGGTATCGGCAGGAGATACTTTCTTTTCTTCTTCTTTAATGACTTTCTGCACAACTTGGTCCCATTCACCGGGATTTCTTTCGTGAATAACATCAAAAGTTAGATTTAATGTCAACACTTTAGGATACAACATTTGGCCGGGGTCAAAATACCCAGCGTCATTATTGGGAGTAACGCCAGCACCATTAAGCTTTCCCAACAATCCTCTAGGACCAAGACCATCTATATTTGTACCAATGAGATTGGCAAACTTGATCCTCACCAATGGAGCCTTGGAAATCGTTGTTGCGTTATAGTTGTTTTGATAAGTTGGATATAAGAACTTAGTAAGTTCTCTAACATTGCTTAGATTTTGTTTTGCTTCATTCTCGTCTGCGCTTGGAACGTCAACAGTTAACGATATTGTTCTGCTGGTTTGCTGGAATGTGTAGATAGGATCCATCCGTCCAAACACAGATGTTGTATTCCAATCTGAACTAAACTTATCTTCGAAAGCAGTCAAGAATGCTGGAAATGATACCGTCTTATCAGTTGGCACATGACTGATGTGGATGACATAATCTTTTTGCTTAACATACGCGACCAATGGGCCGCTATCGTAGCTACCTTTTGTCATAAATCACTCCATCACTTGAAAGGATTTAGATTGTCAACGATGACTTGCTTAACGAAAGCTGTCAACTCTCTACCACCGAGTTCGACCTTCAATGTGATGTTTGGAGAACTGCCTGCGCCAGTACCCATAGCTTGCTTCAGAGCAAGCGTAAGAGGCTCTACCAAGTGAGTTGCGCCGTTCTCTAGTGGAATGATAGCTTCACGACCAGCCTCGCCAATAGTGGCATTTGTGACCGGTTTTGTTACGATACCACCAGCGGCCATTGCGGGACCGGCTTGAGATTGTTGGTAATCTTTGTAAGTAGCTCCACCAGCGGACATGGCTCTATCGTAATCCCTTTTAGCGAGATAAGCATCGATTCCGATTCCACCACCAAGTGCAGCGGCGGCTATTGGCGCTCCGACGCCAGTTACTGCAAGACCTTCTATAAGACTAAGAACACCCGATACTCCTTCTAAACCTGCACCAAAAACATCGCCTTCCGAAGCTCTGCTGAGTGCCATACCACCCGCCACTAAAGCACCAGTTACTGGGATCCTCTTACCAGCAAGTTTACCGGCACCTTTAGCAGCTTCTTTGACCGCAACCTCAGTCCCTGCTTCTGCTACTTCGGCACCAGCTTTCTGAATAGCAGAAATGCTTTTAGCTGTTTGTGCTGTTTTAAGAGCAGCTTTTGTTCCATCGGCAGTAACATTCCTTAAGTTTGCTCCTTGATCATTAGCTACTTTTAGTGCCTCACTCATAACATTGGCTGCTTTTTCCATAGAGCTAGCTGCTAATGCCATTTGTTTTGCTATAGCTGCTTGTCGCTCTTCAATGGTCATCGATGCGTCAGCATCATCTTCTAAAGATTTAGTTGTTTCTTTAGAACCTTCTAAGACAGCATTGATTGAATCTGCTGTATCCAACATGCCGGAATCGAGTTGTCCAAAAATAGTTCTTAACTTCTCAACATCACCATTGATTCCCGGTATCGAAGTAGCGAAAGCTTGCAACTCTCTTCTGGTCATGCTGTTAACCGATTTACCAGAAGCATCGAAAGCTTCTTTGATTTTCATGATTGCTTCGGCAGGATCTTCTGTGTTGATCATATCAACAGTGTTCAAGAATGGACCACCCAACAAAGCGTTCAACTTGCCAACCGATTCGGCTGCACCTTCAAACTGATCGAAGCCTAATGCTATTTGTTGTAGATCTTCGATAGACGCACCGGTCTTTCTAGCAACCGTTTCCATCCTACGGAAGATCTTTTCATAGTTGCTGCCAAACTGAGCTAGGTAACTTCTAACTTTAGAGAAATCGTTCATAACTGATTTGGTACTTTTACCAATAGCAGTTGCAAACTTTCGCATTTCTACCATGTTCTCTTGAGCGCCTTCGGTAGAATCACCGAATGCCTTAGTCATGGATTGAATAGTTTCAGCATATTCTTCATTTGATACGCCGAGTTTTGCCAACAAAGCTGAATCGCGAACTAAACTATCTCGCTGTTGAGCGGACATATCGACAAAATCAGAAACTCCAACATTGAGAGATTCTACTGCTAATGCTGTTTCTTCATAGCCTATATTGAATTTTCTCAGCGATTCTTCAGAGGCTAGAGCTGTTTTAGCTAATGTATTACCAAACTGGCCATAGTCTTTTCTAAACTGACTATTCACAGTATTGACAGTTACCATCAACTTATAAGATTCTTGACCCATTGTTGATAGCAATGATGTAGCTATCTTTATAGGATTGAGTGAGGATTTTATACCAGAGGTAAATCCTTTCATAGAAATCTTGCCCTTTGCAAGACTACCTACAAAATCCTCTAACTTATTATCTGTAACGCCGATTGCGTTACCAAATGTAGAACCGATCTGACTTCCAAGTTCGAACGAGTTCGACAAAGAGTCAGCAGCTTCACTTGCTTCTCTTAGCTTTTTTCTATGCTCGGCAAGGAGTTCGTTTATCTCTTCTAAAGTTCTACCAGTGTCAACACCTGCTTTGTTGAGATCCCTTTCGGTCTTGAGGCGTTGCATCTCAAGTTCTATTAACTTGGTTTCTGCGGCGCCGCGTTCAGCAATGTTCAGATTATTCTTTTTTAGTTCTTCGTTGTAATCTTCTAAAGCTTCTCTTTGCTGTTCGAACTGTTCTGCCAAAGAACCAGCTTGTTCACCACGTTTGGTAGCTTCCTGTATTTGAGCAAGATTCTCGGCAATACTTTTCCCGAGAGCGCCTATATCTATGCTCCCAACTGTTCCACTGGTGCTGCCTGTTCGTTTAGCCATTTATGGTTGTTCCTAAATCAGTTTTTGAATGGCCACGGAAGACCAGTACGAGATTCAAATCGATTGATTGCAGATTGCAATACATTTTTTGTCTTATATGTAACTGGATTATCTAATCCATAGCGATGTGCATCAGCCATATAACGACGTTCCAAACCCATAGCAGAGATCAAAGCTGCAAGCTCGTCACGGGATCCTGCAAGTCTGAATGGGAGTTCCAACCCCCTACCACCATATGTTGCTTTCATCAAAGCACTTGTCCACCAACTCATTGCATCGGACAGAGCTTCATTCAGTTCGGTTTTGAACATCTTCTTGACTTTCTCAAGATCAATCACATTTTCTTGATCGGACATGGTTCACCTCTATGTAAATAGTTGAAAGCAAAAAAGACCGCCCGAAGGCGGTCATTAAGTTCATCTACTTGTCTTTGTTCTTGTTTTCTTTGTCGCTTCTGCTTCTTTGTGAAACTGTTTGGACAACCTATCCAAGAACCAACGTCGAATATTTATCGGAAGATTATAGGATTCAAAAACTGAGAATCCTCCATGATATTTAAGCTGGAAGATTTCCTCGTAAACCCCTTGGATGTACTTAGGCGTCAGGCCAAAAAAACTTGACACCAATCGGTACCTCCACGACCGATTTACTATCACAACTATCACAAGACAAATCGAACCTTAGATCTGTACTAGGAGTCACTTGCCTGATTGCCTTTCTCAAGTAACGTGAGTCGAACGCTGGCATATTAACAACAAATGCATTTACTACTGCAATATCGCTGTTGCCATCGATGGTCAAGACTAGATTCTTTAGCTGATCTGTTACTTGCGAGCCAACTTGAGCGTTCTTATCCTGAACATTGGCGTTCTTCTCATCGTAGCCTGTTACAAGCCTAAACTCGATTAACTTACCGCTCTTTGGAAGTCGGACCAAACAAGAACCACGTTCGGAAATCTTAATATCTTCTCCGAGAACTGGATCATCGAAACTAAACGTTCCAAGATCATGAACGATATCATGCTTCTTATCACATACTGGACAAACAACAGTTGCTTCATAATCGCTGCCATATGCAGTTGCGCGAGCAGCAATAAAGATAGCATTACGGTCACAAACCAGAAGCGATGAAGGATCTATATTACGATCAATAATCAAGCTTTGGATTAAACGATCAAGGACAATGCCTTTCTTAATGAGAGCTTCCGAGGTAAGAATGTCTTCCTCTTTAGCTGTCATATGTTTGATTTCGATAGAGTCTTTGCGATGCAACGGGTGGCTTGGTGGATAGAATAAGCCACGGGATGGTAAATCAACAAACTCTGTGGGAACTGAAATACTAATATGTGTTTGTGGAAACTCGCTCACTGGTTCAACGCTAAAAGCAGGCTGTTGAGCGCCCAGCCTGCTTTGATTATTTCTAGACAAAAAAACCTCTCAAGTATTAGATTATCTACCGCTTAGATCGAAGAAGCTGTTTCTAACTGATTGGAAGTTACTTGTAACGTTTGTAGGTTGACCGGAGATATCTACGGTAGAACCGTTAGGAACGAAACATGTAGCCCAATCGTACTTCAATGTTAGAGTAACGTTAGAAAGCTCTTCGTTGTCGTAGGAGAGTTCACCAATATCAACATCAGTAATGAAGGCGTTCTTCAAGGTCCACTCTTCTAGAATGTCTTGGTCGCCTTCAGAGCCGATTTGCTTGATAACAACACCCTTCAAGGCACCAACAGCACGGGCCTTTGACATGGTGGAGAGATCATTGACATCCTTTGGAGGATGGTAGCCAGCATTCTGGATAATGGCCATAGTATTGGCAACTGCATCTGGCTCAACTGGATCGACTAGAGTAACTGTGATATCTTGCCATTCAACCTTACCGGGGTAATGGAATGTATGGTTCAAGAACACATGTGATGTTGAAGTAACACTGAACTTTGGTTTGGTTGCTGACTTAGCGTACCAAGTAGCAGCACCGGGATAAGCCAATAGTTGAACTGTAAATCTATAGTTCCTCTTTGGATCTCTAAGGGTAGCGTCTGTCCAGAAAGCATTTGCCATTATATGATTCTCCTATTCTATAGTAAGTAGTATCAACTTATTTTTCAGTCTTCGAAAGAAGCTCCGGTTCTGGAGATTACGAAGTCAACTGCGATGAACTCGATAGCTCTTGCTGGCTTTAGGAGGATCTTAGCGTATAGTACGTTGCGATCTACTAGGTCAGGAGTTGTAGTGGTTTCATCGAGGATAAGTCGGTATTCGGTCAAACCTAGTCTTGCTTGTACAGAAGATAGGAATGGCTCAACAGCAGCCTTGAAGCGGTTCCAAGTGACTGTAACGTTTTGATCAAACAGAACGCTGGTAGCAAATCTTGAAACTTGCTTCTTGATGTAGATCAAGAGTCTGCGAACGTTGATACGGTCTAGGGCAGAAGGTGTAACTTGTAGTGTCTTCTGACCGAAGATAACGATACCTTCAGATGGGAACGAAGCGATTGGATTGATGTTGTTGGTGTACAAATCGTCGCGTTGCTTGGAGGTTAGCTTCTCAGCAACGTTGACGACAGGCAAGCCACCAGCACCGGCAGATAGGCCACCGCGGTTGAAACCGGCTGGTGCGAACCATACTTCGCTGACGCGCTCAGAAGAAGCCATTGTACCAAGGGCGACAACTGAAGGTGGAACCCAAACGAGTGAACCGTTGATGCTATCGCGGATTTGGACCCAAGGGTAGTAAGCGCAAGCGTAAGAGGTGTTTAGTCTGCGGCTGCGGAGGTTTGAGATTGCAGTTGTGGTAGATCCCAAACGATCCTTGAATGATTGGGTAGACTCGGTTGTTGTTCTGTAACCATCGTCAATATCAAGGATTGTGAAAGCATCACCACGGTTTTCACAGGCTGCGATTAGCTTGTTGGTGAGTGAGGTCTGACGAATACCGGGAGCAACAATCAAGTTTGTCTCTAGTTGGTTTGGATCACCAGCAAGATCGATTGCAACTTCAACTGTATTGACAAGAGCGTTTGACTCACGGACACCAGACAAACGGTTATGTTGGAAAGGTTCTGCTTCTTGGATGTTCAAACCGTCTGAACCACCTTGGAAGAGGGTTGTGAAGCGGCTGAAACCAGCGTTTAGAATAGCGGTGTATCCGCCGCTTGTAGCTGTTCTAGAGGTACCAGCAGCGCGTGAACCACTCTCGTAGTAAGCCTTGTAGGAGTTAGAAGGAAGGATCACATCGTCCAAAGAGAAGATCCATTGGTATTCAAATGGAGCGGCTGAATCTAGACCTTCTAGACCAACATTCTGCGAATCAACGGTACCGTACAAACGTAGAGTATCGGGAATACTTGCATCAAAGCGATTTGAGTCAGCAGAGATTGTTGTTCTTGCGCCAAAGTAAGCCTTGGTGTAATCGGTAATAGAACCATCTGAGGCTGACACTCTCTGTGAGGTTCCAGGGAATAGGATAGATGCTGTAAATGTGCTAGACGCCGATAGGATACGGGTCGTAGTATCAGCACTCGCCCAAGTACCATAGCTAATGAAAGAAACTACATTGGTAGAGCCGCTATGAAGATTAGTAACTCTCTTTGGACGTAGAGGGCCATATACACCAAACGGTACAGCAGCGGGGCTGATTAGGGCGGATTCAACTGCTGGATTCATTTCAACACGGATGAAACGTGATTGGTTATTGTATTGACCGTATTCTTTATTTACTCTTTGTTGGTAATCGAAACGGCTTACCTTGTCACCAATACGGACACCAATGTAATCTGGTGAAGAAGGATTGAGATTTAGATTATCAAATCTTTCTAGAACGATTGGTGAAGAATCGTTGTCACGGATACTACGGATAACAACACTAAACTTACCATGTTCTTCTACATCAGAGTTTGGAGAAATCTGGATATTCTCGATAGAAACTTTAATGTTCTTTTGGGTCCATTCACCAGCGTCTAGACCGTGGAAACGGAATAGCTTGGTCATGGTTGTGTATGCATAAGAAGCAGTATCGGTGCTGAGATCTTGTGAGAAGAACCAACCTGTCTTACCATCAATGATGTTAGAGTTAGCGCGGAGAGCGTTGCTATCGCTGATTCTCATATCGCCGTAAGAGTAACCGCTCGTTAACGAACCAGTGGCAACAGGAGCCAACCAAGCTAGAACATTTGAGTAAGTTCCGGTTAGTTGAGTTGCAACTTGAGTTTCATAGGATTCACCAAGCCAGTAGACATCTTCATTCTTTGTGAGTGTATTCGATGGAATAATACCATCGTTTGTGAGAACTGGATTTGTGTTTAGAACGTTTCTAATAAACTGTGAGCTATCTCTATCGAAGTTGAACTTAAGTTTAACTTGGTTTGTCAAGGAAGAAGTGTCACCGTTGTAAACAACCAGTGTCATATCGGTAGCAGCAGTTGAACCAGCAAATCTGGTTACCTCGTTGGTTGAGATGTCGGGTTTGGCATCGTTATCAACGGTACCAGATAGGAATACACTACCTTTTGTTAGGTATAGTACAGCAGCTAGAGTACCTGTTAAGTGTTGACCGCTTGACTGTGAAGCAGCAACGAATAGACCGAGGGCACCACCATTGCTAGCATAAGTCTTTGCAGTTGGGGTTCCACTAGAGTATTTGTAGGTTGTCCAACCAGCGTATCCACCGGCATCGGCGGCATCTGGGTGTGGAACGCCTAATAGACGGATGTAGTTGACAGGACCAACATTTGCATTCAAGTAAGCTTGGGCACCATAGACACCATAAGTAGGACCAGCAAAATCAGATGTTCTGTATTCTGAGTTTACGCCACCAGCGGTTGGCGAACCGAAGAGATCAACGAAATCAGAAAAAGAATCAACCTTAACGGGAGCCATTGCACGACCCTTGGAAGCGCGACCGATTACGGTTGGACCAACAGCACCGGGAAGCTGTGGAATCTGGGAGTTATCAATCTCATTTAGAAAGATACCCGGTGAGACAAACTTGAAACTATTAGCTGGCATAGATTTCTCCTCTATAGAAACTTCATAAATAAATAGTTAGTTTTTAACCCAAACGTCAGCGACGGTAGAAAGAACTCTTGGTATAGTTGGGCTTTTCATCTAATACTATTTGTTCTTTACCGAACTTGAACTGAACTGCGTTTTCTCTAACTGCTATCTTCGGCCTCTCAGCATTAGAGGATTCTCCTAATAGATAACCTAATACTTTTATATCTATAGATGTTTTATAGATACGCTCTTCGTCTTGAAATGAAGCAACGTTGAAATCTTGCGAGAAATCACCCTGTATGAACCCCTCAAACTTATGGCCCTCATGCTTCATAAAGAAAGAGTTGATCTGTCCGGTCCTGACAAAGAATGGTGTGACAAGTTCGTTGATCTGTTGCTGATACTCAGTTCTGATTGTTATCTTATACATTGCCTCAACATATGTTGGTATTGGCATAGAGAGGGTTTCATAGACCACTTTCTTGCCAACGCCGGGATAGTTATCCTGACCGGGACCAATACCAGAGGTCAAAGTAGCTTGAGTTCTGCGCTTATCTGCATTGACAAAGTTGCCTGTCTTGTCTTGGTTAATGCGTCTAGCAACTTCGATAGCACCGCCTTTGGCGTCATTTACGTTTCCTAGGTGTGCCCATGCAACACCCTTAAATGATGCATCTTTCCTCAGTGATGATCTCTCAAGCGTCATCATGGGAAAAATCAGTACATCATTACCATCTCTAAGATTTCTGTTATTCTTTATCTGGAATGCTCTTTCACCAGCAACCCAAATAACAGGAACTTTTGCAAACCCCTTATTGGTATTTGCATGAAGATTCAAAGCCTCATCCAGATACCTAAACATTGCTGTATCGATTGTCTCGATAGTTGAAGGCATCAAAGATGTCTCTCTCAGAATGCGATCAGCATTCTCGATACCGGTATAATCGTACTTGTCCGTTGATGGAGGTTCTGGTGGAGATTGTGGTTTTTTAGGTGGCATCGAATAGACCTCTTCTGGATACCTTGCACTTGGCTGCTACTTCCAAGGATTCGCCTACTTGACCGAAAAGCTGCTTAGGTTCTTCTAACGTCATTATTTCATAATAAAGACCGTCATATTTTACGAAATCGCCTTCGCGGACAAATATATTTTGGTCTTCTTGGAGTCTACGCTGATGGAAGTGTACAACAATCTCGGCAGCTTTATCTAGACCAAAACCTTCTGTCTGGACTGTTCCATATGTTGACCACTCTACCAGAGCATAAACCCTAACAGGTGGTAAGAAGTTCTTTACGATTGCTTCTCCGTACAAAGGATGATAGTTAGTGGTTCTGATATCAATGGCATAATAAAAAACCTCCTGTCCAATGACTCTTTCCAAAAGTTCGTCATTGACTTGTTTAACAAGATCTTTTTCCTTACGACCAAGGAATAAAGGAGGTGGTGCGTATTCTGGTTCAACCCATTTGTTCTGAGCCATTTATCACCCTTGGTAAATGAGAAGTGGTATCTTCTCTTGTACTTTTGTAACACTATCCATGAGAGTTGCATTCGTTTCTGCTAGCTTCGTATAAGTTAGCTCGTCAAGTGTTGTCTTGAGTTCTTCCTTCAACTTCTCCTGTTCTTCTCTAGCCGAAGAGATAAGTTCAGAACCATTCAACTGAACCGAATCGCCGGGAATAGGAATAGCACCAAACTTAGATCTAATAAGTCCAAGTGTCTCTTTTACCAAAGCTAAAGCATAACGACGAATCCATTGCTTACCAATAGCGTTAATACTGGAATACGGAATATTATCGAATGGCAAAGTATTCATGTTAGAAATGCCTTGTTCTGATCCTTTCTGAGAGCCACTAACCGGCATCCAAGGATCAGTTCCATCGTCAAAGCTAAACTCAAACCACATGTAGTTAATAATACCTGTTTCCGGCGATGGAAAGACCCGAAGTTTATTATTGAATATCTCATAGGAATAGTGAGATAGTCTGGTATAAATGTGATCTTCGTAAGCCATAGCTTGTAGTTTGTTCTGCCATGCTGGGATGATTTCAAATGTTGTATCGTCTGCAAACTGACCATAGTAGTTTAAGTTGCCTACTACGTTAAGACCACCGTAATAACCATAGAAGCGCCATACAGCAGCAGGAGACTTATAGTAAACACGACGGATGGTGATACGATTGCTAGAAGCACTAGCATAAGAAGAAGAATAAGCAACAGGTGTTCCGGTTGCTGGTTCTATGTTGTTTGCAACATTGTTTGCAATAATCTGCTGTAAGTCATAATCTTGGACGCTGCTTGTTAGCAAGAACGAAGCCTTATAATGCGGAGTTGTGCCGCCAACACCAGCTTCATTGGCCAAGCCAATAGCAACTTGACGAGCATATCCAACTTCAAATCGTGGATATCTTAAGTTTATGCCAGCAGCAGCAAGATCTGATTCTTTTAGTTGTCCATCTTCATCGAAAGATCCAGTGGTTTTACCAAGCAAACTTGGAAGTGCATTCTTCGATTGGTGAAGATTCATAATGTAAGAATATTCTAATACTGCTTCTTCATAAGCCGCATAGACGTTGCCGGGAGTGATTTCTAGATCGAGAACATCACCACCGAGTTTCTTATAAACGAAAGAAACTTGATCAGAAGCACCTGAAATAAAGTTGACATCATATCGCGGAGAGGATGGATCAGCATAAATGCCAAATGGATATAGAGTAATGTTTCCTGCGCCATTACCAGTGGTTGCAGTAGAACCGGTCGAAGTGAGAATAGAAACATTAGTTCTGCTTGGCGGTGAATATGAAGGATATGCCATTTGTGAACCTCCGCTTCAGTAAGTAGTTTAAGGGCAAAGAAAAAGGCCCCGATCCCGAAGGACCGAGGCCAGAGATTAGCTATAAGCTAAAAGCTCTATCAGGCTCCACCTTCACCGAGAAGACCACGGACGACAACTAGACCGTACATGTCTGGACGAACCATCTTCTTGGCGTAGCGGGTCATGACACCCTTGCGAGGTACGAAGTCCTCAGTACCAAAGATGGTAGGAGTGACTTGTAGTGGGACGTAAGGAGCGTAGACGTAGCCGGACTCTAGGAAGCTACCACCACGACGACCGACCAAAAGGAGGTTGCGTGGGAAGTATGGATCAACGTGAACGTCGAACTTCTTGGAGATTGAACCGACCTTGACTGCGCCGATTGAACCACGCTCATCGTCAGCGGTGACGGAGGCACGGAAGCCAGCGGTGAACTCTAGGATGTTGGCAACTTCTGGCGATGTTACGACGAAGTTAGCGCCACCACGAAGGGTCTTGCGATGGATTTGAGCCGAAACGTCATTGATTGTTTCGATGAGGGTTTCGTACCACATTGATACGTTACCAGTGAACTCTGGGGCGGCTGTATTGGCACCAACTTCAACACCAGTGAGGCGGTTGACGAAGAGGCCGGGTGAGCGTGACCAGTAGTATGTACCAGCAGTTGCACCACGGATCAAGTCCTCAAGGATTTCGCGGTCGATTTCGAGAGCGATTTGCTCAGAGAGGATTGAGGTGAGTTCAACTTCAGCATCGAGGTTGTGGTAAGCGTTGAGATCTTGTCCCAACTCTGGGGTCCACTTGGCCTTGAGCTTCTTGGTAACGGCTGTGACGGCAACAGAATCAACTTTGATGTCGATTTCTGGAATGTCAGGATTACCTTCTAGGCCCCAACCGGGAGCAGTAGTTGTACCAACGACTGAACCGAGTGTTGCACCAGCGGTGAAGTTATCCTTAACGGCTGTCTTGAATGAAGTAGCAGCAGCCAAAGCGGTAGCGATGGTGGAAGCAGCTTCAGTACCAGAAGCAACGGCGGTAAGAAGGATCTTTGTAGGATCGTTTGGATCGATACGGGTCAAACGACGAACGAACAAGCCATTTCCTAGAGCAGAAGCTGGTGTTAGAGCGATGAAGTTTGCAACACCACCAACATCAGCGACGGCGCTCAAAGAAGCGGTTGCAACAGCGAACTTAGAACCACTGACTAGATCTGCATCATATGCTAGCAAGCTAACAGTATTGTATGCACCACCGACTGCGGCTCCACCAAGGCCGGTGTCAACGACTGCTACGCCACCATTGGTGACAGAACCAGAGGCAACGAGGCCGGGAGCTAGGGTAACAGAGGCAGTTGCTGAAGAATAGCCATTGTTAAGAGCGTAGGGACCAGCTTCTGCTAGTGTACCTGTGAGGATAACACCACCAGTGATTTGGCTGGCTACGCGGCCACCACCGTACAATGAAGCCGAGGCGGCATATCCAAGACGGGTACCTGTTTCATTCGAAACGGTAAAGTCGAGGAAGAAAATGAGACCTGATGGAAGGCTCATTGGTTGTACTGAAACGAGATCATTGGCCAATAGGCCAGCGAAAACGCGGCGAACTAGTGGGAACGCAACAGCGGCAAAGCCCTGTACGTCACCAGCAGCCATTGATGTAGACTCCTTGAGGAGTTGCTTAGCTTGATTTTCTAGAAGACGAGCCATACCAGCACGGGTATGCTCACCGCCGAGTCCTTCAAGAAGACCTGTCTTCTCCCACTTTGAGAGCAGAGCAGCACCTTCTTTCTGGAGGTCGCGGTTAACGACGCCTTCAGTCAATCTTTCAATAAGATTACGAGACATATTTATCACCCCCTTTATTTTTAGGATTTGCTTTACTTAATGCCAGCTAGCTTCTTCCAATAATCGAGTTGACCGGGATCAACCCCCTCATTTAGATTACGCTTGCCGGGAATGGTGTGAGAAGGTCTATTGATAGCTTCGTGAAGGGACTCAAGTTTCCTGCCGGTAGACGTTGCTCCAGCAGCCGCTGCACTTTGAAGGGTTTCAAAAATAACCTTCGCTTCTGTAATGGTTTGTGCCTTACGAATAGATTCGACAACCTTTTGTTTTTGTCGCTCATTCAACGAGCCATTCATAAGAACTTCATTTTGGTACAGAAGTTTTGCATTGCTAAGGTTTACTTCTTCAAGCTTAACCTTCAATGCGGAAACTGTTTCGTTAAGAATGGTATTCTGGGATTCCAATGATTCATTGACCCCAGCTAGTTTCTTCATACCATCTTGTAAGTCTTTTAGTTCTTGCTGGCGCTTGGTATCAGCCAAGCGAGCAAGATTGACTTTCTCTTGTTCTTGTCGATCTTTTTCTGGACGACCGGCCCAACCGCCAGCGTGTTGTCCATCCATAATATCGACAACTAGTTCTTCGATTAAGGAATGAAGAGTACTTTCATCTAGTTCTTGCTCTTCCTCTTCTTCCTGCTCTTCTTCTTCATCTTCTTCTTCGTTTAAGAAGCGAGCTACCTCTTCCATCAAACCTGACATTTGAGGAGCAGCAGCCTTGGTAACGGAACCAAGATCGATTTCAATGCTTTCTGGTTCTTCTTCTTGTGTTTCATGAGAAGCGAGCTTATCATCACCAAGTACTTCGAATGGATCTTTTAGATCTTCTGGAGGAATATCTTGATCTTCATAAGCTGAAAGCATTGTACGAAGATCATCCATCGAAACGGTGATAACATCTTCATCGCTACCTGCATCTGGCTCGTTAGCTGTATCCAGCGTAGCAGCATCGGGAATCTCTTGTGGAATAGCCTCGGGGACAGGAGCAGCGGCCATTGGGTCAACTACGGGCATTTCATCTTGCTCGCTTAGGAATGAATCAATGGCTTCTTTTAGTTCGCTGGCGTGCTTCTCAATAACTTGATTTTCTGCAAATCTAAGAGCGGCCTCGCGAAGCTCTTTTGCGTCGATAATGGCTTGTTCCAAAAGTGATGACATTTAGATACTCCGTTACTAAATAATGAAACTCAAAATAAATAGTCTTTAGTTATCCCAAAAACCATCACTTCCGATTCTGACGAAGTTTCTTGAGAACCTTTTCTCTACGACGCTCTTTCCTCTTACGCTTATCGGAAGGCTTTTCGTATTCTAGAGAACGGCGATACTCTTCGATGATTCCGCTTCTCTTCACTTTCTTCATGAACTTTTTGATTGCTGTTGTGATTGATTGACCTTCGCGCACTTCAACAGTAACATGTGCGGGTCGTGAACTATTATAACGCTTCATAAATCCTTCTTATTATTATACGTTTGCCGAACCAGACCAGTTTGTGCCTGACGGCGAGTTAGCGGTATTGTTGATTCTTGCTGTTGGAATATTAGTAAGACCAGCAATAACATCAACGCTATTTGAACCAGAAATCCAGATTTCTGTTACTTTTACCTCAAAAACACTGGAGTAAGGAACTAGAGCAGTTCCAGCACCGCCGATTGTTAAGTTCGGAACACTAAAGTATTTGGTTCCTTCAACACCTTGTTGCGAAAACCCGACCTTTAATAGACCGTCACCAACGTTAGCTACCTGCACCCATCTTGTTACATAAGGGAATGTAACTTTCGTTGCATTTGTAGCATCGACCCCACCACTAACAAATGGTATACCGGAGACTTGGAAAGAGCCTACATTGTTAAGGCCAGCACTATAGATGAAAGCTTCAGACATTTATTTATTCCTTACTTATTTAAGTAGTTGCTTCCAAGCGTTACCGCCCATCGCAACAATACTAGAAATGTCTATACCGGGATCATTCGGAGCCATGTCGGCTAATGGAGATCCTAATGCGCCCTTTGTAGGCTCAGATGGCAAGTCATTGTGACTAACACCCTCAAAGATATCCACACCTCTGAAAGAATCCTTTCCAATAGCATCCAATAACTCTTTCTTTTGTCTCTTGAGTTCTTGGAGCTTTTGTTCCTCTGATGGGCCTCTAACCATTGCTGGGATCGCAGCGGTTGGTTTCCTAGCCTCTGTTACGAGATTGCCACTTATACCCTTAGCAACCTCGGATACAACAGTAGAAAGAAGTCCTTCTTTTATAAGCACTTCTTGAACCGATTCCTTGACCAGTTCTTTTACTATTGGTTTTAATAGCTTCTTTAGTTCTGCCGGATTCACATCAACCTCTCTTGCCTAGCAGATCGTCCAAAATGGAGTCGATAGTAACTAGTTTATTTGTATTTCTTTTACCTTCGTACACAACGTTGTCCATGAAGGCTTTTGGTGTAGAAGGTTCTGATACAATGTCAAAACAGATAAGCTGGAAATCGTCTTCTACGATTGTCTGACCGCCACGATTAGATACAGAACCTAAACCGCGTGAAGAAATACCAATCTTAACTCCATCGTTGACCAAAGCTCTAAGAGTTTGACCAGATGGGGTAGAAAGAACCTTTACTTTACCCATAAGTGTCTTACCATCCCACCACATGTCGGTAACCATGTGTGAAGAGTTTCGAAGATTGACAACCGAATCATCTGGGTGGTCTAACTCTCCAACTGCACGGCGATCACGGACAACCTCCATGTATTTCTCTACTTCTCTCATGAGAACAGGGAATGGATACACGCGACCATTTCCGTTTAGTCTTTCTGCTTCGTGGCATTTGCCAACAAGATAAAGAGCTTTACCATCTGCCATTTGTCTCTTCTCAGACTCAGTTAGAACGTCGAGACACATTCCATCGGGACAAAGTTCGTAGAACTCTTTTAGTATTTGTTTAGTCATTTTATACCTTTATGGTTATCAAGATAAATAGTTGTCTATTTGCCAAAAAAGAAAGCCACCCTGTTTAGCAGAGTGGCTTTATCGAATACGGGCGCAACCCGCGTGAGTTAGCTGCCGTTACAGCAGCGACGAACTGGCTGAAGCATCCACTTAGCAGTCATGCACATAACTCACCCCCTTCTTTTGGATTCTTGCGTAATACGACGAACGATTGATTCTGCGATTTGCTCTTCTAGGTTAGAGAGTGGGCCTTTCTCTCTAGCGAACTTTGAAGTACTGCGTGCTTCCTTCTTAGCTGCTCTTGCGGTTCTAGCTAGTTCGGCTAGTTCGGTAGCAAACTCGGCTAGCATAGCGGCGAACTGTTCATTACCTTTGGCGCGACCTGCGTAGCCAGTTAGCTCGCTGGTGGTAGCTTTGGCCATTTTAACTGTTTTGGCTATATCTGCTTTGAGTGAACCCATAGCAGCGGCGTCGAGTACTTCACCACCTGCTTTGCCTACCTTCTCAGCAGCAGCGCCAAGACCTTTACCAACAGTTTCGAGTCCACGCTCGCCTGCGGCGATACCTCTTTCTAATGCGCCATATGCTTTCTCGCCTGCTGCGCCTGCGGCGCGGCCAACGGCACCGGCTGCTTTGCGACCAACGCTAGCTAAGCCTCTTGCGGCACCACCAAGGGCACCGAAAAGACCTTCTTCGATAGCAGCTTGTACTTCTTCGGCAACGATTGCCTTTAGTTGAGCTTCAGTGAGTTTCATTATTTATCCCCTTTAATATCAATAGATTTATGAGTAAACCGTAAACCTTCGTCGTTTACTAACATACTAAGTAGGTATGAAGTTCCCGCTGAAGTCCAGCCACAAATCAAAAAGTTTGTAACTGACTGGTCAAAACTAAATAGTTCGGTATACGGAGAAAGTAAAAATAAAAACCATCCCGCATGGAATCCGAAACACAGTGGACAATGAAATAGCTTACCAAATCCACCTAACCATTCTTTCGATGGTCTTAACTTATTAAAAATAGAAGCATAAACAACGAGGTAAGTAAGTCCATAAGAGCAGAGAATAAACCAAGCAAGTTGTAGCATTTTTATTCCATCAATAAGTAAAGGATTGCCAGTAATAGGCATTACCATAAGTAAACGGTGAGCCGCCAACAGTACCCTTCTTCGAAGCTTGTGGGACTTCACCAAGTCGTGTTGAATCCTCGTCGGTCGGATCAGTAAACTTATCAACCATCATTTCGTCATAATCTTCAACAAACTCAAAGTATGGTTTCTCTTCTTCGATGAAGCGATGAATGTTCAAAATCAAAAGCTTAATAACATCAAACTTGTCTGATGGGAAATATTTGGCTTCGATTGAATCGTAAACGTTTCCGCCTTGAATAGACTCTGGGCTTACAAGACCTCTCTTCGAAAGATAATGAAATAATCTATTCTGTGCGCCATAAACATAGTCGCTCATGACATCTTTTGCGTAAGCGACTATCTTAGAAGCTTTTGGTTGAATAACGATATAGATATCGGCATGATCGAATATCATAACATCGTCATTCAAAGACTTTGCTAGTTTAAGATTGACGATCTCTTTTGGTTCGATCTTTTGCGGCTGAGCCGATCCGATTCTAATCGTTATTGCCATTGTCAGTAATCTCCTGCGCTAAAGCCTGAAGTTTTAGAACTTTCTCAAGTATTTGCTCGTTGATGGGTGTTTTCCTGAACGATTCGATTAGCTCTAGAACTGATTTTAGTCTTTCGGTGACATTTGGATCACCACCTCTATAACTAGTTATGGCTTCCTTTATTACTTGGATTTCTTCGTTCAAACGCATCTGGAACTGAAGTCCTCCGTCGCTGATCGACATAACATAGCTTTCAATCAACTTGCGTTGAGATTCATTAAGTGTTTGGTTGTACTTGTTGTTGAAGTTCTGGACAACAGTACGATAAACCAAGTTATCGATAGGCTGCATTTCAGCTTTCTTCTGTTGTACCGGACGTTCCATAAGTGTTCCAACAAGCTTTCTTTCAAGGATGACTTTTTGCTTTACATTGGACTCATCGCCAAAAATCTGAGAGATTGTGGCTAAGGTCTTGTAGTTTGGAACGAATGTATCAAACGCATCTTGACCAACGTTTTTATTGATCCAGTTAATAAGCTTTGTTTGTTCATTAAAGAGTTCCTTTAAATCAAGCTTTTGATAAGCATTGTAGCTTTCTTGGATCAAGCGCATTGCTGTAAAGCTATCGACGCTGTTTGTCTCATATAGGTTCTTGTAAAGTGATAACTCATTAGCCAATGGTTTGCCTGCTCTAAAGAAGGCCGAAAAGACTTCTTTGATTTGGGTTATCATTGACTTGTTCTGCTGTAATGAAGCAATAGCAAGTTGCTTTACAAGTAACTCATAAAGAAAAGCGGTGTTTCTTTTCTTATTGTGGCGCAATCTCATTTCTTTTTCTCCAATGATTCTAATAGACGATTGACTTCTTTTTGGGTTCGGAAGATCTCAGCTTCTTCTTCAAGATAAGTAGTTGCCGAGCTTTCGTAGATTTTACCAGAGACTAAACCAGACAGTTCTTTACTGCCGGGAGTCCTAGTTCTTGCTGTACCTCCCAAAGCTGCCTCTGGGAATGCTACTGATGTAAGATTCTTCTTTCTTGCGACAGAACCTTTATTTCTACCCCCCGGTTTCTGGCCGTAGTAGTAAGTTTTTCCACTTGGTCCACGACGGAGGTATTCTTTACGCCCGTGGAGGCCGACTCTATAGGCCCCTTCTTCGTCTTCCTGTAATGGGGCTTCCCCGCCGGGGGCACCACCGGGAGCAGCGAGAAGAGGTTCTTCGGCACCAGCTTCTTCAGGTGCGGGGGCTTCTGCGGCAGCTTCAGGAGCGGCCTCTTCAGCACCAGCTTCAGCTTCTGCTCCCAAATCTCCAAGACCACCACCGGCCTCTCCACCAAGCTCGCCTCCAAGACCAGCACCGAGGCCACCGCCAATACCAGCAGCTTCTTCTTGCATCTTCTCAGCGACAGCGTTAATCTGTGCGTCGAACTTACGGTCATAGAAGATCTCGCGTTGATTGCGAAGGAACTCTTCTTCTGACATATTGAATAGCTTCTCAGCAATCCAACGGCGTGAGAAGTAGCCTTCGGTTGCTTTGCTAGCAACGTCAAACTTGCTTGACCAGTGTTCTAGCTCTTGCATTTCTGCGATCTTGGATGGATTATTTAGGCTAAGAGAGAAGTTGAGTAGATCATCCCCTCTATAGCCAATAGTATAAAGATGGATAATACCAATCTTTTCTAGTTCTGATACGACAATCCTTTGTAGTCTTTGGATTGTTCTAGCAAAGCGAATGTCTTTTTGAGCTAGAGTAGTCTTATCTTCTTCTGCTCCTTCTGCTCTTGAGATGTAAGAAGCTGGAATCTTAAGGGCAGAGAACAACTTGTCGCGAAGATATTTAACGTCATCAATGTCACCTGTAAATGTACCACCAGCCAAAGAAGTGATTTCTGTTGCTGAGCCACCACGAACAGGGATGTAGTAATCCTCTTCTACCGAAAGTGGATTGTAACGAAGATCGACGCGGCCTGTTGTATCGTCCAAGATAGTGTTACGCTTCATTGAGGTAATGACCTTCTGAACGTATTGTTCTACTTCGTTTGGAGGAATACCACCAACGTCAATCTTAAATACACGACGCTCTGGAGCGCGAACGATGCGGTAAGCCATCATAGCATCTTCAAGAAGTGTTAGTTGACGCCAAATACGACGAGCAGCTTCTAGAACTGATGTACCATAAGGAGCATACTTATCATTTCCAAGAATACGGAAATGTGCAACCTGCCAGTTTTCAAACGTCATACCAGCAGAGTTCCACTGGAACTGAACGTAGTTTGGATTTGTTTTGTCTTCGCCTTCTAGTCTTTCCACTTCTTGTGGAGGCAAACCGATTGCGCTTGTAATACCTTGTGCATCGTCAATATCAAGGTAAAGGAAGAAATCACCATACTTGCACATTGTACGACACCAACCAAAAAGATTGAAGTTAGCGTTTAGCACATTGTGATAAAGAGTATGAAGTACACCTTTGATTTCTTCATTACGGCATTTAATATTCAACATTGGTTGCAGAGCAGAGTGCGTTGTCATTTCATCTGCGTAGATATCGAGTGCAGATGCAATCTCAGGCGTGTATTCCATTTGGTCAAAATCGACATAACGCTCTGAGCGGTTATGGTTGATCATAATGGCATTCTGCATATTTGAGAATGCGTATAGTTGTGAACGCTTAAACTGCTGTCCCGAAGCTGATCGGAACTGCGATGCGTACTTGTCCATCAAGGAACGACGCAATCTTCTAGTCGATTGTGTACGATAGTTTACGAGAGGACCAGAGAATAATCTTGTTAATCTCTGGAACAGTTCAGATCCCGGATCTCTTGGGTTTTTATCTTGCTTTGCCATTTTCTATCCCTTTAGTAACCAACTGAAGCTTCTCTGTTCCAACGCTCTGTCCCAAGTGCTTTGCTTAAATCCACTTACATTATGTCCCTTCATACCGGGGATGGATGTAACAAAGACGCTATTTGCGGAATACATAGAATCTACGATTGCTTTTTTATACTCTATTTCTCTTTGATTTACTGTTAGTGCTGTATCCTTGACCCAGCAGCTAATCGCTAGTGACATAACTAGATCGTCGTGATATGATCTCATCGCTTGGGCACGATTATCATTCCAGATGAATGTTTTAAACTCAGCAGCCAATCTAGAGGAATACGTCTTGATAGATTTGTTTCTAATGAACTCTTCTAGCTTGGCTACAATCAAAGGTCTTGTCTTAGACGAGGTAGTAAATCCTGCTATTACTCTATCGGAATCAAACGTTTCGCTGGAGTCAACGAAATCATGTGTTCCTTTAGCAGAGTAGTATATGTTAGGATAACCCATTTCCTTTAGCTTTTCAAGTACAGAAATGCCTAAAGAGTTATTTTCTACAACTAATAAACAGTTGCCGAACTCTCTACCCGTATTGTACAGGAGATAAGCAAAATCTCCGAGAGTTGGCTTTCCTTGGTACTCACCAATAACTTCCATAGTTTCTAGTTTTGTTAAGTGGAATACTGAGTTGTCGGCGCCGTCGCCGCGAGCAACGTCTGCCACCAGCAAATAAGTGGCAGTAGAATCGTACTGTTCCCACATCCATAGGTTTCTGTCAAAGCCTGTACGGTATACTGGCTCACGGATTTCAGAATCAATCCTAGCTAGTTGTTCGGATGAAATGACAGTTTCGCCCGAAGAGTTGAATGAACATTCTAACTCCTGAGCAATCTGTCTAGCAGACATGTTTCTTGTTTCTTTTTCGAACCAAGCCTGATCTCTGTCTGGATGTACATTCCAAGGTAGATTGATTGGATGGAAATCATTCTTTCCTATCTCGGCTTCGGAATAGGTTTTGTGAAACCAGTTTCCAACACCATTGGGGCTTGACAAGGCGATACAACGACCACCAGTTGACAAGGTAGGGTATAGACCGGTCCATAGCTCATCTAGACCTTCAACGAATGCAGCCTCGTCAATAACAAGCAATGACAAAGCTTCTGAACGACCGGCATCGCCAGACGTAGAAGAAGCCTTTACTTGAGAACCATTCGTGAGTTCAAATGAGCTTCTGTTGTCAGCTTTAATATCAGAAATCCTCAACCACTTGGGAAGATTCTGCATGATGTTCTTTACTTTCTTGACCAAGTTAGCAGCAACAGTAAACTTGGTAGCAACTACTAGAACGTTTTTATCTCTATGAAATAACAAAAGCCAAGCAATGTAGGCTGCGGTAACCGTCGAGAAACCTAACTGTCTGGCTTTTAATACAATGTTAAATCGATAATCAGTAAAGTCTTGAATAGCCTCTTTTTGGAAATCGTAGAGGTTAAACGGAATAAGACCCTTTTGGGGATGGGAGATCTTACAATAGCTGTTTATGAAATAGACTGCATCTTTACCGGACTTGACTATTTCTTTTAATGTTTCCTGCTTTGTAAGAGTTGCGCTCATGAGTCTCGTCTTGTATCATTCTTCGGACGAGTCCCTAAGCCTCCTTGTTCTAAGAAGGAGCGGAACTTTGCATCGACTGAATCTTTGCTCTCGCCCTTTACTGGATCGGTGCCTTGTGCCCCACCGATCTTGTAGGCCCTATGTGCTGTAACCCAATAGCGAATACGGGAAGTGTTTTCGGCACGAACCTTGACTTCATCGACTGGAGTTAGAGAAAGAGAACCTTTGGCCTTTGAGTAGCCACTATATTCTTTCTTAATAAAGTTAGCAACATCTTGGATTCTTTGTTCGACCTCAGACTCTAGGTTACCCTTATAGATATCCTCTAATAGAATCTCAGAGTGATATTTGATGATTAGTTGATCACCATTGAACTGCACGCCAAACCCATCCATTACTCTCTTATCGAGCAAGGGATTTCCTTCCTCGCGCTTTAGCCCAATCTTGACGGGTTCGCCCTTTCTATTTCTGGCCCCATCGTAACCTTGCTCAGCGACGATTTGTGATATTGTCTGTACTACTTCAAGTATTGTTGCCATTTTTATTGGGCCTCCACCCAGATTTCCATCTTTCTTCTCTATCTTCTACCCACTGTACATAGCAAGTATAACAACAATCGTACTTCTTAATACAGAAGTCGTCTTTGGCGTTATTCTCTGCTTTACTACAGATTGGGCAAGGGATAAAAGAACTTTCTCTAGTAAGTAGTTTTTCGGTTATAAAAAACCCGTCAGCAAAGACTTTTCGCTCTTTGTCCCAAGTATACTGGTCTTTCTCTTTGAGAAGCTTTAGCTGTTCTAGATAAACTTCCTCTTTCTCGTCGTTCCAATAGGCTCGAAGGTTATCTACGGCCTCTTGACCGTACTTCTTTCCTATTGCTTGTTCGTAACGAGCTATCTCATTCCAATCTAGCTTTGGTTGATTACTCATTGTTGTTTATTCACAGCCATGTTAATACCGATAGCTGTACCACCACCAACGATGATACCGCCTAAGACGCCAGCTACAATCAAGGCTGGAATATCGGTGCGTTCTATCTTGGATAGCTTCTTATTTAGGACATCAATCTGTTCTTGCTTAGAGGTTAGCTGTACAAGCAGCTTATCTCGTTCTGCATCAGCAGAGATCTTATCGAGTTCTGCTCTCTTATCACACTCTGTCTTTAACAAGGCAGTCTGTCTTTCTAACTCTAGGTCGTATTGTTGTTCCCTGTTTTCCTTTTCAGAGATAAGGATAGCAGTCGCTAAGTCATCAAAGCATGTTGCTTGAAATGGAACTCTTCCATCTTTTGGTACGAGGACAAACTTCCCCTTTTGTTCTTCGCCATGTGCATTGGCGGATAGTAGTAATAGTATTAAGACAAAGACAATCTTATTCCACATGTTCAAATCCAAATGTGTTTGTAATCATAGAAGCTACTTCTTCTGGCTTGTCGGTTCTTTTCTTGACTATCTCCTTTACTCTCTTATCCTTCTTTTTGGAAAGATCTTTGAGTTTCTTCTGATAGTCTTTTTCAATCTTTGTTATTTGAGCTTGATATTTGACAATAGCTTCTTCTCGCTTCTTGATTTCTTCTTTATGAACTTCTTGAAGCTTATCAATCTCTTCACCCTGTATCTTGATTAGCTCTTGATACATTTCATTATTATAACTTCTTTGGTTCTTAATGGCAATAGAAAATCCTATAATCAATCCGATTATAAGAAGTTCACGCCAATATCTGATTATCAAGCCTAGAAAGTACTTGAAATCAAACTTCTTCAGAAGTTGAACGACCGCCGCGTAGCTTGACGATAGAATCGATAACACTTTGTGTCCCTATGTAAAGGCCGCTGATTAGAACCCAATCAGAGCTAGAAAGAAAGCCGATACCGGCTAAGACGGTTGCGGTGGTCCAAACCAATAGCTTTCTAGATACTAGCTTGTTCAGACCCCAATCAATAAATGCTTTTTGTACCATATTCACACCTCTAATATAAATAGTCATTGATTTACGAAAGCAAAACCGTCTTTATTGCCGATTTCTATAGTCATATCGACCACATCTTTCAAACTGTCCAAGTGGGAGATGACTAGAATAGTTTTGAACTGAGTCTTTAGAAGATCCAATAGTTGTGTGAATGTTTGCAAGTGGTTCTCGTCCAATGCGGTACCCGGCTCATCGAGAATCATGATGTCCGACTTTGGAAGATTAGAAACTTGCAATAAAGCCAATCGGATAGCCATAGCAGCCATAGTCTTTTCGGCACCGGAAGCCATAGAAAGAGGACGAGGATCCTGATCAATGTGCTTGATCATGATATCTAGCTTATCACCCTCTTCTTCGAAGAACACATTGAACTCAGTCAAGTTAGAAAGAATCTTGGTTATTTCTTCGTTGATGATTGGAAGCTGCTTCTTAATAATATCATATGCGATACCGTTCGAATGCATACACCGCATGAACAGTTCATAAGCACTAAACTCTGTCCTGAGTGCGTGAAGTTCATCTTTCTGATTTGTGAGCATTTCTAGCTTCTGTTCGGCGGATCCAATCTTGCGGTGTACAAGAGTCAAACGATCAGTACAATCATTTAGAGACTTCTTAGCATCTTTATGAGCAATCTTAAGGCGATTGAGGGTGACCAATAGACCTTGAGCATTCTTGATTTGCTCCTTTGTTTGTTCATAAAGAAGCTCTTTCTCTCGCAATGATTCCAGATCATCATTAACTTTTCGCAGTTCAAACTGACCACGTTCAACATGGAAATCTAGATTCTTGATCTCACCAAGAAGCTGTTCCTTCTTAGCCACAATCGAAGTGTACTTTTCCAAATCGGCTTGAATAGAATCTGGCTTTGCCTCTGCGATCTTTTCTTGTAGAGAGGTAGCTTGTTCGGACTTCATTTGCATAGATTCAGATGCTTCAGTCGCATCACGAATAAACTTGCACTTTGGGAACTGTGTACCGCAGGGAATCCCATCTAATAGAGAAGTCTTGCTAGAAGCTAGCTTGATTTCCCTTTCGATTGTAGTTAGCTGTTCTTGAAGAGCTTTGACGTTTTCTCTGCGAACAATCAGTCCTTGGTAATCATAAGACTGTAAGAATGTATGAATCTTTTCCAATAGTGCAAGATTATCAGTGATCTTAGTCTGATTCTCTGCAATCTGTCCTTCTGTCGTAAGGGCTAGTAGCGAATACTTAGAAATAAGGTTGCGTAGCTCAGCACCGTCGATGACTTCGGTGGAAGAAGCCTTGATTTGCTCTTCAACCGCCTTTATCTCAGCTTCTATCTCCAGAACTCTTTGTTCTAAGATCCGGCACTTCTCTAGGGAGGATTGTAGTTCCTCCTCACTTTCAGTGAGTTCGGAATGCGCTACTGCAATCTCAGAATCAAAGTTTCTCCCCTCTAGACGACGTAAGGCACCCTTAAGATCAGAGCTATCGTCTTTTGCCAACCTAAACTTCTTTTCGAAGATTTCTAGATCCAAGAACTTTGCAATGATTTCCTTTCTCTTGGTGCTTCCTTCCCTCACAAATGCCAGACCATCTAGCTGACTAGACATAGAAGTGTTTAGGAAGTCATCGATTGTTCCGAAAACACGACGAATATTATGGTCTGTTTCAACACGCGAAACTCCATTCATAGATTCCTTGGTATCAGAAATGGTGCATTCCTTTACGAAGTCAAGTTCTACTTTAGCTTCCTCAACAACTTCGGTTTTTGTCTTCTTCTTGTACTTTGTAAGACTTCTTTCAATCGAGAAGATATCAGTATTAACTGCAATCTTGACCAAGCAGGAAGCTGAAAGCTTCTGCTGGTTAATCACATTAATGTTCTTTCTTTCGTTTTTGGAAGTTGTGTTGAAGATAGTGAATAGTAAGGAATCGATAATGCTTGACTTACCTGAAAAGTTCTTACCGAAAATACCGACAATACCAGACAGGCTTTCAAAATCAATCCGATTCTTCTCACCATAGTTGAACAGATTATCCCACTCAAGAGACTTGATCTGCCAGTTGATGTTACGACCAACTTCTTCCGTCTCTTCGACAATAGCCGAATACTTCTTGTTCAGTTCTAGAACCTTTTGGATAACTTCTTCGGTACACTCGTAATCCTTTAAATATTCACGAATGAACTTCTCCAAGATTGCAGGATCGCGAAGATTCTCTTTAGGAACATTTGTAATAGCTGTAGAACCCAAGCCTCGTTTGTTATCCGCACGGGACAGAAAGGTAACAGATTCTGGACTAAACTTATGCTTTGCTAACTCCACAGCACGGCTCATCTGCTGTACGGTGAGATTGTAGTCAGAAGCTAATCTTACTCTAGCACCATTCGGAACATCGGTGTTCTTTGGCAACTGGCCGGTAGAAGTAAGGTTGATTGTGACAAATGGCTTTGGATTTGTAACTTGAACGTGGTTACAATCGAAGTCGTCTTTGCTATGGATATCCCAAAGCAGGTAGCCCTTATCATTTGTCTCGCCAAAGTTCTGCTGAATAGTGGAACCGGGGTAGCGAACACGGCCCGCTGTATCCACTATTTGATTGGTCTTGTGGATATCACCAAGAAAAGCGAAATCGTGATCACTAAAAATATCGATACCATGATCCCCTCCTTGCATCGTCCAACCAATATCGGTCTGGACTCCACCAATAGCACCGTGATAGAGGGCAATGTTGATCTTAGATGGATCACTTGGTTTTACCCACTTATCTTCATCAAATACCGAAAGAACATTCAGCGTAACTAGTTCATTCAGTTGTACTTCGCCCGAGTTCTTCAGAAGATGAAGATTAAAATGCCCCAATGCCTGAGCGATGGGAGTAATCGCATCTTGACGGTTTGAGTTTTTTAGATTACCATCGTGGTTTCCGAGGATCACATACGTTGGTGCAATGTCGGCTAGATTAGAGAGGAAATCACTAGCCAACTCAAAAAACTCTGGTGATAGCTGCGTCTTGGTATGCGCGATATCACCGCAATGTACAATAAAGTCTACTTTCTGTTCTTTTAGCTTTGAGTATAGGTCTTGAAATGCAGCCTTATACTCAAAATGATACTTATAGTTTCGGATATGGGTATCCGAAATGTGGGCAATACGAACGCTCACACGAACTCCAACTTACGATTTTATTATAACGCGCAGTAGTCAGACGGTCAAGTCAAAAAGATGTCACTTAGCGCGACGAGCCTTACTAGCTTCTATGGCACCGATCTGGGCTAAGGCTTTCTTTTTGCTTGGATGAGACCCAAGCTTTTTCTTTCCTTCCGAATCGTATACGTTCCACTTATCGTCTTCGTGTTTTAGCATTTCGTCCAACTCGATTTCGATAGCCCCAGCGTGGCCACCGGCATCACGTTTAGCTAACTCAATACGGTCAGATAGATAATGTTTGACTGTACTGAGATAGTCCGAAGCTTTTGCAATCTTAGACTGAATCCAAGCAGGGAGTTGGTCAGTATTCTTCAGCATATCGGTAAGGTCGCAAGCATACCTAGAAGCTTTGAGAAGTTCCAAACGAGCCATTTCTCCTTCATAATCTGGATCTCCAAGCATGTCGGGTGGAGGCAGTTCTTCACCGTGGTAGTTCACAAGCTCGACACTTTCCGGTTCTTGTGAGACTTCCATACCCATTTCATCCATGACTTCTTGCAAAGTAGGACCAAGCTCTTCTAGCATTAGTTTTTTGAGCTTTTCATTTGATAACTTCATCTTTTCTCCTATAGCTTAGTTAGAAACTAAACATTTTCGTAAGTAAATAGTTTGACTGATCGATAAGTGAGGCTTCTTTCTTTCTCTTTTGGAACTCTTGTTTTGTCATTTCACCAACATCGTTGTAACCATCAACATCGACCACATACACAGGATTATCATAAGCAAGCAACATTTCAAGAATGTCCATTTCTTTCTTCTTAGCATCCCCATCCAGCGCAAGATAAACCGTCGCATTACGCTTGATTATCTCTTGGAATAGACGAGAGTTCTCAGTCAGTGTAGACCCAAGAAGTGGAACTGCGTTATCGGCCTTGATTGCATCGAATACGCCCTCAACCAGAGTTATGGGGCGATCCCAATCTAAGTAAAGCTCGTTAAAGATAACGTTCTTTGATGCTTGCGGATTCTTATACTTTGGAAAAGCATTCGTAAATGTACGAGAAATGAAGTAGTTGACCCATCCATCGTTGTTGAACGAAGGTACGATAATACGGTCGTAATAGGGTCCAGAAGGGCACCATCCGATCTTCCACTTCAGTATGTCTTCTCTCGTCAGGCCGCGCTCATAGAGGTATTTGAGAGGCTTCTCGGATCCGTCTATAAGGGTTCTGTTGGCAAGAGATTCGAACTCTTCAGGCAGGTTGATCAATGTCTCCAGTTGAGGCTTCTTGTCTTGGAAAAGCTCTTCGAACTTAGAAATGTCAACATCGTCTTCATGATAAGACCACTGTTGCTTGGCGTCAAACGACCCAAACAACTTGACCAATCTACCGATGCTTTTGCCCGTTGTATTACAAATCCAGCATTTATAAACGTTCTTATCAAAGTTTACGCTTAGCTTATGCTTATGGTGCTTGCAAAATGGGCACTTATACAGATACTCTTCGCTCGACCGTCGTGGGAGTCCAAGAACGTCTGTCAGGATTTGTTGTTTTGTTCGCATAAGAAACCTGCTTTAGCAATGATGATTGAGTCCGCTTTGTCATACGACAGAGGAGCGATAGAACCCGTTCTCGTTAAAGATAACACGAACGATGGTTCATTGTCAATCAGGTGCTTCAGCACGACTTCTTTAGCTTTGACGCCCTTTTCTATTTTGATGCCGCACATCTTTCTGGCTGATGTGGCAGCAATGTATTCAGGTTTGTGGCCAAAAACTTCAAAACAAATCCAACTTACCGTACCGTTGAATGAGGATAGGGTTGACAAAGTTTTTGCAGATGAGAAGCCGGTGCTGAATGATTGCAACGATTTCTCAATATAAACCTTTTTGATTTTGTATTTCTTTGATAACTCAATGATCTGCTTCTTTACATGCGATGCTTTATCAAAGATACAATCAAACTTCTTTTTGTTGCGAAAATCCCAAGCATCATTGGCTATGATTTTACCAGAATCGTCTATGATTGTAAAGCCTGTGATACTTGTCGAGATGTCTAATCCGAGGATCATTAGAAGTCCATTTTTAGTTTGAAAGTATAATCTCTATCTAATGTCTTTCTAACCGGTTTTGCTAACTTTGCAATACCAATAATGTTTTGATTTTCATCGTAGATTGCAATCTTCGTGATAAATACTTGCTTTTCAAAGCTAGCAGTTTGTGTCAAATACGAAGCAGAAACAGTATTTTTAATATCAAGGTTATGCTCTATAAACCTATAATCTGAAACAGAAGCGGATCTATTCTGTCTTTGGGTGTATTGCAGATACGTTGGGTTATTACTGAAATCTAGCTCGCCAACAGGTGCGGCACAAAGCATAGTCACCGTTGGAACAAAGTTGGTCGCTTCGAAAGTAATATTATAACTAGATGATAGCTCTGCATTCAAAGAAGAACTGTCGTTTAGACCAGTTCCAAAATAAATCCACTTAGGTTGATCTGCTACACCCGGTGAATCAGGATAATCGTAGGTTTGGCTAGTGATATCCCAAGCACCGGTAAGAATCATAAATCCTTCATCATATAAGACAACACCAGCAACAGAGCCGGAACCGACAGAACCTGAAGGACCAACTTGCACCAGTTCTCCATTTCCTCTAACATCTTGCAGTTCTCCTATTAATGTACCAGTTACATAGTATTGAAGGCTGATAGTGTTTTTTCTGATCTTAGAACCATAGAAAATGTTTGGAATATTGATAAGATTCAAAGCCATAGTAGCTTTATCGCCAACACTTGAACTGAATCTATAAAAAGGTGATTTTACTCTGTAGTAGTTGAGTGTATTTTTGAGAGCAGTTACCCTTGAACGGCTGCTGTTAGCCGCGAAGAACTCTCTACTAAGTGAAGAAGTTAACGGATAAGTGCCTGTTATAACTTGGCCTAATCCATATGCTGTAGCAAACTGAGAATCGCTAGTTTCTCTAAAAGCTACAGCCTCGCCGGTCTTTACTGTAAATGGATATATCAAACCAGTAGTAGCATTTCTATCTACGTTTTCCTCAAATAATGAAAGGGTTCCAGTAGGCCCGACTACGCTAGTAGTGAACGAACCTGACTGCAACCCTTTTTTATTGTAGTATACTTTGGTGTTGTGAACGAAAAACTCTTGTTTTACTTGAGCTTCGATCTGATTTGTGAAAATATCAGTTTCTTTGAACTTGTAAAGATACACAACACCCTCTCCCGTATTAGTAGTCTAGTCGGACTCTTAGGGTGAGTTCGTTGTTTGGATCCTTGCGAAGTGGCTCAGAGAGTTTGGCAACTGCCAAAAGTTCACGGTCAGCAGAGTACATACCGACTGAAGTAATGTAAGCAACTGGTGGATCTGTCCTGCGTGTCTTTACACGGATCTGACTAGAACTTAGATAGGTTGGATTTGCGCTGTAGTTGAACTCGTTATGATTTACACGGCAGAAGTAAACGGTAGAGTTTAGTTCTGTTGTATTATTGAACGATATATTATAGATACGATTACGCAAGAATGCAGAACCAGAATCGATTGTCTGCGCTGTAAGGATAGTTGTCAACGATGCGCCTGAACCGGAGACTACGCCACTTGGGACTACAGAACTTGTAAGTAACCCACCTTCTCCATTGGTGTAAAACAGATATGCTGCATTAAGTACAACTATACCAGCTTGGTAGTATACCAACCCAACTGGCTGAGCATTAGCACCACCAGCTTGCTGCGATGCTGTTGCAAACACTTGGGTTGCACCAGAACTAGATGCGTAAAGAATGCCATACTCACCGGCTGGTGAGTTAACGCGGTAGTTGGATGCAGCACCAGAGTCAGTAACAATCAATCGTTTTGTAAAATCGGATGGGGTATTAAAGGTACCGGATACGCCAAGCTCAAGCGAGAAAGTACCTTTTTTGATTTCGTCCTTAACCAAAAGACGAGAAAAACTCATGACGAAACCACCGTCGATTTTGCTGCCAGTTGTTAAGGTTCCATCTTCATCAAATCTTCTAACAGAACCGGTTTCGTCAAAACCAACCAATACTTGCGCCATCTGATTATAGATTGCTGCTTTTTTTGCTTGTTGGTTTGTTACGGAAGAGTAAAGACCAGACTGCGTTCCGATAACGACTGTGGTATCAAAAATATGGTTTGCAGACGATGATAGGTAAGGATAATCATAGACTGAGGTAAACATACCGTGTGAGTATGATTTTACGTTATTGCCGTTATAAGTTCCAGATATGATAGAGCCAGTAATAGGAATCGACTCATTCAAGAGTGTTCTTGTATTGGTGATATCATTAGAAGTAAATGATTTATAAACACTAGCCATTTTGTTATTCCTTTATCAAGCCTTGATGTATCTGATTGGGATTTCGATCTTGTAACCAGTTGTTACACCCTCGATCTCAATGAAACTATCAATGTATTTCAAGTTCGATACGCCGTTTACTGTTAAGCCTGTGCCACCGAGTTCTGTAAACAAAGCTGTTGAACTTCTTAGGTTTTCGCTGGCGGCAACCTTGAACTGCAAGATTGTACCTCTTGAGCCTGCGATAACTTGGTTTGTAGATGTTGTGGTTGTGTCGCTGTTGACGGTAACGAATGTGTTATTTGCTGTGAGCGAGAAGAAATAGGTTGCAATACCGTCATCATCAACTGAGCTAGCTCTAGCGCGACCTTGACCACCATTGCCAGAAGGAGAATAAATAGAACCAAGATCATTATGGATTCTGATCGCATATTGTGTTTCTCTTAAAGCAGGTTGTAGTTCGATTGTAGGAGGTTGAGCAGAGTTATCGATACCTTGGTCGATCCTGATAAAGTTTTCACCGATGCTAGGATTAAAACCATTAAGGATACCAGTAGTGTTTTGTAATGATGCATTGGTTGAAGTTGTGTTATCAACTGTCACGACAAAGACATCGCTACTGTGTTTTGCAGCACCTTTAATCAACTGATTCAACTTTATAACAGGGAGATAGAACAAATCGAACCTGTTGATTGACATAAGCTTAGACTTTAAGAAAGACGAGTTGTTTGTAAACGATTCAAGGATTGGAGTCTGTTTAATAGCCAAATCGTAGTAAGCTGAGCCGCTTGGATGATTAGCGTTATACAAACTATAATCTATTTCATCATCGCCCAAAGCGAATGCCGTGATCTGAAAACTACCGTCTCCTCTTGCTAGTCTCATACGACCAACATCGGTTAATACTGCGTCTAGAATAATATCGCCTGAGTTATCTAAGAATGCCATTTTATCTCCTCTGCATTATAAATAGTGTCGTATAAGAATAAAGTCTTTTTCTTCTTTATGTCGTGCTGCCTTGACCAGAAGGATTGTTGTTCATTCCCTTTGGTCCACAGAGATTTGTTGGATCTACTATTCTGACAGTTGGGTTGATATTTATATCCAACATTCTTCCTGTATCCAAAGAAGTAAACCTTATCTTAAATCTCTTATCCCAAATAGAGTTCTCAGCAGCACTAGAAAGTTTCAAGTTTCGAACAGCATCAGCAGCAGAAGTATATCCGAGTTCTTCGACCATTTCTGTTGAAATACTGAGAATATCAGTTTGCGATCTAGCAGGAGTTAGAAGCATTAATCTTCTCATTTCCGCTTTATCAGTAAGTACTTTCGGCTTCAAGAAATCTACTGTTCTAATGACGGGGAAGATTGCTCCACCGTTATTTATCATCTCAACTTCAAATACCTTTGATGGATTTGAGATGTTGTCGTTGATATCGATAGTTCTAAAAATGTAATAGTATTTCTTGTTTGGCATAAATGAATGTTCTTGCGAGATTGCATTCGAATAGGCTTTAATATCTACATCTCTGAATACTGATCTGTTTCTAAACCTATCAAAACCATCGCGATAGTTTTGGAAAGTGTACATCTCTGCGAGAGCAAAATCTTTATACGTTGTTGGATGGAAGTCAATCCTGAAGGCTTCGTAATATTGAACATCAGGATCTCCTTCGAAATCGAACAATGCATCTGTTGAAATACCTCTAGAACTTGCAAGCCTTGAAAGATAGTCCTCGTCTTCCATAGTGATCGGAACAAACTTGGTAGTATACTTACCGGCTGTAGTGTTCAAGTTTATTAAAAGGGTATTATCAACATCTTTATAAGGAATGAACTGTACGTCTGGAGGGGTAGGAAGTTCTGCTACTGCTCTGCCAGAAGCATAGAAGTAAGGGACTTCATAGATCATTGGCTTTGTAACAACATTAGCCAAGAACGAAATGCTACACCTATCTGGTCTTTCCTCTTTACATTCACATGTAATGTTAATCTTTGAGTCTGGTGATGATAGTGGATATTTATTCGGATCGCAGCTTACATTCTTTGATTCGAACTGTATCACGCTGCTAAAAAGCACAGAGTTAGCACTATAATCTGGTGTTATAGCAAATGAGTTGTTTTGTGTGGAAACACTAGCCAATCTGCCCAGCTTGTTACTAAGCCTATTCATCAGTCTGCTATAAACTGACGCGATTCTTGGGAACTGCCCATTGGAGTTAAGTAGCGATAGTAGTACTGCAAAATCGCCACCATCAAATCCCATTATTTTGGTTCTATCTTGAGGATTTCTTTCTTTAGCTTGATCAAAGAAATCATCGATTACTGCTTTGACCTCACCAGAGTTTGGATCTACAGATATTTGATTATTGTTGTATAGGATGTTTAATGTATCTTCGAATATTCTTTCGATCTCATTAAGCTCTCTAACTGTTAGATTCTCAATCTCGTAGTTGGTACCAGAGATATTATTTATTAAGTTCTCTACTTTTTCGGTTAGTTCATCAGCAGCGGCTTTTGGTAATGCATATCTTGCATTTTTTCCAACCGTCATAGACGATACAACTCTACATGGATCTTGTGAAGCGTTGTCGCACTCGCAAGCAAGCCTTACATTTATACATCCCTTGGCTATATAATCGAGCATCTTGGCTACGATTGAGTTAACAGCGGTCTCATTCATTCCATTCTGTATCAGAGTACCGTCTAACGCACTAACAAATAGCTCAGTCAATCGCTGTTGAGCTACTTCTGGCCCTAGGATAGCAATAAGCTTTACTATTTCCGGTGGATATTTGTTATTTTCTTGCGTTGCAGACTCCAAAAATGGAGTAGCTTTTAGCCCAAAACATCCATTTGGATTGATTATCAAACGAAGTTTTAGCTCTTGTAGACTTGGAGTACAGCTAAAGTTGTACTGTTTTGCCGTGTTTGCCAGAGCTAAATCATACGCAAAGTTATATGCCAACCCAGACCTTAAGGAAGAGGCATAAAACGAAGCCATAGTTGTGATAAAATCTGTACTAGAAGCCATTTTGTTTACCTTGTCCTCTCGATTCTTGTTATGGTTGGTGCGTTTTCTGGTGGTTGTGTCCTGCCAGAACCCACTACTCTGCTTGGGTTAATAGTGCCTGTCGGTGCTGGGCGTGACGACTCTACAAGTGGTACGCTTGGTAGTTCGAAGGTTTCTTCTACTCCAAAGTCCATATACTTTTCTTCGCACGGAAGCTTAGTGTTACCGACATTTGTGTAGAAGTATTCATTCTCTAACACAACTAAATATGCATATACAATGTAAGTATAGAATCGATCACTCATAATCTGCGTATCGACATAGTTTACCACTTCTTCTTTAGTCGTGTTGAAGAACCACATTTCTTGTACAGGCGTTGCATTGCCTTGGTTGATAATACCATTATCGCCAAATAAAGTAGTGTATAAAGTTGTTTCTAATATTTCGTTAGTATTAGCTATAGCTGGAGCATTAACACCGGAGTATTTCACTACTTTGTAAGCAATGACTTCTTTGTGTGGCTTATCTCCTTTCAACATTTCTGGGTAGCTTCTACCATAGAACTTGACAAGATCTGCGATCTTTATATGCAATGCTGATGTAGCCAAAGCATAAGCTGTATCTGGAGTATTGTCTCCACTGGTAGCGTAAGCAGATTTCGTCTTGTTGTTCAGGATGATGCTGTCTAATGGTAACGAGTCTACTGGTGAGATATATGTTCCAGTATAAACTGGTGATCTGATATTATTGAGCCTTTCACCAAGCTTCAAAACCCATTCGTAATATTCCCAGGATTTAAGCAGATCTCTACTCTCTTGCAATAAAAGAGATAGATATTTCTTTCCTCGCTTTCTAGTAGCGGTAGTTACCTTGAATGTACGGAAGTTGTTGATCTCCGCTATAGCTGGATTCTCTTGCAAGTGTCTCATTACAAGACCATCGTTTCTAGTTTCTTCTGTGGCACCACCGACAGGACCGGTTGGTTGAAGCTTGAAGTTTATTCTAGCATAATATGGTAGCAAGGTTTGGAATGGATAAAACTTGTTTATTAAGGGTAATGTTTCGGATAAAACATAGATAACTTTTGAATCGAACTTAGAGTTTCTAAAGAAAACTGCAAGATTCTGTGCAAAACAGTCGAGTTCATTCTTGAGTTTTATTATTACTGGTTCGAGCTTATTGTTTAGAACATGTTCATACATGTTTGCCAGTTTAGTTTCACCACCAAACTGGTTCAATCCTAGCTGAAGGGTGTCCTCTCTGATGATCTTCTCGTATTCCCTAGCTGTATAGTTGTGTACAAACTCCACTGTCGCGTTGAGACTGAAATCTAAGTTAGACTCTATATTCTGTTCTACTTCTGTTAAAGTGGCGATTTCATTATCAAAGTTGCTATCTCTAAACACTTTTGCATTGTAGGTTAAAACATACGCCTGATTGGAATCAGTTGTTGGGGGAGCAGCACCACCGACAGGCTGTGACAAAGAAGCCCGTGTTTGTATCGGTCCAGTTAGCTGTTGGATCGCAGTTTCTAAAGCTTTTCCAAATGAAAGATAACTTAGATCGACGCCTATTGTAGAAAGTCTCTGAGTGGTCGGAAGCCCCGCATCTGTCAAAAGCAACATGGATAGTGGGGTTAAAGCTCCGACTTTCTGCGTTATTTGAGTATTAGCTGCGATTGTCGGGTCAACAATAGTAAACGAAGATTCTATATCCTGTATTTTTAGAACATCGAAACCATATACCTTATTAACAGTCTGAGTAGGATCACCGTATTCATGGCCATACAGATACCTGTACCAACATGCAGAACAATCTGGGTATGGTCCAAATCTCTGATCTGCTACCAGTGTAATGGGTGTAACGCTAATCGATGTTGGAATCGTCTTATAAGTCGAAAAGTTATAAGTACTTCCAAGCTTTATATCAAAAGGAAAAAGCTTCTTCTCGTTCCAATCTAAAGTAGATTTCTCGTTAACTACAAGATCCGAGTTATTAACACCGGGATCTGCCTTGCCGTTTGGAAGTCTTGGATACCAATAGTTTCCGATTATTTGTCTAAATCTATCTTTGATATTTCTTTGGACGATATTCGGTGTGGTGGTGTCAACGGTAGGAAGAGTTCTCTGCTTATAGTTATTTTCGCAAACGAATACAAATCTTTGGGTTGCTTTCATATTTTAGATCCTACCATTGATCAATAGATTATTTTAGTATATGCGACTGGTACACCAGTATTATAAGTAGTCTTTTGATTCATAATGGCTTGAATCCTGTCAGAGATAGAAGCTTCTGTACGAGCAGAGTTCTGTGTGGCTTGTATTCTGGCTGGACGTATGTTGTTTGTATTAGTGTTAGCTTTGGTTGGACCGATATTTGATTGAACCACGAAAAACTCATTGTAGATTTGGATATTACTATCGACTCCAACCCGCAACAGTTTGTCTTCCATAGGCACGATACGACAAAACAAAGATTTATTAGAAGATAAAGCTTGCTTGTCCATATCAATCCACTCTAAAGAGTTCAGGTTGGATGGTTTCATGTTAGCATATTGTAACTTACCTACAACACCAAAATAGTTCTTTAGATAAATCTGGTTCGATGGGTCCGATAAAAGACCATAGTTATCGACAAATGTAGTGAACTTTGATGCGCTAGAACCCCTAAGCTTGTATGCTTGTAGAGATGGTGGCAAAGAAGCGATTTGAACTGCGTCTACAGCTTGCTCTAATGTTGTATTTGCATTCAAATCATCAGTAATGGTACCTTGTCCTAGTCTAGTAAATCCTTCTGCAAATGTACTTTCAACCGATACTAGGATCTTATCAGATAAACTATCGTATCTCGTCAGTTCTTGTTTCTTAGACTTTGCGGTATCGATGTTATCAGTTGCGAAGTTTGTTTGATTAGGAAGTAGCTTATCAACCAAGCTTTGGTTGGAAATGATTACTTCTTCTGCTGTGGCAAAATCGAAATCACTTGGTACGACTTGGAACGAAGCAGGTAGATTGTCAACCGAATCTAGGATAGTATAAGAAGTACTAGTTTTACTTGGTTTGTTATCATTGGCCAACTTGATTTTTTTGACCTTTTGTTCGAAAGCAAAATCATAACTTTGTTGCTTATCAAAGTTTATTACCTCGTCTACCCCATAGACTTTAGACGGAGTTAACATAAAAGCTGCTTGATTCTTGAGAATCGCTTCATTAGCTCCAACAGAGCCAGTTTCAGCATTCCAGAACTTTTGGAACTCAACTTCTGCTCTCAGGTCTAGGTATTTTGGATCGTAAATAGAACGGTTTACAGTTGCATCTTGGGTGTCGCCAAGAGCCAAGAAGTCTATTCCCGCACTATCTTTATAGGTGAACTGTTGTGATTGTATTTCAACTGTCACTACACCATTGCGCTTTCTGGAGGATCCAAGGCTTTCTACGATTGGACCCACATCGTCTACTCCATCAATCTTCGTACCGGAAGATCTCAACAGACTAATCAATGTTTGCTCTAGTGTTCGAAGAACTCTCATTAGATCGTTGTGATCATCACTTGTAGACTTTGGATTAGCCAAACTGGCCAAGTAGTTTATAAAATAAGTTGGATTGAACTCATTGTTCGGCAGGATATTTAATATCGCAACCGCTTTTGCTATAGATGACTTAGAAACGTCTAGAACTTCTCTGTAGACAGATTTCGCATCATAGGTACCTTTCTTAATGTCTTCCCTGATTGTTGAGATTCTATCGTGTGCAGCTTGTAACTTATCGAGTTTATCCATATATTCTTTTGTTGCTTTCTTTAAAAACTCAATAGTTGGATCATTAAATGTGTAAACAGCACGGTAGGCCACTTTACCGGAAGTTGGGGTAGAGTCAATAACTTGCAGAAACTTGATATCTCTAGTTTGACTTGGTAGTTCTATCAAAGTAGCCAATGGTACTCTACCACCGGTCGTGCTAATCGTTTCTTGGTCTGGTAGCTTTTTGGTTTTAAATGCTGTATTGCTACGGATTCTAGAACCAAGACTACTTCTTATGCCAACTGTAGAGTTGATAAGTTCATTATTGTCTTCATCATATAGATCTACCTTTTCGAACTCAAGAGAAAGTAACTCTTGATCTGAGTATACATCCTTAGATTTGAGGTTTCTGATGAAGGAGTTAAGCATTATAAGTTCTGTTTGATTGTACATCATATACAACGTATTTGATTTATCTGGATTCCTAGATAACCAGAACTTGTTTTGAGGTGCTGAACTAGCATTCATTCCATTAGATTGGATTGCATCTGTGATCGAAGTCGAACATACCTTGATCATCCTAGCTAGAACTTGATCGCTTCTAATATTACCGACCGGTAGTTTGATCTTTGCCAATCTTTTTGGAGTCATAACTTTAGTCGGTGTATATGTGTAATACGAACCATTATTCAACTTCTGAACTGGCGTATTCACAATCTCTAAAGTTGCGGGATTCATGAAGGCTGTAGCAGCAGTCTGTAGATTTGAGTTCATTATAACTGCTACTTCTTTTATAGGACCAGTATAGACACCCTGTGGTAGTGATAAACCAGATGTCTTGTAATATTCGTTAAAAGAAATCTCATCCATTTTGATAAATGTGAATAGCACAAGATGCTGACAGTTTTTTGGAATCTTAAAGTTGTACTTTCTCTGAAACTGATAAGAGGAAATATCTTTTTTAATGACAGGTAAAGTTGCCATAGCATTCAAGCGTGGATCAACTCTTACCATTGTGGTTGGGTTTACAAACAAGTTGCTATTGACTAAAGATGCTACTTGTTGACTTGTGAAGTCGAGGAAGCTTGTTTCCTGTAGAAATGCGCCGGGATCGCCTTTCTCAAACTTTCCTTGTAAAGCTGGAATAGAACTGTAGACTTCATCTATCATTCCTTGCTCTACCATCTTAGTGACGTTTGGATCCGTACTAACTAAAAGACATAACGTAAAGAACTGTGCTGGGCTATCTGTAGGAGAGTGGCAGCAAGTATCGCATTCCGGTTCATAAAAGTACCTTCCCTTTGGAGGAGTTGGAATAGAACCGGGTGCTTCAGTCTTTGGTGGTACTTCAAGAGTTGGCTGGTCCGGTGGTTGAGATGGATCGGTTGGATCCTGCGGAGCCAAACACGAAGTTTCCTCTAAAGTTGGAGGTACAAATGGGGGCGCAACACCAGCATCTTGTTTTGGAATAAACGGTTTATTAGGCAAGAAGGAATCAGAGGTAACGATACCGTCATCATCGGTAGAGGTCGCGCTATTGTACAATGCGGTGTCTTCGAACGAAACTAAAGGATCTGAGCCTCCTTGGTAGGCTTGATCTCTTCTATTCATGTCAATAGCAGTAGGATTAGATTTAGAAGCGCCGGGACCGCTTGGAACGGGATCTGATAGAAGCATCTCGACGGTTAGAGACTCGTCCTTCAGTTCTACTTTACCGATATCAGAAGCTTCATAAATGCCGCCAGTTGGCTTCTGTATCTCTGATCCAAGTTGAAAAGCTAGTTGCGGCATCCTGAACCTCCTTGTTCTTCATCGCAGCTAGCCTGTGATATTTCTACCCCCGGTGCTGCTATATTCCTATTTAGTTGATCTTGAGTATAAGTTAACTTAGTATTCGAACATTCGATATCATAATCCAGGCGTAGATTGCCGCCTTTGATCGTGACTTCTTTGGAAAGAGCGCAAATGACTTCATCTGGTATTTGCCTGTCAAGTTGCAGAGAGAAATATGTTTCAAGCAAATCTCCATCTTGCGTATCTGGCGTAAGCAGTTGAGAAGTATCGGTAGAAACTTCTGGTGCTGGATATAATGATTCAACTGGATCTCTAGCTTTCAAGAACCCTTGTTCATCAACTCTGTCATTAACCACAGGCATCTTTAGTTTCTTCATTTCATAACTGCCAGATTCCTGAACATACTCAAAGATCTCAATATTAAAGTTCTTGTTCTTGTATTCGGCTCCGTCCTGAAATAGATCAAGTGCAATAAAGTTATTCTCAAGATATATCGTACTTCCATCGGGAAATACTGTACTTTGATTTTGTGTTTCAGTTCCAGCGCCCAAATCTTTACTATTGACTTTTTCGTCCATCCTACTGACGAATACGGAGCCTGACGGTACAACTGTTAATACACTCTGTAGATTTACGTCAATCTGTGGTATCTTCAAGTACCCATAATCAGTGGCCATGCTATTGCTAGCTGTGGCAATCGAAGAACGAATCATCGTTAAATCAAACGCAGGATAATCCTGAGTTGTTGTACGAACTGTTCCCAACTTGTTTCTAACGAGGTATTGTAGTTCTCTAGTAGATTGCGAATATCTTGAGTTCTTAAGCAATATAAGATCGACCTTGTTTTCTATTTCAGTGTCTACAGTTGTGATCGAATCTAGTGGATCTGCAAAGACATTTGCATTGACTTCATTGGCAGAGTCATATTCCTGATAATATGGCTTTGCTTCTTTAAGCCTAACATGCGGCTTAAGATAAGGTGTATTACTCATGATTCTATCTTCGATGTCTTTTTGTTCTTCCGAAGTTAGACCACCGTAAGCACCATCGTACAATACTTCATCATCAGAAAAAGCATAGTACATTGGTTTGAACTTACCAATAGAGAATAGATACTTGCCCCACTCGGTAAGCTCGATATCTATTACCTCTTCTTTGTCATCAAAAAAAGCAGCCATTTTATTTACCTATTATAAGTAGAAACAAGCTGATTTATCTTACCCTAGTTTTAGGGGCTGGAGTAATGCCTGTTTCTACTGATTGGCCGGGAGTAGTAGGAGTAGCGGTTTGTTGTGGGACAGAAACTATAGTTGAAGGCTGTGAAATCCCGGTTGTGTTTATCTGCGCTCCAGTTACTCCGACAGAAGAACCAGCATTTATAACAGGACTTCCTACTATCTCAAAGTTCATATTTCCGAACTCTACGATTGAGAAGTTATCATATGGCCAGTTGTATGAATATCTCTCTTCTACGGCATTAGAACGTTTTCCGATCTGTGTCCTGAATCCTCTGAACCTTGGATCTGGATTTGATCTCTTACCTAGCTGCTTATCCTCAAAGTTTGTCTTGGCGCGTTGCTTCACTTTGAATACGAGCCACTTCATCTTTGAGTTTGCATTATCACCAGTTGTTCTGATCGCATCTAGGATTTCGTACCCACTCAACGCATGACTTATAAAGCTTTCAGAAATCTCTGCCTTCGAAGCAGCTTCGGGTGGTAGATTCTGCCACATTCTTACGAGATCATTCTGAGTAAACGTGTGCGAGAACTCAAATATGTACATTGAAACGGGCGAGTAGTTTGAATCATCCTCGTCGTAGTTGTAGAAATCAAAAGTTGGTGGGAAGACGTATTTTTGCATCTTCTTGTACATATCAACCATTGATTGACCGGGGATAGCTGGGGCAGTTGGTTCATAGCTTGGATTCAAAGCTACTCTGCGCGCTTCAATAGCAAGCTTTCTATCAAGCTCAAAGAACTTTCTCTTACCTTCACTTTCTACGAAAGGAACAGCTACAACAGCTTCGAAGACGGTCTTTTCTTTGCCAACGTTGCCAACTCTCGTAGACTTCTTGCGGAACTTAACAATATCCAACAATGAAGCCATCTCTGAGCTAGCGCCGTAAGCGTTCTTTATTGCTGTTGGCATGCTGTCTTTCAAGCGGTTATTGATCCAGACATCTTCGATTGGTGAAACTTCTAGGAAGATACCCTTATCTGGGGAGTCTGGTACTATACCGAACTGATGCCACATACCTACTGCTACCGACTCAGAAGCGACAGTCGGAAGCGAGAGTGAAGAAGAACTAATAGAATCTCTGAAGTTCAAAACTGGAGTTTCAAACTTAGGCTGGATTACCCAGATATGATCATTAGAAGTCTTATCTTCCTTGATGACAGTTGGGTTCCCATTGGCGTCAAACTCTACAGATTTTACCGGAATCTTTGCGAATAGATCAACTGATGAAGTTAGTTGCATTGCAAATCTATTTGCATACTCACCATATGGGTGGCTATTGTATAGATTGCCTCTAGCCCAATCGGATCCAGAGTCCACTCTCCAGCAGAAAACATTGCTATTTCCAAAGATATCATCTAGTGTATGCGTAGTACTAGAGGCGCTAAAGATTACGTCTGCCCAAGCTTCTCCGTCATAGTATGGGGGAGTGAAAGCTAGATCGTATGCAAACAAACTATCTGGCCTTGCTGAGTTTGCGTAGGAACTGGTATCAATCCACTTTCTAGCAGCTACTGGAGGGCCGAAAGCTGATGGTCTAGAATACATTGTTAGACTTTCCCTCAAATCTGTTTGAGTGAAAGAGTTCTGGGGTGTAGGGTAGTTGTTGCTAAATGTTCTTGGAACATTCGTGCTTCTACGCAGTCTAACACGCATTGAATAGTAAGTACCGGGTTTAAAACCATCAAAGGTAGATTGTGGCTCAGATACAAGGCTACTCATTTCGCCCTTATCCAAGAAGAAATCTACTACCTCTGCTAAGAAGTTATTAGCCATTAGCTCGTATAGATCATCTCCATTACCGTCCCAACTGGCGCTCAGATTCAAAGCAGAACTTGGGTGAGGCTCCATATCGAGGAATCTGACATCTTTTAGATAAGATTTGGGATTGTAGATAGCTTCAAATGGTACTCTAAAGTCAAATCCATTTGTGCCCCCAGAACCCGTTCCTAACAGATAGTATCCTGTTAAACTTCCAGTTGTGGTAACAGTTTGTGTAGGGATTGGATCACCACTCAAAACGGCATTCTGCATCTGTACGCGCTCAAATGAGGCTGTATAGATTGGGTAATCTACAGCTATACCAGACTTGATGCTGTTAAATAGAATACCGGGAGTAAACAGAGGAGCGTAGATTGGTCTTAGTTTAACGTTATCAGCACCTGCTGTTAGACTTGCGGTATCTGCGCCTCTTGTCTGAATGTAACTACCGTATGACTTAGAGAACTGGAATGCTAGATCTACGGTTCTTTCAGATGGGTAGAAGCTGTCGTATGGAACAAACTTCTTGATTGCCTTAAAGCGTAGCTTAACTGCGTCTAGTTTTGTCACATCTTGTAGTTCGTTGATAGTTTCTTCTAGATTCTCAAACAGATCAGACGTTGCATATACCTTGTAGAAGTCTGTATCGGCACTACTTGAAGGTACAGTTGTACTAGCTGTTAGCGCACAAACACCAAAGATATCAAAAGAAGCGGTATTTTCAGATAAGAAGTTACCTTGCTTAGACTTAACATAGTATTCGATAAAGTTAGAAATCCTGAACTCTGGAATAACTGTGAATGATTGGTTATGAGGGCGCAAATCTTCTGCAAACAACTTGTAGTTATCATAGAATGGTGTCAAAGCTTGACTTACAAAAGTTCCATTTGAGTTAAAGTAACCTGCTTTTTCGCCAGCTTGCCACTTAGTATTACCACCAAGAATCTGTGCGTTACCTAAAGAATAGGAAACTGGGAAGGTTCCAAGTGCGCCAAGAGAAGCAGTTGTCTCATTAATGATAGAGGTTTTAGGTGTGAAAGAATACGCAGACCCAAGAAGGTGTTTTCTGGCGTACAAAGGTGCCAATCTTAGAGAAGCTTTGGAATCTGTAGTTCCAGTATGAATCATTACATAGTTATTTTGTAGGATTCCTTCTCTGTAATTTGCGCCTTGTGAGTTGGTGACACCGAAAGTTAGAGTCGATACGGTTTCAAAGTTAGTAGAGGCATCTAGTGCCCACGAACTTTGACTAATCGCGGTCAAGGTACCATTCGTAACCATAGATTTCTTAGCTACAAAACCCTTAGCATTTCTATCTGTTCTTGAATCGCGCCAGAAGTTATTATCAAAGTTAACTCTCTCACGCATGATTCCGAGACTTTGGTATACTGCTTGTGGATATACTGTATCAGCTAGCAAGATATTCTTTAGTCGTAGCTTCTTGTTATTAGAAATAAAGCTCTTTATTTGATTAACCTTACTCTTGCTTTGATTTGCCATTTCCAGTACTAGATTTAGCTCTTCGTTAGTGAAATGTGAAATCTCATTATTGAGTGAAAGATTAACTAGAATATTGGAAGTTGAGTTAGGAGCTTGGAATAGTAATCCCATTGGGCGATTGTCAAGCTCAACTGCTGGTTCAACAAAAGAGTATGTTCTCTGGTTTGTTAAAGCCTTTGAAATAACAACGTTGCCATCGACTATGGTGACTTGATCGCCATATTTTGGAGTATGTGAGATGGTATTGGTATTCTTCAGCTTCTGAATGTACTTCTTATCGGTATGACGTACTTGATACCAAGTAGACTTTGCAAACTTACCGCCTCGATTTGCTATTATGGAGTTAAGAATATAAGCATTGTTAGAGTTAATCGAGGATGAAATCAAGGTTGGATTCAAGTACCCACTAACACTCGCAGTTAAGCTTAAACCTAGTGTCATTGTGTCAATGTCAAATGGATCAACAATATTTGTTACAACACCGTTAAATCCTGTTCTTATCTGAGAGTTGGCAACAACCGAGTATCCGGTAGTGATGCCGTCTACAAATCCGAAAATATTCTTACCATTTGAGCTAGTTGCATAGCTGACAATAGAAGAAGCTGTGACGAAAGTTATTGCTGAATCGACACCAGTAGACGAAGAGAAGGTACCGTCAGAAGATACGAAACCAGTTGGAACATCGCCACCGGTGGTAACAGGGAACTTATTGTAGGTAACTGCTGCGCCAGTAATCCAAGAGTAGTTTAGATCACTTCTTGGAATCTGGTATTGGACGAAATAGTTATCGGAGATCGAAGAGCTATAGAAAGCAGTATCAGTTTGCTTTAGAACTCCTAGTTTATTTCTATAAACACCGTGGAACGATGCTGTACCGCTATAATCAGCAGCTACTGGTACCGAACCGCTAGTTAATCCATTGATCTCAGAACGGGTTGTTAAGAACGTCCTGAGTGGTAGTCTGACGGATAGATTCCTGAATGGTAGAGCATTGTAAACGCTGTATTCGCCATGAGCGGCATCTAGACCGGGACCACCTAGGTTGTCACCCATTGTAGAAGGATCGCCGGGGGCTGAGAAGCGTTGTACGATCACGTTCTTATTCGTGGTGCGTGCTAGTTTCGTGTAGTCAGAAGTACCACTAACGGCCCACGACCCGGTTGCAGAAGCACTAAATGGAGTGTCGTTAAACGATAGATCGTTTTCACTTCTACCGGTTGTAGCAACAATATCTAGAGCAAGATTGTAGTTACCAGCAACTGTGGAAGTGGAACCAGTAGAATGTGCTATATTTGCAAGGTTTACTGGCCTCTTTGCCATACCATCTCTAGAGACTGTAGATCTTGGTTTTGTAATACTACGATTTGTTATAGTGATGACACCAGAAGATAGATTCATATCATAAGCTTCTGGTCTAGTGTTAGAGTCGTATTGGTTTAACTCAACGTGCCTATGGGCATGACCACCGACATATCTTTCGGTAAATGGACCTTGCATTGGGATCTCAAAGTCCATGTCATAGACATCTGAGTGGTGACCAACGATATCGAATCGCTTACCAGAACCGAATCCGGCAACTAGCTGTGCTTGGTAGCCGGTATTTGGCACACCAGCAGAAGCACTCATAAATGTGAAAGGAAGTACAGAGTATGCTCCAATCTGTGTTGTGCCAAAAGTGGCACGGAACTTCATTCTTACTTTCTGTAGTTCTAGAGGGGTTTTGACGGGTTCTAGAAGTTTAATGGTGCTTGTATCTTTACAATCTTCTTTTTCCTCAAAGTTATCAAGTACCAAGGTTTCATTTGCGAGCTTAGCGACAATGGACTTCCATACTTTGGTAACGAATCCCTTTGGGGCGTTCAAGCCAACAAAAAGAACTTGTTCTATAATCTGATAGAACTTCGAATCCAGAGACATATCGAAGTTATAAAGCTGTGTAAACTTACGATTAGCGTAATCGCTTCCGTAATATGCAGTACCATCTGGTTGTGATAGAAGTGGGCCAGAAGCAGAAGTGTGCGTAGTTATGGTTCTACGGATAGTTTCTCTCTGTTCATCAACAACAGCCTTACCGGATGTAATAACGGAACCATTTCTTTCTGCTCTACGATTCCACCAATAGCAGTTTTCATTTTCAACATTTGCTACCGGATGATAGCCTCTATTCCAAGGATACAGAAGTTCCGAAATACCAAAGACACTTCCTTCGTAGTTTCGGTTTTTGTACTTTAGAATCGGGTAGTTGTACTTGTAGTGATTTCTTTCGAGAATATGACTTTCAATAACACTGTTAACTCTGTCTGAGGCATCAGCGGTTAGTGGAACTAACTGCCTCAACATTTCAGATAATGAAGCATCGATCCAACGGTAATATTCGAAGAACTTATCAACATCTACTGTATTCGAAATGTCTTTAAAGTAGAGTTCTCTAAGCTGACGTAGCTCTTTGTGTTCGTCCCTGTAACGTTGTACTGGTTGATGATATAGATTATTGAACTCTTTCAAAGAAGAGAACATATTCAACATATCTTTAGAAATATTCCTGAATGGACTCTTTTCAAATGAGAAGTAGTAGTTCACAGGAAGTATTTCTTTGGTGAATACTTCGTCATCGGTATCTGGTGTCTTTACCAGATCATAACTGTTGATTTCATCAGGTAGAGTTGTTTCTGCGAAACTGATGAACTCTTTGGTGACTACATCAGAATCAGAAGCTGGGAAGTTGTGTGCAGTAGCGTTGTAAATAACATTTGTTACCTTAGATACGGCACCAAACAAGTTTTTATCATAAGAACCAGATGTAATATCAAATACTTGGAACTCACCGCTTGTGTTGGATGAAGTTACAGAACTGAAATCCCAATGTAGGGCAAGAGTCTCAATCTCTGGAATATATGTACCGGTTACTGCGTTCTGATTCAAGAACGCATTTCTAGATGGATTCTGGGTGCCAAAACTAAATGGATTTTGTGCGTGGAAATCGATGGAGCTTGTTTGAAGTGGCAAAACCCAATGACGTAGTGAACCGAGTCTGATATCACTTCTGTCGATCACGCTTCCGCTAAAGTTTGTATTCCTAGCGCCTGCGTAGTATCTCTTTGGAGATGAAGCAAGTATTTTGCCTGCTGTATTGGACAAAGAAGCTGTTAGGTAGAAAGAATCCAGCACTATGTCTAGTTCTTTATTCACGCCATAAAATGCAAGAGTATAGGTTGTGTTTGCGCTTCCAGTGATTGCTTCATAGTGTAAAGCTTTGTCTGGTGCTAATGTTACGCCAAAGTTCCACTTCTTGTTGTCGTATACTGAATAGAATACACTACTCGTTACTTTAACATCGGTCGTACCGTTAACTGCACCCGTAAGAAGGAAGTAAACATCTTTTGATTCAACGCCAGTTCGAACAGCGTATATACGCAATGTCGTGTCGGCGCTTTGGAAGGTTAGATCAGATGTGCTAGAAGTGTTGGGTAGATGGAATCCTGCAACCGAGGAAGTAACGAAATCGGTGTAGAAGTATCCAGCCTCACTAAACAGTGGCTTCTTAGCGAATATTACTTCCGCTTCGGTAGTAAAGCCTAGCTCTTTAAGAGTGTAATCTACTAAGTTGCCTGAAACAAACGAGTTAGCTCCAGCATTATGGTAGATTGTAGCAGCAAAGTTTTCTGGCTTATTGAAGTTAATAAACTTCTTACCTGCTGCCGTAAAGTCATACCTATTGTCATAAATATATCTTGTATTGTTTGGATAAACAGATACATTTACTACGTTATCATCAATACCATATGTTCTAATAAGGTTTCTAAATGATTTATCAGTTCCTTTAGACTTATAAATGTATACTAGATTGTTGTACACATTTTGATATATAGAGTTCCTGATATCCTCTAGTTCTTCTTCAAAACGATTTGTATTATCTACATTTAGAATCTTTTCGTATAGAGATGAGTTTTCGAAGATTAAAGGAGTAACAAAACCTTGATTTGCTACTTGATATTCTGCAAATGGTAATGGTTTTTCAAAACTAGAGCTTAAGTATTCTTTGTTTTTGAGTTTACTCAAGCTTGAGATACCAGCGTATAGTTCATCTAGCTGGTATGACATGATCTGGGTTAGGTTAAAAAGATCGCCGCCATTTGAACCATCTTCTGGCCTATCTTCCTCGATAATCCACGATGGCATCGAGTAATATAGCGATGCATTATTCTTAATATCGTATTCACTACCGGAAGCGATTAGTTCGCCATATAGGCTTGTAATACTTGGATGGTCTGCTCTAATAATCGGATCTTGGTATTCTGTTGCGGTAGCTCCTGCCAATACCATAGCAGAACCGGTATTTCTGGCTGCTGAGCCGGGATATCCATACCATGTACCATTTGTGATACGGCCAGAGTAATCGAGTACAGTCGAGTCTACAGCGGATACGCCTGTGATACCTTCGTTGAACTTGAAGTAGACGCCGAGTTCTGTATTTGAAACATCAGTGTTTGTACCACCAGCAACTTGGTATTTATAATAGAAGTTGATTTCTTTTTCGTTTCTGACAGACTTCCAGTACCTAAACTCGTCAAGTGAACCAGATAGCTTGCCGTAACCAAGCATGTTGATTCCGTTGAAAGTAGAACCAGAAGGTGATGTACGGAGAGCGCCGATATTAGCAGACAAAGCACCGTCAACAATACCCATAGCTTTACTGGCAAAAACGTTAGAGTATTCCCTGTTACCGTTAATATATGCTTTAGCCTCTAGATTGCTGCCAGTGTTCTGGAAGGTAAAGGCATAATGACGCCATGTTCCATCTGCCAATGAAGATGTTGTAAAGCCACTAATCGAAAGGGCTTGGGATACGGTTGTCGAACCCGAAGAGATTTCGAAGAAGAAAGTAGATAGTCCGTCAGCAGATCCAGTAATACCAATGAGAAGACGACCATAATCAGTACTAGACGAGACTGCTGAGTTCCAAAGATCGAATACGATTTCTTTTTCTGTCGAGGAAGTTGCGAACCCGTCTTTCTTTAACCAGAACTCTACCGCCATGCCATAGGACGGATTCATCAATAGATTTGTAGTTCTTGTACCGGTTCTTCCGTCTGCCGCTTGTGAAGCGGTAGTATAGACATCTAGTTCAAACTTATTTGCGTCATCAAAGGTATTAGCAAGCGGACTTCCGATCATACCCTGCGAGGCTGTATGAGGTCCACCAAAGAAATAGATGTACTCTTTGCTAGTTGGGTTACCGTATCCCCCAACTTTAGCACCAGAGAATGTGTAGTTGTTGGAAGAAAAGTTGATGTATCCATTTGTTCTTGGATACTTGTGGTTCAACAGATATAGATCTAGATATGTGCAGTTCGATAGATAAAGATTTAGCTCTTTCCTTGAACCGTCATAAGGAAACTCATTTACAATATTCGTTACAGAAGCAGAATAGTAGTTTTCTGCTGATCCGAACTTAACGAAGTTCTTTGGATCGGAGAAGTCCACCAGTGGTATGAACTTCTCAATAGCTTCGAACTTAGCTGCGATATTATCTTTAGACTCTGCATAAAGATAAACGTCGCTGTTTGTGTTGTCAGCTACCGGAAACGTACCTTGTTTTTGTAGTCCAAATAGATCTTTTATGCTCATTACTACTCTACTCTAAACTTGAAAGTCTCGGGTTGTTCTACATAAGATCCGATAGATCCATTGTAATAAGAGAACTTTATAGCATAACTATATCCGGCCTCAAAAAGATTCATATCTAAATCGAAATAGTTTCCTTCTGAGTCGTAGGAAAGAGCCGTATGTTGTGTACTACCAGTTCCGTAAGCTATTACTTCAAGATCGTCAATAACGCGATAAACCTTGTAAGATCCGCTGTCTATTGTGGCTGCAACAGGGGTAGCCGTTGCAATCGTATATACGGTAGGAGTCCAGTTTCTAGGTCTTGCGTAAACTCTAAATCTTTCTGTTTGCCCCCTTGTATAAGTAGGTTTGAGATTTGTTATTTGAGTAGTAAACTGTTCTGCGTTGACTGAAGATTCTCCAACGAGAACTTGTGGTTCGATAGAACCTGTGAAATATTGAGTAGTTAGATTTCCGTTGTGCCATACGTCGAAAATCGTTTCTAATGGGGTTGTGGCAGCGGTTAGCGCAAAGCTAGCCGAGTAGATACCCGTAGACACCCAACCGCCTGTAACGACCGTTGGAGAGCCTGCTGTAACGTTTACACCATCGGTCACAAGGGTCAATGCCGAGCCGGTCGGAACGGTCGAGCCAGAGAAAACCGATACATAGATGTTACCCGTTCCAACGGCTGGAATATTCCTAAGAATACCACGATGATAGTTGTAGAAGTAGATTGTATTTAGGTTTTCGGCTGCGGTGGAGAGGGAACTGCTGTAATAAAAGTTAGTCCTCTTGTCTTTTCTTGCGTTATTAAAGCGCGCTTCGATTACTGGTCTCTTGAAGAAAAACTCAGAAGATCTTGCAAAAAACTTCTTGGTGTAAAGTGAAGTTGTTGGTGCGCTTTCAGCAGAACCAGATATCTTAATCAAAAGACCGTTATTTGGTTTTGTGCCAGCTAACCATTGTTCTACTATGTCTGATACGTCTACTTGTAAATCTTGTGTACCATCAAATCCAAAAGACTGTGTGTAAAAAGGAGTAGCATAGTAATCTCCCCCTTGAGATACCCATCCAGCAGTTGAACTAGCACTTATCCAGTTAGATGTATCAGAGTCTGAATATTCATCGAGATCTAAGCCGCGACCTTCATCCCATGATCCACTAATCGCTCTTATTTCAAGAGAGTAGTTCCTTGGAAGTGAATAAGCGTGTGGGGCGTTAAATAATCTTAGATAGTGGCTAACATTTCCAGATGCGGGTAGTGTGCCTGCGGCTCTGTCTAGAGTCATCTGGTCTGTATCAAACTGCACCAAGATTCTGCTCTTCTCTATCGAAGAGGTGGAAGCCTGTCCGTAGATTACATAGGTTTCCAACACATCTGCTAGTCCGGTATTTGAACCGGTAGCCCTGTTGACTAAATCACCCTTGAATGCATTAGTGATTGTGTTGTCCTTGGTAGCATTGTAACGCTTGATACTCATTATTCAGCCACTCCTGCTATGTCTAGATCTGTAAACTTCATTTCCATACAGACGTTCTTTGGAACGATTAGGTATGTACCATCAACAGATAAAGCCTCGGTAAAATCAAAAGTATTAGAAGAATAAACTCCATCGATTCTTGGCATTAATCTTACCCTTTTTGCGTCGATAACACCACGAACTTGTTTGTTGAGGACCGAATAGATCTCCGAGATGGATACCATTTGACCGAAATAGCCGGGTTTGGAGAAATGTTCTGCCAACTTAGCGCGGGCATCAGATAGTACCATTTCTTTATCGTAAGCTTTATCAACTAGAATACTGAAATCAACCCCGAAGTTTACGACAAGACCATCCAAGATATCAACAGTATCATGAATCATCTTGTAACGGTTAATCCAGTTCTTAAGATTATCCTTCAAAAGCCCGGAAGGTCGTGCTAGCTTACCGTTGAAGTCTTCGGTAAGTACATAAAGATTGATGTTTCTCTTAAAAGAGTTACTGTCCTTATAGGCTGAGGCTCTAGCTATGGCACCAAACTTAGAAGGCATCGCATAGCAAATAGATTCCATATCTTGCTGTGTTACTGCCCTGTTCTGCGATGCAAAAAACGAAGCGGATCTGACCTTGATCTCGTCGGCGCTTGGTAAGGAAGCTTGCCCAACGATTGGTTCATCATTGTTTATTTCAAGACTAGCGCGGATTGTTCTGACTGTATCGGTGTTTAAAAGATACTCATCTTTGAACTCTAGTATGGGCGTTATGGCTCTTGTAAGCTTACCAGTTGGTACGTTGACTGTCGTGCTGTCATTATAACGATAAGTCACAGTCAAAGTTGTGTTTGATGGTGAAACGCCTAGCTTATCAGATTGCAGTAGCTTATTTGGGTCGAAGCTCTGCTCTGTTTCATAGCTACGGCCATAGCGATTTAAAAGGATTGTATTTGGTTCTGCGTAACCAGTGTTTATTAGTTCCGATTCGCCACCGAATCCAAACTGCAAATAAGAAGTTCCATCTTGCATTACTTCAAAAGTAAATCTTCTTGGAACAGCAAAAGGACGCAAAATAGATGGAACAACAACGTTATCCCCGCCCTTATTCTCTATTTCCTTGTAGATAACATTCTGTGTTAGATAATCCACCTCATAGTATTCGTGCCCTTCGGCATCCATGACTTGACTGATCTCGTTAATGTTTCTACCGGTTAGCATTACACGTTTGAAACGCTCATAATCTGCTACTGAGATTACCTCGCTTCTAAACCTGCCAGAAATAACCACACCATTCTTTCTAAGAGCATAGAATGTGGGTTGTCCTGTAGCTGGATTGATCCTTGCTGGAACGATGTCGGTATCAACTGAGTCGAACCTGACATCATCAAGCAAAGTAAATACCGCATTACTTTGTGCGCCGAAGACCGAGTTCTTCTTTAGAACAGGGATAAGCGATGGATCCGGTCCTGAAGTTGGAGAAACGGATGATGCTGGCACTAGAACGAAGAACTGTGCAATACCGCTAGAAGTCGATGGACCCTTAAACTTAAATCCGTTTTGTTCGGCTAACTTCCTTACGTTTCCGTATTCTACGGCTGTTGGTAGAAATGATTCGTTTGCTTGATAATCGATATAAAACGATAGAATGTCACCAATATAAGAAACGCTGTCAATCATAAGCGAGCCAAAGCTAGCTTCGTTGAAATCTTTATAAGAATCTGGGTAGTACCTCTTTGCAAACTCGATAAGATCAGCTTTAATCTTTTCAAAGTCACGCGAGGTATATCTAATAAGTGGCTTCTTCATATTTGACATTTATGGTTCACCGTTCCTCAAATAAATAGTTAAAGGGTAACTATCTAATCACAAGATCTAATATTTGTGCATTGCTTGATGGAAAAGTATATTCCATCTTAATCTGTATGGTGTTCGGTTCTTCGTCATTGGAATATACACCAAGGCTTTTGATAGTTACGAATGGCAAATACGTATTTAACTGTTTAATGATTCTATCTCTAATATTGATCTTGGTTATCTCTGTAAGTGGCTCAAAGAGATAGTTTCGTATCCCTACGCCGAAGTTAGAATCCATGATTCTTTCGCCGGGAGATGTAAAGATAATCATTTTGACATTTTGCTTTACAACAGATGCTAGATTCTTGTTTAAAGCATATGGTCCGTCTGATGGGCTTAATTGAAGCGGAAGCTTTACAGAATATCCAGTAGCCATTTTATACCCTCATATATCGATAAGTAGATTATCAACAGATATCCTCATCATTAGCCGAACCACACGCATTTGTTGGATCTGGGATGATAGAGCGTTCGTACCCTGTGCCTATAATCGAGCGAAGATCACCCAACCCCTCTCTGAAAAGCGGATCGACTTTATTGGCATGTAGGATATCGTTTTGGATTTCGGAAATCTTTACAATAGATTCTCCCCTATCTGCATCAAGTAGTGGTCTTGAGGTTCTAATGAGTTTTTCTTCTTCAGTTTGTTGACTAGTGTTGTCATCATTCTCGCCATTGTATGATGGATCAAATGAGTTGTAAGAATGATAGAATACCTTTCTTACTGATTCATAGAACGGAGCTAAAACATTGGTTTCGTCTTTCTTGAAAACTTTATCGTCTACCCTCTTGATTCCTCCCCAATCTACGGCTGAGCCTATTGAGTTGGTAAAAGCTTTGGTCGTGTAGATAGCTGTTAGCGATGCCATGTATCGCAATGGTACACAGAAATCAAACATCTTCTTATATTCTTCGCTACAAGAGATAGCTCTAGACAATCTAATGTTCATCATTCTTGTCAAAGGACTATGATCAATCCATTTCGTTGGTGTAACATTAATATCGCCAAATCCATCTCCATTGTTTGAAGAGATATACGCATCGTAAATGGCTTTCAAGTCTCTGAGGGTCCATTCGACTGACTCTTCTGCTTTGAAGATAGGAATAGAATATCCTGTCTCTTTACTAAATGATTTAGTATTTTTGATTCTATCTCTTATATTGGTAATAGGATCTAGATCTCCTTCTTTGACGGGAATCAAATCATCTTCAAAATACGAATGCAATCCTTTATCGATGGTTAGATTAGAATCTGGTTGTAGCAACATTAATCTTAATCCAGCGTTAAATGTACCGGGTCTAAAGAAATCTTTCAGTTTAAAATCTAGGTAGTCAAAATAATCGCTCTGCTGCTGACCGGCGAAAGCTACGGATGCATTCAAGAATCCACTAGCTCCTAGCCAGTAAATCAAGTTAGTCAAACTTGATGGACCCCTAAAAATACCTTCTGCTGTTGGGCTAAGTGAGTCTCCCAAGAATCCACCCGTGAATCTGCCAGAGGTGTTGTACAACGCACTTTCCAAAGCAGAATGCAAGTTTAGGAAAACATCTTGACCCGTATCTCTATCGATATAAGCTCCAGCCATAGGAGAAACAAGTATTTCATCTCTTGGCATAAAATCTAGATTTATATATTGTTCAACTACGATGGGAGCGCCAACTTGACTCAAAACTATTGGCATGTTTGAAGCCGACATACCACCTATTATGTAGGTATCGGTACCAAGCTTCTTAAGTGTTGTACCATCTGTTTTGAATACTTTGAATCGCTTAATCCTATGGTAAGGATTTTCAGTTGTTCTTAGAACACGATCAAAGTTAATATTTTGTTGATTGTACGGATCAATACTCTCAAGATAATCATTGATTCTCTGATTACCGATATTATTAGTGATATCATTGATTTCTTGCATTCTTGTTGCTTCATCTTGGAAAAGGAAGAAACTATTCCAATCTGAATCGTATCCTGCTTTTGAGTATTCATTTTTGAGTAAGAACTCATTAGTTACAATGTCTCGTTTATTCAACTCAATGTAGTTCAAGACGCTTGGTGTCAAAAAGTCGGGACTGTATCTAAACATATCCATCGTTTGTGAACCACCGAATGGATTCGTACTTCTAAACTCCCTACCTATGTCATCAGCTAAATCAGCATCATAGTTAGCAGAGAAGCTATACACAGGCTCTTTTGGTTCACTCTTAAGCACGACAGATCCTGAAGGATGTGGCTGCATAGTGTAAAACTTATTGAACAAGAATCCATTAAAGTTACGGTCGTTATTATCTTCAAGAGTTCCATAGAACGCTCTATAGGCATAATCAGAAATCAACACGTTTCCAGCGGAGTATAGCATCGCTGGGTGATGACTGTAAATATTCCTCATATAAGCTGTACCGTCTGGATCTGGGATCTTCTCGCCATTCTGTACAATAGGGCCGCCGTTTATGGGCATATTTAGAATGCTATTTTCTTTGATCAAATCTGGGTTTAGGATTGCTAGCTGATTCGAAATAGTATTTAGCTCAGAACGTAATCTTATACTAAGAAGTTCTTCGAATAGTGGCTCGCAATCTTCCATTATCAGATTCCAATAGTTATTGCGAATCCTAATCTGTTCTTGTCTTTGCTTCTTGGCTTCAGCAAAGATCTTGTTCATTGGTCCTAGAGAGTTCTGGGAAGATGCCACAGCATTACTGATTGTTCCTAGCGGATAACTGGGTTGTTCGTACTGTGAGATTATAGAGGAAGCCTCTAGATATTGACTTTCTTTATCTGTTAGACCGGTCTTTGGTATACCAAAACGCCAGATATTCGTCTTTCTACCGATCAATCTCAAGAGTTCATCTTCTCTTGGGGTAACAGACAAAATCCTAGCTTCTCTCTTCTTGAACATCAAGGAAACATACATCTCCATAAGCATATGGTAGAACTTTGATGTTTTTCTTCTGTCTCTGCCAACTGTAGGACCAGCTTGAACGGCATAGTCCTTAAACCTATTCGCCAAGAAGGTAAAGAATACATTATCAAAAACGTTATCAGTTATTTCGACTGTGTTTAGGAAAGCAAAACCTTTATAATAATGCTCAAATGAAAACACTTTAATCATCATATCGACTAAACTGTCCATCGTTACAAGGGAGGCTTTACTAACAATCAAGTCAAACGGAGCTTGATTGCTATAATCATTGGCTTCTCTAGTTTCTTCACTGAGCCTAAGATATAGATCTGCCGCTTGCTCTGAAAACCCAGCAAAATCTGGAATGGGAGTTCTAGCTGGTCTTGCTTCTTCGTTCCTATCACGGACATATAGATTATAAAGATTCTTCCAATCATCCGAAAGTTTGTTGTAGATATAATAAGCAGGATCGGTTTCAGTACCACCGAAATCTTCTGGATTTACCGGATCTGGATATCCAGTAATAGTATTCGTGTGGAAACTGTTTAGTGGATTAATCCTTTGATCCGTGACACCAAAGTTAAGGTTTTTTCCGTTCAAGGCTGGAATCTTGTTCATACCATCCATAAAGCTATTGTACACATAGTTGTAAAGTTCTTTTTGGATATATTCGGCGTACTTCTTACCGTCTGGCATTTCCTCGAAGTTAATACCAACGTTATCTTGTATAGCTTTCAAAACCAAATCAGCAAATACCAGTGATTGTTTGGAAGCACCTTCTAACTGATTCGGAGGAAGAATATCCATTATTGACGGATTAGCAATACTTGGATCCTTCACATTGATAAAGTAATCACTTGATTTCTTAACGATATCTTTTAGCTCAATCCGTTTGTTTAACTGATCAAATACAAACTTATTGTTATTGATTATCTGTAGGTTTTCTACTGTTTGGAAGGATCCGATGACAGGATTTTCATTAAAACTGTTCGGTCCTAGATTATCCAAGCCACGGATTGAAGAAGGATAATAGTCAATAATCTTAGTCCTTATTAAACCGTCCTCTGCTCCTGCTGGTGTGAGTGGCATGATAAAGAAGTTGTAACTCTTGACTCTGTACAATGGCTGCTTTGAAGAGATCTTCTTGTTCACACCGGGAAGAGCAGGAGGATTTTTATTAGAAAGTTGCTCTTGAGTTGCAGGAATATACATTGTTCTTGGATTAAAAATAGCAGTAATAGCATTCTTTAGTCCATAAACAGGATGTACCATACTCAATAATATCGTGTTTATTAGATTCTTGTTTGGAACCAAAACTTCCACGAAAGCTCCAGCCTCAAGGTTGGCTTGTCTTATACCATCGACGCTTAGGTTTTCAATACTGCTCTGGCTTAGGTCATATATACCAGTAAAACTTAGACCTCTGACGGAAAAGAAAATGTTTCCAAGTCTCTTGAACAAGTCTTCATATGTTAGAAGTTGTTCAAAAGTCATCGATTGCATCTGTAGATCTTCGTTAGTTAGGGAGGCAAAGTATCTTAGTCTTTCCTTATCTTCATCAGTAAACCCGATACGAGCATTGAATGGATCGACTAGATTATCAAATAGCTGGGGGTTGGTTGTGAAGGGTGTGATAGCTAGTCGATTAGCCCTGTCAAGGCTACAGAACTCTTCTTGGTTAAGTCTCATCCAGCTAGCTACTAGAGAAGGCTCAAAAGTGTTTAAGGTAGGACTTTGCACGATTGAGGTATCGCTAGTGGGATCAAATGTATTAGTGACTTTAGCAACGTATGATTCTGCTGTTAGAGCATTTGTTAAACCTTGCGCGATCTGCAAGAAAAGAGGATATGGTAGACCATTTTTGCCACTAAGTACTTTGGTTATGAATCCTCTGTCACCGACCATCGATAAATCAAGAGATTCCTTCAAAGGCTCAAAAATGTTTGTGTACGAACGTACCAACTCAGTTTTGACTAGTTCGTTAATAGGCTCAATCGAAGATTCAATACCGCAGTTCGGATTACCAGTTTGAATCAACGGAATCATGCTATCAAGTGGATCGTCGTTATTCAAAAGATCCAAAAACTGTTGTGCTTGTAAAGAGTTGAGATCACAAATCTTATTGATTTGTAACTCTACTTCCGAATCTGCAAGGCCCTTCTCTTTTAATAAAGCGATTCTCAAATCGTTATAGACCCTGTAGTATTCCGGTGTTGCACATAGTAGTGTATTTACCGGCATATCTACAGTTCTACTTATTTGATCACACCCTGCGTTAGACAGACTTGATAATGACTTAAAAAATGCTGTTATATCTTGGGGATCTTTGCTGATACCTGCCTGTGGATATCTGAAATCGATTATGTTCTGGATTATTAGGATCGTATCTTGCGTTGGATTACCGCCGAGGAGTTCACAGTATTCCCTCTCTGTTAATACACTTGTAGCCAAAGACAAAAACTCGTTTAATGAGTTGATATCCATGCCGTTGAACATACCAATAGAAGAGGCTATCTCTGCTAACAACGCAGAGATATCGGCTATGTTTATGTTTGAAGTATTATTTGGATTATTAGCTTTTATACTAGCAGCTATCTTTCTGGCCATTGCATCGGAGCTTACTGCTCTATTCTGAGTTGCTGGGCCTAGTTCTTCTTCGGGGACAATCATAGCTGCGATTTCGGCACATGATAGATCCGGTACAAGTTTCTGGAGGTATGACAATACAAGCTTAAACAGAGTTGTAGTCGCAACGTAGAAACTGGAAATCAATACGCTAGCTAATGCCGATTCAATAAGTTCGTGCCTGTCAGCTATCTTGATCTTACCTAGCTTTGTCTTCTTAAGACGGATTGGCTTGAAACCTTGAAAGAACTGTTTTATTGCCAAACCTAGATTACGATATTTGTTAAACATATTCGCATCTGGCAGATCGCATCTATTCTCAAGACCATCGAAGATTTTTTGTAGGTCGTCTTGTGCGCCAGTAATCAAACCGGTCATATCTTCCGAGAGATCGTTAAGTGATATCTCCCCCAATACTGACCCGTTCAGATCTCTAGATACAATCTTAAGATCAATACCGAGTTTTCCATTTTGCAAGAAATCGATAGAGGCAGTTGATACAGCCTTAAAAGCCTCTTCGTCAGATTGTTCATCGATATTGTCTGGATTTACGATTGCTATTATTTCATCAAACTTGGCGATGTTTTGCAAGGATGCAGGAACATCCTCTCTAGTCGAGAGATAATCCAGATAAGCTTGTTGTAGCTTTGGCTCAAACTGACTAGAAGTTAGAACACCATTAACGAATCTTCCGACTAACTTAAAATCGTTTATAGCCTCAGAGATGCTTTTATCTTTTATGCCAGCAATAAGCTTATTTAACAAGAATACAGGATCTAAATACTTCAAATATTCTTGTACGTTAAACTGTGTTATGGTTTCGATTGGTATAGATCTAGCTAACGAAGTGAGTGATATAAACCCTAATAACTTAAGGGAGTTCACGCCCATAGCATCTAAAAGTTGTTTTCTAGCTAGTGCGCCAGTATCGCCCTTGGCAAAAACTCCACTTGTATCGAATGTGACGTTATCTGTGAAACTATCGATTACATCATTTAGTACTAATGCGTATGGATCACCAGCATGTAGTTGTTGCTGATCTACCAAAGCCGCTTTAGCAGCCTTATTAATGGGGTTTTTTAATAACTCGTCTTCTTTTACCTTTTGAGCATAGTTCTTAAATGGCTGTTCGTTGTATTGATTTGCATAATATTCAAGCCCGTCTTCCTTGATATCACGGAGTATATCATTCAGGACATTGGTTGCAAAATCTTTTAGAAACTGCGCTCTTGGAGTTTGTAGCGGATCTGTAGTGGTTCCGTCTTCAAACCTTAATGGGGGATAACGCAGAGTAGCTGCAAACTCTTTGAAGTTTGTACCTTTTCTAGAAGTAGCCATTTTATTTCCTTATACTATAGATAGCTGTTACCTATCATTTTTGTTTGGTCTTAGAAGTGCTAGTAGAACATCCAAGTTCATCAAGTAGTTCATGACCACTTCTTGCATAAATACATCTTGGGAGTTTAAACCTTCTAGATTTGAGCCAGAACCATCTAGATTTTTCCAGATTAAATCTAATGGAGGTCTAGAGCCGTTCATTACTTGGACTCTGTACATTTTAATCTTTGTACCGGCTGTCAACCCATCTGCCAAACCTGATCCAGAGTTATTTGTGGGCGGTTTGGTCTGTGTATTGATTTGTTTTGGATCGACTTGTTTGCTGCCTTGTGGTGCGACAACGGAAGTCCCCTCTACTGTCGTAGGAGCCTGAACATCTGATGGATTCTCAAATGCAAATACAAGCATTATCCTATCATCCAGCATATATTGTCCGCTTTTGCTAAGTCTAATATCATCTGCTAACGAGATTCCATTCTTGGAAAGTAGCTTTGTGAATATGGGCCTAAACTTCTGGAAGTTTCTAGAGTCTTGCTTCAGAATATCAAACTTGAGTTTATTGAAGATCTTACTTGATGATATTGCCAGATTTGTTACTGAAGGATTTTCATTGCCAAAAGTGACTTTCCAAAGTGCATGGTCAAACACATATTTCTTTAATATGTTTTCGAACGCTTCTAGAGAACTGAAAAAGTCTCTGATTGTCATGCTATAAGAGCGAATATACTCTGAACTTGGTGGTTGCTCAGTAAAACGTGGTATAACTTCAATGCTCTTAGGCTCTAAACTTAAATCATTTTCGCTGACGCTGAAAAGTATCTTCGAAGGTTTGAATGATCTTGGCTCAAAATAGAGTCCATTCTCCTCTAACCTTACGATTTGCATAGCTTTCTCTTCTTTTGCTTGTTGAGTAGTATTAGAGTTAAAAATATTGAACTTAAAAGTTGAATCCAGTATATTAAAAGCTTGTAACTTATAGGTATCTATCTTTTTTTGGAAATCAGTAAAGTTATTTGTTACCACATCATAAACAATAAAATATTTCTTTAGTTCAGGTGCATAGTAAGGACTTGTTCTGTCTCTGACCGTCCAATCTTGTAAGAATGTTTTTGTTGGATTAGGTACATCACGGCACTTGTCTCCAACAGCAGCGTCTGCTTCTCTACAAACAAGCAATCTTTCCGCCATAGCTTCGGCTTTTGCTAGCCTTTTAGCTTCTGCTTCAGCTAAGTTTCTTTCATACTCTTCTTGTAGATCTTGTTGTATCTGATTTACATAATCATTGTATTCTGCAACAGTTGTGGCTGTTGAAACACCAGTTATAGATTCAAGTAATACAACAATAATATTTCTTATTGCCGCTACGGAGATAGCAGTTCTATATAGCACTTCTTGATTTAACTTCCCGTTGTCTCCAACTACTGGCTGATTATAGTAGTTACGATCAGTCACATATGAATAACAAAGATTTATTCTCTCTAGTGCTTGATTCAGAGTTGCTTTTGTAGTTACTGCATCGAACTCCTGAACTCCCTGCAAGCTAGCTAGTTGATCGTCTGTTAAAGCAGCCACATCGGCTTCGTAGGAATCTGGGTAGCTTTGACGATATTCTTTAATACACTCTTTTGCTTGTAAGCACATATTGTAAAAGGTAGCTTCTTCTATCAAGCTAGTTGGTACATCTTGCCCCTGATATCTGACGTAATCGCCACGATATTCGTTTCTTCGAATAGCATCTGGTCCGTATTCAGCAACAGCAAGTACCCATCCAATACTAGAAGCGAATCCATTGCTTAGCTGTAGTGTAAAAGGAAGACCGTTGATTTCGCGACATCCACCTTCATATATCTGGCCTGTTATATCAAAGATTCTATATGGATTTATCGCTTGTGCAATGATATCTAAAGTTTCTTTGTAAGTATTTTGAATCAAAGAATCAATAGAACTAGGAGCATCACCAGAATAAGTCCATCCGGTCCTATCGACTGATGGGTCAAAAAATGCATCTTCAGTCGGACCTATCGTGTTACCTTCTAAATCAATCCAATATGGATTAGGCGAAACATGCCCCATGATCGAGTCTATAAACTTATTTCCAACCGGTTTCAGACTAGCTGCTTCATTGAATATTGAGCGATTAACACCTTCTACAAACGGCAACGAAATGTTTTGACCAGTTAGATTTCCAACAATAAGATTATAGTAAGCAACGATTCTTTCATCCTTTTGGAGAATCGATAAAAAGTTTGCACATTCGTTAAATGGTTCGGCATAAAGTCCATAACAGTTACTATTTGGAGTACCAACGACTAGCTCAACGCCAAATGGGCTTTCGCCTTGCTGTGCCACTTTGGGATCGTAGTTGTCATTGTAAGTTCCGTCATTAGGGACATAAGTAACAGATTCGGGAGTGTTACGTTGGATTAGCGAAATGTCTGGAGGTATGTATGCCATTAGTTTACCCTGTTGTGGCGACTTCTTATGGATTTTTCGCCCTTATCAAATAGATATCTACTTCTAAAATCAGCGATATCAGATCTCCATTCTAAGAGTTTCGTATTGACTTTTTCTGTCATTCTAGCAGCTTTTGTGGCTTTTGCTGTTTTTACGACTGGATCTTGTTGTATCTTTAATGGTACTCCATCGGCGGTGACTGATAGTGGATGTTCGTGACTAGATAGAGACTTTTCAAATGCATCTTGAGCGATTATCATCTGATCAATCATGGCAGATAGATTTGTTATAATCGTAACCAACTCTCCAATACAATCTGCGACATTATCCCCCAATGCCATAGGTTGCAGTTCTGAATCATCATTACCCGCAATAATATCAATACCGTAATAAGAGATATTCTTACCTCCCAAAGTGTTTTGTTCTTTAACAAATGGGCCAGTTACAAGCTTTATGTTTTCACGACCAATGATTCTGATTCCGTCAGCTTTCAGACCAATACCAGATCTAGCACGGAGACTCATTGAACCTCTGGCTAGTTCATAGTTATTATCGATATCTGTTAGTTGAGAGATATAGATACCTGCTGCATCTGTCTTAAGGTTGTTATCAGCATATATCTGCTCTTTACCGCGACTCTTTGGAGGGAATGCCATACCGGCCTTGAGGTAAATCGAACCGGCTCCGGTTGCGCCAATATTACCATATCCGCTTGATTTGCTGCTAGGTCTATCACGACCAATAATGATAGCAGAGTTGTTCTTACTAGCTAATACTTTCTCGTAATCAGCAGCATTATGTTCTGGCACATTCTCTGGAAGTGAGTCACCATTAAGACCACCTTTAAATATTCTATCAGATTGCAACTGATTGCCAATGAACAACTGACTCTGTTCTGGTCTATAGTTGGGATCTGACAGTTTTCTGGATGCGTCGAGTAATCGAATACCGCCTTTAGATTTTGGTATGTAATCTAAAGGATTGTCGTCGGCGCGGGCAGACTTAAATGAATCATTTTCGAACATGTATGTTCCTTCTCATTATAAATAGAAATAACAAAAGTTTGTTATGGTATTGAGTAGTCTTCTGGGGCTAGTGTCGTTCCATCCAGTATCTTTTTACACACAGCCAAAAGCTGATCAGATCCCGGCCAAGACCATGTGTTAGCGTGACCAGCGTGTGCATTAGGACCGGTGCCTTCTGGTGGTATTATGACCGGCGAGAGAATATAAAAAGGCGGGCTAAATCCAGAAAACTGTCCACTATTGGTGTAATATCCGTTCGGTACCTCTTGATTTGTTCTATACTTTAGGTTTCCCAAGTGTAAAGGAGATCTCATAACATAAAACTGTGGGGCCGCTGGGAATGCTCTTCTAAGGTTCTCATGTAGTAGTTTTATTCCATCGTGGTTAACTGCAAATCCATCGTTACCACCGACGTTTATTATGACCTTGCTAATCGTTTCAGATGGTGTAGCCCGAGGAAGTACTTCGTTTAATCTTGCTAATCCGCTGCCATCCTTATACAACTGATGTCTATACGCTGTTGTCGGCGCGCCAATCTTAGAAGCTACCAAAGGACTCATAGAACCACCAACAAAGATAATATCACCTGTCGTATTTAATGGACCGGTAGGAACTACCCCTCCATTTGCGAAAGTCCCAGTAGCTCTATTTCCTCCGTAACTTCTTCTAACATAAGTGCTTACATCTTTCTTGATATATACTTCTTTTATTATTCCACTTTGAAAGTTGGTTTTGTCTTGAAACTCTACTACAAGCCAGTCTCCAACTTCTATATTCCCAACTGATTTACCGTCTAAGTCTTCCTTTGGAGCATAAAACTTACCAATATGTCCTCTAAGTCTAGTGATATCTCTAAAGCCTAAAGAAGTAGCACCGCTTGTATCGTCTATCAGAAGTTCTGGATCTGGGACACCGGCATCGGCGTCGTTGATTCTAGCTATAACACAAACAAAAGTTCTATTTCCATATTCTGTTAAGATATTTGCGCTTGAGAAATAGCTTAACTGCGCGGGAAGCTTTACGTCATTATCCACCGATAAGACTTCCACGAATCTTTCTTTTATTTCCGTACCCTTCGAACCAAATAATCTATGTCTTACCGCTTCGTTCATAGTACTGAACGGGTCGATAACTTGGGCTTCATAGTTCGGTAACGATATATTCTCTTTCTGACTTACCGGAACAAACGTATCATTTGGTAACTTATTATTCGGAGATGCCACTTTAAATCTCCGATGTACCAAAATCTGTTGGTGCTTCTGAAGTTGCTACCGGACTTTGCAGAGGAGATACTGGTGAGGTTGGAAGTTCTGTGGGTGCCGTTTCCAGCGGCTGGCTCGTAGGTAGTTCGTTCCCTTCGATAAAAGGACGTATATGTTCTGGAATCGACGCTGCTGGCCGTAGCGAACCATTCAGAAGAAGTTTTCCCATAGCTTGGTTGTCTTTTCGAATATGGAAGTTATTATGATCCTTATATAATGGTGATGCCCTCTCCACTTGATATACACCACCAACATCCTGATCGGGTTTGCCAGCCAAAAAGTCTGGTCTAATCTGAACATGCAGAGCCGCGTTTTCTTGTAAAACAGGATCCCTAATAGCAGCTAAAGCTCGTTTTAGTCCATTCTGTATCTGCTGTTGCGAATAAGACGGTTTATATCCTCTGAATGCTCTTATAGCGGAAGCTTCATCTGTTATTCTTTGCCAATCAGCTTGGTTTTTATAAGTTGGCTCGTAGTTTTTGCCGCCTGCGACATTCTTAGTAATACTCTTAGAATAATAACCATTATAGGTATTTGCTATATAATATCGATTGTATATTGATTGTGCTACATCTGCCATTCCTTGGTCGCTAGCGCCACCTTCAGCAAAACAAATGGTTAATAGAGTCCAAAACTCTTGATTTAATGGAGGATTATCAAGATTTGCTGATTCCGCCGGAAGATTAGGATAAGCACCGTCAAATGAGCTACCAGCAGAAAAACCTCCGCCAGATGAACCCCAAGTTGACTTATCTTTCTTGAAATAAACGTCTTTTATAATGCCATTTGACATTGTTGTTTTATCTTGAAACTCAACTATAAGCCAATCTCCAACTTCAATATTAGTAGCTCCCTTTGCTCGGATATCATCTGCTGGGGCGTAGAACTTGCCTATGCTAGATCTCAGCTTTGTGATATCACCAAAAGTTTGAGTAGTTGTTCCATCGATTACTATTTGTTCTGGATCTGGTATGCCACTATGAAGATCCATTACTCTACAAACAACAGAAATCCAATCTCTGTTACCGTATTCAGTTGCGATAGAGGAGTTGCCGAAATAGTTCAAATCACTCGGCACCTTCACTGTCATATCTACGGCCATTACTTCTGCCAATCTCTCGTTTACTTCTGTTTTTGTGCTTGAAAATAAAGAATCACGATATGCTTGCTTAATCGATGACATTGGATTGATCGATTGAGCAGCATAATCGTGAATAACGTTATTTTCTTTCTGATTAGCGACTACGAATACATCGTTTGGGAGCTTAGCAGATCCAGACGGTTGTACTGGTTGGGCCAATATCAGTTTCCTCCGTCATTCTGCAAGAGGTCGAAAATCTTGTCCTTGTCTAACTCAGTAATATCAGCAGCGGCTGTTTCGCGTTTCTGGAGTATCATAGCGATCTTCACAAGCTGCTCGTTCGAACGTTGTAGTGTTTCAACATACTTTGCTGCAACGGAACCGGCAAACTTGTGGTTCTCTTCATCTTTCGCCAAAAGACGCATTACATCGTCTAGAAGCTCTCTCGTAACTTCTCTATCATCTTCGATGTTCTTAATGGCACTAGCTATGTGTTTGTCTACTTCATTACTCATAGTTCTTGGTCCCAATCCTTTCGAAACTCTTGATAGTTTACTTTCAATCTCTTAAGACAAGATACGATCTGTTTTGTATTAAGACCGGTAATCTCTCTTAGATATAAGTAAATAGCTTTCTTATTAAAAATCTCGATTTCATGGGCTGATTCGAAAAGTACTTGAATAGCCTTTATTACCTTTTCATCGTTCGGCTTATCAGACTCTTCCATCCAATCAATCATGTTGGCACGAAGATTATCAATAAGCTCGTTATGCTCTCTAATATTTTCGTATGGGTTATCCTCTGATAGATACCGAAGCTCTAAATCTTTTGGCATTTCTTGAATGTCAAGTTCAGTCTGATTCTTCTTAGACTTTCTCTTGACCTTGTGGATAAACCAGTTCTTAGTGATGACTGAAAAATACGAGAAGGCTTTTGAACCTTGGCTTACATCATATTTATCAAGGATGGTAATGAGCCAGATCTTGCATTCATCACGCAAATAATCAATATTTGGAAGTGTAGTGAACTTGTAAGTGAAAACAATCTTATCGACCATTTCATCGAACGCGGGGCCGATCAACTTACTGTATAGTTCCGTTCTTATTCTTTTGTCGTTTGTCGCGACATACTTAAGAATCGCGTCTTCGTGATCCTGCGTAAAATACTTCTTGGTTGGCTTTGAACTGCGGCTCATTCTCTGTTTCTTCATCGTCTTCCTCTTGTTCGTCGGGAAGATCTTGCAACGGCTCGTTTGTCAAATCCATGATTTCTGAGAACTGCTCGATCTTCGATGTAAAATACATACCATGCTCTAACAAACCACCAAGTGTTTCGTCGCCATAAAAACTCTCTAGTTCATAAAGACTCTTTAAGTGCGAAGTGAAACTTACTGCTTCATTGTTTAGTTCAGTAATGTTTTTTGATACAAAGTTGATGTTCTTTAGTAAGAAACGGATGTAAGCGACAAGCCCAACCATAATGGCTAGTGATAGCAGAAAAGCTATTGTCCAACCATTAATCTCGACTATCATCTTTGTACTCCTTGGCCAAAGACCTCTTTTCTTCTATGAGGTCTCTCTTGGTTTGTTCTATATACTCTATAACAAGCTGGCCTGGTTTTGACAAGGAAGATTTAGAACTTTTGCAAAATAAATCTGATAGTTGCCTTTCTAGCTTACCGTTCTGGCCACAATCGCAACAGTCAACTGACTCTGATATACCATGTACCAGAGTCAGCGACTTATCGCATTTTTGGCAGAGATAATCATACCTCGGCATGATCAGTCTTCTAGTTCTTCGCCAAAAGAGTCTTCATCAAACTTTACGATTGGCGGATTCATAACTATCAATCCGTCTTCGGACATCTTGAATCGAAACCCTTTAAGAACTGGAACGATGTCGCTTTGTTCAAGTAATGATTTTTGCAATGCCATCATTAATGCACCGATTGCTTGATCGGTTAGACTCATCTCACTCATTTTATTACTCCTTTGTATTTTGAACACTAAGTGTTTGTGACACAGCCGAAGGATTGGAAGCCCAATCCCACATTTCTCTTATTTCTTTATTGTATTCCCACGATTGTTCTAAAATAGAACAGTTAACATTGTGACTGTTTAAAGTAGATATCAAAGAGTTGATATCTTTAGGGAAGCAAGTTCCTCCATAGCCCAGAAAACCATCTGGACCGGGGACACTTGTATGGGATGAACCGATCCTTGGATCGGAGATTATCCCAGAGACTACAGTACGATAATCAAATCCCATCTTATCAGCTAGCTGGAATAAAACGTTGAAGTAACTGACTTTGAGAGCTAAAAAGCTATTTGAGAAATACTTTATCGCTTCAGATTCGTCAGAAGAAGTCAACAAGATAGGGATCTGGACCCCGTACTTTTGCTGGTATAGCTCTTTCACCGTCGTGGCAAGCTCGATGGGACCACCCACTACATTCCTGCTAGGATTTGCAAAATCATTAACAGCATTTTTTGCAGTTAAAAACTCTGGACTGTGGACGATCTTCAGATCTGGCCTGTTGGCGGATATCGATTTCGTTGTTCCGATTGGAACAGTAGACTTTATAATAAATAAGCACTTTAGATTATTTGGAAGATTATTAAAGAAATCCATTAGTATTGTTAGATCACAGCCACCACCTTGTGGACTTACCATTGGAGTTGGCAAGCAAACAAAAACGAAATCGCTTTGTAATACTTGTCCAAGAGAGTTGTATGTTCTTGCGGGCGATGCATCGTAGACACTTGTTTCGAAAGAATCTTTGAAGTTCTGATACACCGCATTTCCCACAAACCCGTTACCGACTATTCCTACTCTATGCATTCTTGTTTGCCTCGATCCATGTATCTAGAGTCACTGTTGGATTCCATCCAAGTAAATCTTTTGCTTTTGTATTGTCGCATAGACTATTTCTAGCCTCCCCGAGTCTAGGAGGGATATATTCAACTTCGCCACCAATCATTTTAGCTATTTCAACGATTGAATAGTTCTTACCAGTACCGATATTAAACAGGTTGCCTAGTATTGCCTTATTCTGTAAGAACGCTGCCTTAATATTAGCTTCTACTACATCGTCTACATGTGTAAAATCTCTTCTTTGAAGTCCATCTCCAACTATTGTCATGCTCTTTCCTTCTGCAACTTGTTTCAAGAATAATCCGATTACTGGAGCGTATTGTCCTTTCGTCGGTTGCCTATTCCCATAAACGTTGAAGTATCTGAAGGATACAGTCTCTAGTCCGAATAGCGTATAATACATTTTACACAACTCTTCGCCCGCTGTTTTAGATACGGAATAAGGATTCAAACAATCTTTTGGCATATCTTCACGATAAGGAATATTGTTACTAAGCCCGTAAGCAGCAGATGTGGAAGAATAGACAACTCTCTTTACCCTCTGCTCTCGGGCGGCTTGTAAGACGTTACAAGTTCCAAGAGTATTCACCCTTACGGCGAATAGCGGATTATTTATTGCTGGCTGTATCCTCGATTCCGCAGCTAAATGGAAAACAACATTTACACCTTCAAATAATGGTAGAATATTGTCATAATCACAAATATCCAGTTTATGATTCTCTGCTAGCTCGTTCCAGTAAAACGTTTCATGAGCCTCAGATGACTCGTTATCCACAGCTACTACGCTATGCCCGTCTTTTATTAGTCTATCTACTAAGTTTGAACCAATAAATCCTGCCGCGCCTGTTACCAATACTCTACTCATTGCTTTAGTCCTCTAAGATCCTCATCATACATCATTCTAGCGAGTTCTTTAAACTTTACTTTAGGTTCCCATCCAAGTTCTTTTCTAGCTTTTGAATAATCCCCGAGCAAATATGGCACTTCGTGCGGACGATATAATCTGGCATCTACTTCGACATATTTATCGACATCCAGTTCAGCATGTTCAAATACTTCATGCAAAAACTCGCGAACTGTATGAGTCTCACCAGTAGCTATGACATAATCATCCGGCTTGTCTTGTTGTAGCATTAGCCACATTGCTTCGACATAATCACCAGCAAATCCCCAATCACGTTTGGCGTCTAAGTTTCCTAGGAAAAGTTTATCTTGTAATCCAGCTTTGATTCTCGCTGCTGCTAGCGTGATCTTTCTGGTTACAAAAGTTTCGCCGCGTCTAGGAGATTCGTGATTAAAAAGAATCCCAGATGTACAAAACATACCGTAGGACTTGCGATAGTTCCTCATAAGACTATGGGCAAATACTTTTGCGTTAGCATAAGGTGAGGCAGGCATTAAGACGCTATCTTCGTTGAATGGATAGTTTGGGTTATCACCGTACATTTCTGAGGATGATGCTTGATAAAGCTTTACTTCTTTTACATCCCTAAAGTTTCTTATAGCTTCAACAATCCCTAAAGTGCCGTTTACTATAGTGTTGATTGTAGAGGCTGGGACATCGAAAGAAACTCTAACGTGCGATTGAGCAGCTAGATTGTACACTTCATCTGGTTTGTACTTTTGAAGCAGCCTGTAGAATGACATGGGATCATCCAACTCAAAGTATTCTAGCTTGAAGTTTCTATTTTCAAACACAGAATCGATTCTCTCAGTTGCTATCAAAGAAGTCCTTCTCTTTAGGCCAACGACTCGATAACCCTTAGATAATAGCAACTCTGTTAAATAAGAGCCGTCTTGTCCAGTTACACCGGTTATAAATGCTGTTTTCATATTATTCGATATTCCTATTATTCAAAAACCATTTTATAGTTTGTTCCAATCCAGCTCTCAAATCCGTTTTTGCTTCAAATCCGAGAAGTTCGCGAGATTTTGTAAGATCTAGACTTCTTCTTGGCTGCCCATCTGGTTTCGTAGTGTCATAGACAATCTCTCCAGAATATTTCATTATATCGCAAATGCAAGACATAAGCTCAGAGATGGTTATTTCTTTACCAGTTCCAATATTTATAGGATCTGGAGGGATCTGCTTTTCCAAAGCTAGTTCTACAGCTTCGGCACAATCTGGTGCATACAGGAACTCGCGAGAAGCTTTTCCTGTTCCCCATAATATAACCTCTTTTTGTTTAGATTCAAGAGCTTTTTGTATTTTTAATATAAGTGCTGGTATCACATGGCTTGTTGTGAGATTAAAATGATCATATGGCCCATACATATTAACAGGTATTAGGTTTACTCCGTTGAATCCGTATTGATAATGGTAGTTTTCTAGCAAACTCATAAGAGTCTTTTTAGCTATTCCATATGGAGCATTGGTTTCTTCTGGGTAGCCGAGCCACAAATCCTCTTCTCTAAACGGCACCTGTGTGTGCTTAGGATACGAACATACAGTACCAAGAAGCACAAACTTTTCAACGTTATGTATCATAGAACTGTGTATCATGTTGATACCCATAGCTAAGTTCTCGTACATAAACTTACCGGGATTCAGCTTATTGGCACCTATACCGCCGACTGCTCCTGCGGCATGAATAACCAAATCCGGTCTTATATGCCTCAACATATCTTCGCATTCATGTTGTTGTATAAGGTTGTGTTGTTTCGAACCAATAGATGTTACTTCATACTTGTCCGATAATCTTTCAACTATATTTTTGCCAACAAATCCTGTGGCACCTGTCAGAAGAACTTTTTTCATTTCTTTATCGCTTTCCACGAAGAAGGTGGGCATTCTGTAACAGTTGTGTTTTTATCAACGAAAAACTCATCTACTGCCTTCTTAACCCCCGGCCAGTCATCACCAAGGTAATCATGACCAGCTATTATTCCATTTCTCTTTACTTTTGGATACCAAGCCTCTAAATCTTTCTTTACAGCTTCGTATGAATGATCAGCATCTATAAAGATTATATCGATTGTTTCGTTTTGAAACATTTCCGACGCTTCAACCGAATCTTTCTTTATTATATTTACATAATCATCAATCTCAAGATGTTTCAAATTTTCTTTGAAATGGTCCAGCAAGCTGACCTGAAGGGAGTCTATCATACCTCTATGCCCTGGGTCGCCAGCGGTACCCTTAAAGGTATCGATTGCAAATAAAGTTGGTTTTTTATTGCTTTGTTTTAAGTCGGTTGCTAAAAAGGATATTGATTTACCTTTCCATACACCAACTTCAACAAAAGTTTTGCTATCGGTTAATAAGCTAGAAAACTCAGAATATAGATCTTTATAATCAAACCATCCGTGTATATCTTCATAGCTTGTTATCATTCATCTATCCTCTTCTTTATTGTAGTTTGATAACTTCCCATCTATACCAGAATATTCAGAATATTTTGGCCTATAGTCTTCTCCAAGCCAGCCAACAGTTTCTGCCAAGGTTCTACTGTTACTTGGCGACCCGTCATAGAGTGAGAAGTCTTTTAGCTTATCGCCATGACCGAGTTCAACCAACTCTTCCCATAACTCAGTACCGGGAAAGGGAACGCAATCACTTATTTGCCAATGAACTCTATTATTGTTCTTCCTGCCCAAAGCTTCTAGTTCTTTTAAGATCTCCTGATCTCTTTCCCAACTTCCCGCCTTTTCACCGGGAAGGTTCTTCATTGTTGTAAAATGAAACTCCATATTAGAGAAGTTAGTCACAATGTATTTAAGATTATTATATGCCTTTGTTGTATCGAGTTTCTTTTTAACGTTATTGGAGAGTTCTTGGTTAAATGATTCTATACCGAATCGCATTCCGACACATCCACTATCAACCATTTTTTTATAGATATCTGGTGTGCTTGTATCAATCCTACCCATCATTGTCCAAGGAACCCCGATGTCTTTCAGACCATCACAAAGGCTTTCGATTCTAGATTTTCCTAGATTCCAAGTGTCGTCATCAAACAAAATACTACCAAGATTTCCATTTAACTGTCTTTTAACTTGTCTTATTTCGTCCAAAATGAACTCCGGTTTTCTAGCCCTATATTGTCCATTATTGATTACTTTCGGCCATTGACAATAAGTACACTTAAACGGACATCCTCTAGAAGTCTGAACTGTTAGCTGTACTCTGGGAGTTATCATAGTTGGTTCGTAGTAGTTGCCAATATACTCTAGTGGTCTTAACGGAACAAAGTTTTCGCCGTTCGGAAGAGTATCTATATTAGTAAGATGTTCGAATCTGTATATTTCCTTTGAGTTTTCTAGTTTCTGGCAGATGTCTAATGCCGGAATGTCATATTCGCCTATAACACAGTTATCAATGTGTTCTTCTTGTATACATGTCTCGGCATAAACCTTCATGTGTGGACCGCAGAAAACATTTCTGCAATCTATTGTCCTCTTAGCCCATAAAGCTATACTATTATTAATATTATATGTAGGAGTCGAAACATCATAGAAAATGATGTCTGGTTTAAAATCAAATATTCTCTGTTTCACTTCGTTCAAGCTACTGTGTCTCAAAGCTACACCATCATACAGTTCGACTTCGAAACCATGCGATTGAACATACTTAGCAGCCCAACCTAACCAAAAAGGAAATGGTGCATATCCGTGAAAGTGATTTCCTTTGATCGTCCAAGGCCAACGAGAACCAGCATTTGGACCAGTGTGTATTTCCCCATCAACGATCTTAATATTTGGAATATTAGCAAATAAAATCTTCATAGTTTTCTCCCTAACCAATCAAGCAAGTCGTTCATACGATGCTTGAATGTATGTTTATTTTTAATAAGCTCAAAACCTGCTTCTCTAAACTTAACCGTTTCTGTTGGATTTGCAAGATAAAAATCAATCTTTTTGTTAAGATCATCAAATCCATCAGTGAAAATAATACTTTCTCCGAACTCCTTTTCAAGTTGCGGAGACCAATCAGAAATCACAAACCCGCTACATGCAAGTATATTAAAAATCCTGAAGTTGTACGATCCATATCGTAGATGCTCTTCAAGATGTGCATTAAGACATATCTTTGAAGAAGAATACAATACTGCCTCATCTGGAATGGATATTTTCCCCTTACAGTATTCCGAGTTCCAAGCGAGTGGATTTCCATATATTGCTAGGCCCTTGTTTTTGGCTGCGAAAAGATATCTTTGGTTTGTACCTTCGTTTCTGATTTTGTTCCCAACAAAACATAGATTATGATCGAAGGCTTCTGAGTATGTCTTCTTATTAAATAAATCTAAATCTGTTGCGAACTGGCACACTAGCCCGTCCTCCCCGCAAGCATTTTTAAGTCCTTCCGATGGAAAAATAAACCCATCATATCTGTTTTTTACTTGTTGAAACATTTCGATGGTGCCGGGCCACGCTGGTTTTGGGAAGCAGTTCTGCATATAAAGAGCCTTAAACCCTCCGGTACTTTCCAAAAGTGGTGTAAAAGATATAGAGACATCATAGTCTCTACGTCTTCCGTTTAAGTCTACTATTCCAACTCTATCATCATCCAATAAGTTTTTTGCCCATAATCTTGCAACGAGTTCATCACCCTGCACATTATTACCGTCATTATTGGTATTCAGCGAGTTTACAGATGGAACTAGAATATTTATTTTCATCTTTTGCTCTCAGTCATAAGTCTATCTAACCCAAACTCCAATGAGTCTGGTCTTTTCCCGGTCAAGGAAGTATACTTGCTTGTATCCAGCGAAATATCATACGGCAAAGTACCGTTACAAGTACCTTGTGTTAGAATATTATCGTTCATATTGTAACACGATAAAACATATTTGTAAAGTTCAAATCTGTTTATTCTGTCAGGACCGCTCAGATTTATTACACCACTAAAATCTTCATTGATCACATCTAGAATCATTTCGGCCAAGTTTTCAGCGTAAGTCGGACTATTTCGAACATCAGTATAACAGACAGTCTCTTTATTATGCTTGCTTTGTTCGGTGATCCATTCCATCCAACCACTTCCTAAGCCATAAACTCCAGAAGTCCTCACTACAATACCATTCTTGTATTTTAATGTATTTTCTTCGCCCTGTAGTTTTGAAAGTCCATAAACTGTTTTTGGATTTGGAGGATGATTCTCAGAATAGTTACCTTCCATACCATCAAAAACATAATCAGTTGAGATATATATAAACTTTTCTCCTTTCAGGCATGATATTAGCAAGTTAACGACTTCGGCATTTATGTAGAATGCTTCATTCTCATTATTTTCACAATATCTAACATCTTTACATCCTGCTGCATATATAACATGGGTAAAGTCATTGTTTATGAGGAAATACTGCTCAATACTGGACTTGTCTGACAGGTCTAGTATATTCCTGTCGGTCATGCAGACGTTCGTAATACGATTGTAGTAGTTGAACAGATTAGTTCCTACAAAACCATTACCTATTACGAGTATATTGTGTTCTCTTTCACTCACCGAAAACTACCTTTTCATTCCAGTATCCCATATCCAACATATCAGAAGCATTGTTTTTAACTAAGTTATATTGTGTTTCGATGTAATCCCTGTCTTGTAGTTGATCCCAGCTATCCAAGAATAATATCGGTAGCTCTTCAAAGAATCTCAGAGCTTTTTCTTTCTTTACGATTGGTACTCTATTCAAATAAAGAACTTCCCATATTCTATGACAGTCTATACCGTTACCTCTAGGACATACGATCATTTGATGGTCGAGTATGTTACTAGTATAATCGGAATAGGATTTGTTATTTATCTGCGAGTGATTATCAGATAGTTCCAAGGTTACATCATGGACATTCGAACATATCCTTGCTACTTCTACTCTACTTGAATGCGTATCTAAACTAAAGTTAGCATACATTTTTCTTGTAGGTTTGATGTTTATCGGTGGCTTACTAAGTATTTCTACTTTCTTTTTGGCGTGTTCCCAACCTATACCGTGTCCTTGTATAATGCAGTTTGCAGTATTCTCTAAACCTATCGGAATACCTTGTATGATTTCGGAAGTTGCGCTAGCGTTTTGTGCATACCATTTGGTTACACACCGAGGAACATGACCAACTATCTCGTCTGTTATCTCATAATCACTATTTCCGGTGATGATAGTACATTCTTCGGTTCTAGATTTTAGACTTTCAAATAAACTGCCTAAATAATCCGTTTTACAAAAAAAGATTGTTTGACCGTCGTGCAAGAAAGCGAACTTGTTCAGTTGTAAGACGTTTCTCATTTTCCCTCATGTGCTTATTGTAAATCAAGAAATATATTTCTTTTCTCTTCGGCGTAATCCTCATCAAACATCAGATTTGCCAGTTCACGAAATCCAATATCAGGTTGCCACCCAAGAATCGTTTTTGCTTTAGAGAAATCTCCCCACATCTTAGACACTTCATAGGGTCTGGATAAGTTAGGATCGATCTTTAAATGATCTTCGACTTTTAATCCGGCCCGATCAAAAACATGTTGTAAGAACTCACGGACTGTATTGCTTTCGCCAGTTGCGATAACATAGTCATCTGGAGTGGGGTGTTGTAGCATCATCCACATTGCCTTAACATAATCTCCTGCAAATCCCCAATCTCTATAAGCGTCCAAGTTACCAAGTCTTAGCTCGGATTGTTTCCCAAGTTTGATTCTGGCTGCTGCTTTGGTTATTTTCCTCGTTACAAAGTCTTCTCCTCTTCTTGGAGATTCATGATTAAACAAAATGCCACAACACGCAAAAAGATTATAAGACTTTCTATATGTAGAAACTAAATGATGTGCTGCTACCTTTGAGCAGGCATATGGTGATACAGGTGAAAAACTACTATTTTCGTTTTGTGGTGATTTGGTACTATCTCCGAACATTTCAGAAGTTGAGGCTTGATAAAACTTTATGTTGGAATCGATCATTCTGATGGACTCCAAAAGGTTTAGGCATCCTGTAAAGTTTATTTCTATTGTAGAAACTGGTGATTTGTATGAAGTACCTACATGCGACTGCGCTGATAGATTGTAAACTTCATTTGGTCTATATTTGCTTATTAGAGAGTATATCGAAGCAAAATCAGAAACGTCGCCCTGTTCGACGATAAACTTATTATGATCAAGAATCTTCAATAAGTTTTTGTTCTTTTCAGAACTGTTCAGGGCTGTCCTTCTTTCTAATCCAATAACAGTATACCCCTTCTCTAGCAGCAACTCAGCCAGATAAGACCCATCTTGTCCGTTTATCCCCGTTATGAATGCTCTTTTATCGCTCATTTAAAACCCTATGATTTTAGTCCATCTAATATCTCTCGCCAATCTTGATATATTTGGCTTTGCCTAGAGAGGTTGTAATCTTTCATCTCTAAAGACAAAAATGAGTAATCTTCATTTATTCTATATTTTAGTTCTTCGAAAGAATCGAAATAAGTGATGTGAGGAAATCTATAAAAATCTGATAGTTTTATCCATTCTATCACATTATCCATATTCTTGTAATCATTAATATCTTTTTCGTTGTTAAATAAACTATCGGGTCTTAACGAAAGTATCTGTCTAAATGATATTTCAGAAAATATTGGTACGTTTTGTCTCAATAGTTTAGACGCTAGATCTATTGATGGGAATATGATTGGTACATTAGCATAATATTGTTCGAATATAGACATAGTGGAAGCATTATAGGGTATGTGAACTATAGATTTATAAGAGAACAACTCTTGCCACGAAACTCTGCCTAACATGCTTTTGTTGACTAGTCCCTCGACCGGTGGAGTATGGACTTTAGAATATAGAACAGATTCTTTCTTAGTCGGAGCGTAGTTGAAGTTTGTATAAGAACATAAGCTCTCTATCAGCTTAACTTCTCGATTCACAAATAACTCAGTGTATTTCTTATCGAATAAGTTATTGGAAACAAGGATGATGTTTTTGTTGTTCTCTAAATATGCATTAAAGTCTTTCCATTTATCTACATCGTTTGTGTATGGAAACTCGTACCTCGTAGCACACACAACTATTATTGGTTTATTAAACCTTTCGTATAGTTTCGAAAAAACAGGTGGATACGTTACGACAAAACCATCATAGTCGTCCAACTTTCCTTTATAGAAATCATAAAACCTGTCTACCATGTCATCATCGATCATCTTCCAGTTATCAGAAGTTATTATTTCTGGTCTTTTTGCTTCTTCGCCAAAAACCCAGCTATGCGATGATAGAGATAAACTATCTATTTTATGACCAAATGATCTAAAAATAGTTTCTATATCTTTTATGACCGATACATGAACATCTATGTTGAAGAATCTCATCTTATATGTTCCGCGAGTGCTTTCAAATGCTCTTCGACGGTATTCTCGTTTTCATCGAAAACTTGTCCAACAAACTGCAATCCTTCTCTGCTACTAGGGAATGGCTTTTGATCGAAGAACTCGTCATGTACAACCGAGTCCTGTAATGTTAGAGGGTAGATATACTTCTGAAGGAATGCGTAATCTGTACCATATTCATTAGTGGCTTCGGAGGTCTTAAACTTATTAAGCATCTGTTCTACTGCGTACTTGCCGTTGTTATGATATCCCCACATCCCTCCCAGAATAGGTACACGATGGAAAGGATGATCTCTCATAATGTGAAATGTTTTGCCGCTTTCTATCCACTGATCTACGGCCAACTTCTCTCTAATATTAAGCCTTGAATCTGTGTCCCGAAATATAATATATGAATCTTTCTCACTTACCGCTTCAAATCTCCAAAACATTGAAGTCCAATCGTTATTCTCTTCTTTATGGATAATCTTAACATTATCATATATTTCCATATGATAAAGTATCTTATCCGGGACTGTTTTTCCAACATAGAAGTACGCATCCCAATCTGGGTATACCATAGGAAGCAAATCGATGTTTCTCAATGCACCTACGGTATACTTGGGATTGTCCCCCCATAATGAAAAGGAGATCACTTTTTTCAAGCTGATCCTACCTGCTGTTGTTCTTTAAGTTTCATGAAGTATTTCTTAAAGATCTCTTTCTCTTCCTGCTTCTTCCAAGAATCGTTTTCAGGATTGGTTGACATTCCGAGAGGATTTACATAATATATTCCAAGGACTTCATCAGCTTTTGCAAACTTAGAACCAGAGAATGCACACCTTAACCAGAAATCCCAATCAGCGGCAGAACGGTATTTGGTTTCAAAATACCCATTAGTATCGTGTAAAGTTCGTCGCCACATTGGATTGTTGTGTGGTAGATTACATCTCAGTAATGCTTCTTTAGAAAACGGTTCGAAGTTATATCGTTGCATTTCAGGACTTATATCTTCCCAAGATAGATTTGGTACTTGAACGGCATAAGAATCATTATAAGCCAAATCCACCTCTGCGTCCGAGACTAGTATAGAAGCTTGTCTTTCGAGTGCCCAAGGGGCGCGCCGGTCGTCGCAGTTTATATTCGTGATAAAGTCGCCAGTTGACATTTCAATAGCTTTGTTCCAAGTGTCATAAATACCAGCATCTTCCTTAAGACGCTTATAGATAATATTATTTGGATACTTTTGTACATACTTTTGTATGACTCGCTCTTCGTAATCATCTCCTGCTTTATTGGCATTCAAGATAACCCATTCACACTTATCTTCAAAAATAGTTTGTCTTGTCACATCTTCCATAAGTTGATCGATAAACTGTTTTGCCTTAAACACAGATGTAATCAACGAAATCTTAGGAATCTGCTCTCTAGAAACGACTACGGGAGGCTTGATTGGAGAACCAAGTACACTCTCGGCAACTAAATGGTTGATCCGACTCATAGAGAATCTTTCCTTGATATTAGCTGCTAGCTCTTCTGCTCTTGGCTTCCATTTGCGCCACTTAGTTCTGACTTGTCTGACCCTCTGTTTATAAGAGGCTTCAACAGGAAAACACCAAGATGAATCAGCCTGCACTACTCCGTCCCAAACTGCTTCTTGTTGGACTGGACCAATCGTATAATCAACTGTTAGAAAACCTTTGATTGATTCTCCCTTTTCATTTTGGTAAGTTAGAAAGTCTAGTTCTCCTGACCAGCCGGGTGCCACGATTGGCTTACCTGTTTGTGCGAACTCAAATAAAGGTAGTCCAAATCCCTCGCCGTGGGTGGCTGTAACCATACATTTGATAGCAGGATGGGCGTAGAGACTCTTCATTTCTGCCTCGCTCATATCGCCGTGTAGAAGCTTTAGAGAGCATTTACGTTTAGTAGGATCTGCTCCGATTGAGCGTAGTAGAGCGGTTAGACGATTCTGTGTGAACTCCCTGTCCATAACATTATTGCGGCGATGGCTAGTCTTTACAACTAGTACAACATCTTCCTCCCAGTTTTCCTCTAGCCACCAGCGAATCGCATTGTCCATATTCTTTCTTGGACCCCACTGGCCGACCATGAGGTAAGCGAAGTCGTCTTCCCAAAGACCAAGTTTATCTACGAAATCTGTGGCTTCTTCCACATCATCACGAACCGGATATGAGATGACTTCGATTGGAACCTGTACCTCTAATGTAGCTGGATTTCCAAGCTTGTCTTGCCCTTGATATGTTGTGGTTTCAAATCCCCACTTAGCAAAGTTAGAAGGTACAATGATTTTAGTCATTTCATTGCACTTCTGTATCCATTGTGGAGATACCTTGGTGGTTTCAACACCCGCAGTAACACCGATATTGATTGGAGCTAGTCTCTCAAACTCGTTAGGAATAGAGACCTGAATCGAGATATCAAAGGAAGGATTTTGTTGTAGCAATGGCTGTGTTACTTGAACTCGCGAATCTATCCAAGTTCGTAGTTCACTATTGTCAGAGATCCATCCAGTATGACCCCATCCAGTAGGAATGATAAATGTTTCAAACAGATCTTGCCGTTCTTTTAGACCACGCAATATCATACGCGCATGTTCGCCATATCCACTTTGTGACAAGGCTGGTCCGCGAACTATTACTCTTTTCTTCATGGTGTTACCTCTCTCATTTCCCAAGCTTGATAGTTTTGTCTTGTATCCCAAGAACCATGCTTGTCTATAACATGTTCAAATATTTCAAGCCACTGTTTTTGGAAGTTTTCGAAACTATAGTTCTTTAGAACGTGATTACGCCCCTCAAGCCCTAGTTGCTTACGTCCTTCTCTTGTCATCGTGTGGGACATTACAAGAGCATGAACAAAATCTTCTTCAGAGATTCTATCCTCGTAAATGTATGGCACTTCTTGTGATCCGATAACAGCCCTTGAAGCTGGTTCTATTGGGTATCCAAAGTAGTTCCCATCTTCATCCTTTACTTGTTCCTGTAGACCACCTGTCATATTTACAATGATCGGTGTACCGCAGGAAAGAGATTCTAGAGTTGCTAGACCAAATCCTTCAGCATCCGAAATGTTGATTGTGAAATCTACAATATTGTACATTCTAGAAAGATCTTGTGGTGTTATCTTCTCCCGCGATAGAAGAACGGTTCCATCTGTTAGACCAAGCTCTTGAATGATTGCATCTAGATCTTGTCCATTTGGATCTTTACTGTCGGTATGTAAAATGAGTTTTGTATTTTCTCTACCGACTTTATCGGCAAAAGTCTTAAACCACCACAGTAGAGATCCAGACATCTTACGACGAGCGTTTCTATTATTCCAGAAGAAGATTGTCTTTTTCTTATGGTCTTTACCAAAATGCTGTTCACGAATGGCGTTTATTTCTTCCTCTTCAAGCGGTTTAAAGATTTCAGTGTCAACAGCGTGAGGAACATACTTAGTTTCAATCTCGGGTGCAACATTACGAACGATCTCGTCTGTAACTTTTGAGATTGTAGCGATGTAATCGTTAGAAAGATAGAAGTTCCGATTGAACTTCGGGAGTGGGAAGTTATCCCAAACATGGTAATAAACCATAGGAACTAGTGAGCGAATCTCGTTCTCCATGTCCCAAAGCCATACATAAAATCGTGGATCTGTCATAAACCAGAGCATATCCGGCTTATGGGTCCAGAGTAAAGAACGTACCATTTCTTGTGTGCCATAACCATCGACAGGGAAGATAATCAGATCATCGCCCCATTGTTCTGTCTTCTGTGGTTTGTAATCTTGATGCTTTACAGCACCTCCAAAGCATACAATCTGGTATTTACCAGTTTTTAGAAGTGTCTCAATAATATACTTTGTTTGAGTTCCGACACCAGACGGAGCATAAGGATGATCCGCAATCACAAAGATCTTCTTCTTTCTTTCTGTCATTTATTCCTCACTTACAATGTTCGGTCTTATAGAATGGACAGAACTTACATGAAGTTCTATTCTTATAAAACTTTTGTCTTTCTATGTTTATAATCGCATTTCGTAATGCTGTCAAGGCATTATTGATCTTTTTTTCTCCGCTTGTAACTCGGAAAATCTCAACATTATCCTTCTTAGCTGTTCTCTTCAGCAACCCGAAGTAAGTCTCAATATTCTTTGGATCGATATTATGTTTCTTAGCCCAGAAATGTTTATAGAATGTCAACTGATAGGAGACAATCTTATCTGACTTCTTTTGAGCATCCCAACCCCAAGAACAGGTCTTCCAATCGATAATATGATATTTGCCGTCTGGGGTCTTGATAATAAAATCGATGAAGCCTTTGAACTTTATCTCGGAACCTTCGATCTCCTCCATCAAGTCTTCTTCTGTCACGACGACTTCGAATCCGGGAAACTTCTTCTGTAATGCAGGCAGATAAGACGAAATGATTCCTTTTGCTTGAGGAATCATAGCATCATATTCTTGCTGGTTTACAGAGATACCTTCTGACAGGAGCTTATTCTTTCCGTCTTCGAAGATCTCTAGAAAATGCTTCTCAGGATCGAAGCCTTCGGGTTGACCTACACTATTCTCACAAACACTATGAATAGCAGTCCCAAAAATAGTATAGAGGGATCCAGTGAATCCCTCTAAGTTATCGATGTATTTTAGTTTGTGATGAAAGGCACATTCTGACCAAAGCTTAAACTCTGAGAAAGAGATATGTCCCTTCACGTTTCCTCCGAAGGTTCTTGTGCAGTTCCTTCGGAATCTTGTTCTGCCGATTGCACTTCACGCTCAACGTCGTCTAGTGCTTGACGGTAGCCACGAATCCAGTTTTCCTCGGCAAGTGCCAAAACAAAATGTGGGAACTCTTCAGCCATAACTTCCACAATCATTTCTACTGTTACTTGTCGATTCTCTGGATTTAGCTTATTGCCTACATACTCTACAATCATCTTCTGTAGCGGTGTCTCTGGAGCTACAGGTGTTCTGAGAACTGGGTTTTCGGACTCTTCTGACATTTTACTTCCTTATAGTACTTTAGCAGCTATCGTTGCAACATCGGAACGCTCGCCCTTGCGAAGTGTAACGTGTCCAGCGATTGAGAACTCTTTTAGCTTTTCTACTGCGTGGGTTAGACCAGATGATGTTTCATTTATGTAAATGTTATCGATCTGTTCAACGTCACCAGTTAGAACAATCTTGGTGTTCTCACCTACTCTAGTCAATATAGTCTTAATCTCATGGCTTGTCAAGTTCTGGGCTTCATCAATAATGATAAAAGCATTGGAGATTGAGCGACCACGGATGTAAGTCAGAGCTTCCATCTCAATAAGTCCATTTGCAATATATTGGTCAAGTGTCGTTTGGTCATCACCGGTCAAAAACTTTAGGTTGTCTTGGACAGGTGCTAACCAAGGAGCCATCTTCTCTTGCATTGTACCCGGAAGGAATCCAATATCTTTACCCATTGGCATAACAGGACGCGAAACTACAAGCTTTTTGTAAATGCCGTTATTTAGCGTTACTGGCTTCCTAGAGGAAGCGAGTTCTGTGACGGACATTGATGTGATTACCTGTTGAAGTCCCGCTGCAATGGCTATCAGGGTCTTACCTGAGCCTGCTTTACCCACAAGTGAGACAACCTTGATTTCAGGATCCATCAGGAGGTCCAAAGCAAATAGCTGTTCTTTGTTTTTTGCCTTAATACCAGAGATTGGATTCTTAGGTTCGTTGACTCTCTTCAGTGGATAATCACGGCCACGAAAACGTGCGATTGCTGTCTTCTTGTCGTTTGCTGATGAGATAAGCATTAAGTATTGGTTTGGATGAAGTAAGTCTTGTTGTTCATCTTCCAAATACATCTTCTCTCCAGAGTAGAACTGATCAATGAACTGATCGTCTACGAGAACGTCTGCTAAGCCAGAATACAAATCGCTTTGATTCTCGATAATCTTATCATTGGTATAATCCTCTGTGGTTAAACCAACAGAGTTACCAATAACTCGCATATTGATATCGTTAGAGACAAGAATAACTTTCTTCTTTGGATCTTCGCGAGCGATTTGAACCGCTGTAGCGATGATCAAATGATCAGGAACTTCTCTATCGAGTTCCATTGGGAAGCTTTCATCCCAGAAAGCATCATCCTTACCTAAGCTAATGACTTGGAGGATACCCTTGCCCTTACCCAAACGAACACCTTTATCTAAGTCTCCTCGTTCACGCATTCCATCGAGGGCGCGAATGATAGATCTAGCATTGATGCCGACGCTATCCTGTCTCTTCTTATGCTTGTCGATCTCTTCCAAAACTTTGATAGGCAAAACGATGTCGTTATTACCGTATTTTTGAATGCTCTCGGAGTCTGTTAAACAAGCACTTGTATCGAGAACGTATGTTTTCTTAGCCATTATTTTGCACCTTTACCACTTTAGGATTTGGGCTGTGTCAACCCAAACAACGGTTGTTTCTTTATTACGATTTATAAGATCGCTGCAACCATCAATATAAGTAGTTTTAACCTTAATCGCTGTTAAACTTCTATTCGAAGGATCAAACCAAGGTAAGGTATCTACTATAGCATCCTTTGTGATAACACAGGTACGGTTTCTAACCGGATACCAATAGTTATACTGTCCTATTTCCGAAAGGTGGCAGGGAATACCACCTCGGACCATGCTAGTTCTAGTAGGAAATCCTGAACTCATTTACTTTCCTTTAGCGGTATTTGCGTTGGCGACCATTTCTGAACTGCTTTGGATCTTTCCGCCGCCAACTTCCCAAAGCATCGTAATACCTAGTTCATCACAAACCGCCATTTCTGGCGTGTTCTTATTAGTCCTATCGCCACCGTTAGCAAAGTATGTTGGCCTCAATCGCCGGATTGCTTCGCAAACGGATCCGTCAGAATCATCGACAGCTTCGACCCTATCGACTTCTGCGTATCCTTCGATTATTTCCTTACGCTCTGTCCAAGGCATAAAGATATAACCTTTCTTGCGAAGCAACCAAGCATCAGAGTTTGCTACAACAATAACCTTACCATATTTGGCAGCTTCTTTGATCATGCGAAGATGACCAATGTGAAGTGGATCGAATCCACCAGAAACCATTATTGTTTTTTCACTCATTTATATTTTCCATTAGGCAGATAGCAAGTTCAGCCGGTTCTTCGACAACCAACTTCTCAACTATGCCTAATGACAGTATAACATATGTCACGACGGTTGCAATAGTCGAACCAAAAATAGTTCCCAAAACAAATGAGAAATATTGTTTTACCATGAATCTAATATTTGAGACTATGTTGTTCATATCAGTAATAACTAGCCACCAAAATAAAAAGAGGAGGCCGAAGCCTCCTCAAAAAATCAGTTCACGGTTATCTTTCGTGATCTAGATTCTGTTGGTTGTAGCGGGCGCGCTACGATTGTTAGAATCCCGTTTGAATAGCTAGCTGCAATACTATTCGCGTCTAGATGTGATGGGATTCTCCAACGACGAGTGAACGAGTTCACAAACGCATTGGAACCTTCTGGTTTATTATAAGAAATAGCAAGGATCCCCTTCTCGTAGGAAACGTCAATATCACTCCTTTCAGCGCCGGGAGTGCTTAGGGTAAGAGTAACCGACCCATCCTCGTTCTTGCGCTCAGTAGAATAAATCCTATCCATATTATCCCTCAAACCAAAACTATCGCCTGTAAATAGGTTGTCAAGCAACCTATCGAGCGGTGCAGAGTCAAAAAAGTTCCCCACTCTAGTTGGGGTTGCGATTGCTGTATACATAAAAACCTCCTGTTATCTACAGCTTAGACACGGCTACTGTAGCGTCAACAGGAGGTTTGATTATTTCTCAAAAAATCTTTCTATTCCAAATCGATTCTTGAGTTCGTAAAACTTTATTTCTGGAAGTCCCAAAAAGTTCATTGCCTCGCCCTGAGTTCTAGAAGCTGAATATGCAAACTTGAATACTGCTTCTCTGACTATATCGGTAATGGTATTCCAAATAGGGACTCCGTAGAGTCTGTTGTTTATTGGACGGGAAGATATCTCTAACTTTAGAGCTACCAAGTCTTCTAAAGGCAGATTAGAAAGCATGGCTTCAAACTCATCGTTTGATTTACCTTCTTTGCGAAGCTTAGAAGAGATAGAATAGTTTTTGTATTTTCCCTTATAAACTCGCTCTCTCTTCCAATGCATCAGATTTTCACTTGAGGTGCTTGTGGGTTAGCGTTTAGTTCTGATTCGAAGCGGTCAAAGTAGAGCATCAAGTTCTTAAGCAGATAAGTTTTGAACACAGAGCGTTCTGAGACACCTCCATCTTTGACAAGTTCTGGATATGCTTGTGATAGCTCAGGTACTTTGTCAGTGGAAACACGACTGTCTGGATCGATCTTTCTGAACATATCAGCAATCTGCTTCGATACGGAGTTCATTGTTTCCATTGCTTGCTGACGGCCTGTGGTGTCTAATCCCTTGTCATTCAAACCTAAGTTTTGTGAAAACTCTTCTTCTGGTGATAGCTCAGGTTCTACCTCTTCGGGTTCCTCTTCTGGTTCGATTTCAATAAAACCTTCAGGTGTAGGATCGTCATCACCAAGATCGATATTGATCTCTTCCTCTAGTTCACTCTCTGAGCTTGCCCCATCACTTTGCTCACCGGGGCTAGCTGACTCGGTATCCATGATATCTTCCACGGAAGCAAGAACGTGAGCTTTGTAAGAATCTCTTTGTTTAACATCTGTCGTTAAAGACTTGTAAGCTGACTGAACAACTGGTACAATATTACGAAGCAAGTCACGAAGAAAGTTCATAGCTGTAATATCAAGCGGAGCATCGGGTGAAGCCGAGCCTGTCTTGGCTTCAAGTTGTAAAGATTTTGTCTTGATCACTTGACCAAGGATATGAATCTCCTTATTATTAGATTGTAATCCTTCAGTGATCTTCTTCTTTAGAAATCCTCTGATAGCTTTTCTAAGCATTTGTTCTTCTAGTATTTCTTGTCTGCTGATCATGTAGTGATTCCTTATTATTGACTATATAAATAGTTTTATATTATTTCTTTTTTGGTAGTGATTTTTTAGGTTTTGATTTAGTAGTGATTAATGGTCTTGAAAAACCACCAACTGATCCAAGACCCATAGCTGACATTTCATCTAATATTTCTATATCTTCGACCTCTTTAGACTCTTTAGATATCTCAGCTAATATATCCTCAAACATTTGGTTCATAACTTCAACTATTTCACTTGGCATCATTATGTTATAAACCATCCTTCTATCATCTTCTTCTAAGAAGTCAGGTAAGTAAGCTACTAGTTGTTCTTCCTTATCTTCTCTACTCAGATTTGTATCTGCTATTATAGCTCTCAGTTGTTTAGCCGAGATCTCGCCTTGTGGACCAGTAATAGCAGGAATAACGACAGCCTCTAGTGAATCTAAAGTCGGGTTCTTCTCCAAAAAAGGAGCAGCATTCAACTTAGCAAATCTATCAGCATCCTTCGAAGATACTGCAAAATACAGTTTTGCTCTTGGACTAAACTGTTCCTTTTCAGCGTAAGTAAACGCCGCTGTTAAAGGACTCGGAAGCTCAGATCCAATCGCCATTGCTCTATCAGCTAGACCAGCAGCAGCAATGTAAATATTAAATATCTCAGCAGCTTTTGAAGCATTCAGGTTCATTCTGACAGAAGCTGCGCTCTTCGGATCCGAAACAAATACAAGTACTTTATCAAACTTCTTTGCTAGATATTCTACAACTGCCATGTGACCTTTATGTGGCGGCTTAAAAGATCCAGCGAATACACCAACAGTTTGAGTTGAACCATCGGCCTCTGGTATTATTTCGATTGATTCGTTCTCATCTAGTTTTTGTAGTGGTGGTACATTGCCGCGGCCATACTTGAATAGACCAAGTAGCTGATTCATCGGGGCAAAGTTGCCAGTGAACTTGTAGCTGTGTCCATCGTAAGCAAACACAAATCCTTCGGCAGCAGTACTGATATTCTCGACAGACTTCAGTTTCTCCATTTGCTTCTTAAGGATTTCCATTGCTTCTTCGTTGTCTGATGACTCGATAGCATCTACGGCTTTTGATACTTCACCACGAAGTCTCTCAACTTCCTTCTTGTTATCAAGAACGAATGCTGATTCTAGTGTTTTTAGCATTTCAACCGAGAAGTCGTGAACAACTTCTTCGATTGGTCTAATCAAGGCTGTCATGATAGCTGGTGCTTTCCCAATAAACTCCTTGACCGTTTGCGCTTCTTCTTTACTAAGCCCATCAGTCACTTGTTTGATTGACACACCCTTGACATTTAGGATACGCTTGATCAAAGCAGCTTTTTTATCTTCCGGCAAAGCTGGCAATCTCTTATCGATTGTCAGACCAAGACGAACCACGATATAATCACCTATAGTCTCGTTGTCAGAAACGCCGTATTCGTTCATAACAGCCTCTAGGCGGTCGATAGCTGATTGGAGAACAGTCTTATCATCCAAAGCCTTTAGACGCCTTATAGCATCAAATGCGACTCCGTACTCTGATTTCTTTTCGTCTTGCACACGTTCCAAAGCTTTCTCTAGTTTGACAGCATTCTCGGTAACATCACGATCTGTTTTGTTTCCGGTTTCTCGGTCGAACTCTGCACCGCCAAGGCGGTGGATTGACAAAGTTTTGATATCATAGTTGATAACATTTGCAGTACGAGGATCCTGAATCTCACAGTTGTAATAGATGTTGGTATCTGGACCAAAGATCTCTATTTGTTCTTCTTCTGAAAACATACTAACTGCTTCTTCGAAAGCAGATAGAGCCTCAGAGAATGTAAACTCCAAAGCTCCACGACCACCAAACTTCTGAGCTAGTTGAGAGGCATCAAGACCACCATCTTTGACATTTCCTTTGTTACGCGCACCTTTGGCTTTGCCGGTTTTTACGTCATAAGAAATAAACAAGTTTTGACCATCAGTTTTCTCGGTCCCTTCCAACTCGCCATTTGCGGCCTTGGTAAAGACATCTTTGATTTGAGAAAATGATAAGCCATAGTTATCATAAAGGTGGCTCATGTGTCCAGCGACACCGCCTTCTAATAAAAGCTCAGAAGTCATGTGAATCCTCACTTAGCTTTGACAGCTTTGGTTACTTTAGCTACTGGTTTAGCAGCAACTGGTTCTTCTACTTCGACAACAGGAACTGGTTCTGCTGCTACAACTGGTTGTTCTACAACAACCTCTGGAGTAGGAGCAGCAACTGGTGCTACCACTTCTTCGCTTCTGGCAGCTAGTCCAGCCAAAAACATCCTTCTCTTCTTTCGTCCCATAATAAACTCCTTTAGATAAATAGTGGTCAGCCGGTCGAGGTTACCGAACCGGTTGTTGACCTTCCTCTCAAACTTAGAACACCGGGAGTTCCCAAAAAGAAAGGTACCTGCTCGGCGTTTCTATCGTATTGGTTAGACTTTGAGTATGTATTAATATTGTAGTTAGCACCGTAGGGTGTGCTACCTAAACTTTGTGTATAGATATAAGCGCCCGTTGGAATAGGGTCTGGAACATAGGAATCAATCCTATAGATATTAAAGTAGCTAGGTGTCTCTGCAAAAACCTTGGCAGTTCCAGAAGTATCCCGCGCACAGATAGAGAGCGTATCGTTTGCAGAAGCACTTACGATAGTCGTGAGTACATAATCGATTGGATCTGTGGAGTTACCAACAGTCGTAGTGACAGAATGTAGCAAAGTACCATCAGTACAGTTTGTACTGTTTTTGCGAATAGTAAACAGGACAGTTGCGTCCGTTGTGCCATTGTTACTAAACTTTGGTACATAAGTTAAGTGATAAAAACCGCCACTAGCAACCGTAATGATGCCGCTTGAAGTGGAAAAGGTCATACCGAGAGGTATTGAAGAAGATCCCGGTGTAGCGTTATCAACGGAACCCGACATAAAGTTCGACGACAATATGTTAGTTGGAGTAGAAGAAGTTGATATTAGACTTGAACTAACATCGTTACAAACTAACTGAAACTGAGCTTGCTGTGGCGTTTTAATAACTGCAAAACTGTTACCGACACGAGAAGTATAACCAGAAGCACCGTTCGTATCAGTTTTGATTTGAATCTTTGCTGGAACTGGAACATCATTACCATCAAGATTGGCAAAAAACGTGAACGTTCTCTCGTCAACAGAAGTAGCAGCAGGCAAAGAGAGGATTCTCTGAGCTACTGTCATGAATCCGCCACCGAAATCCACATTCACTGATTCTGTCATCCATTGAGCGCCGGTTGTAGCATCATCAATAGTATTTGTATAGAACATGTAGTAGCTGCCCGTGCTACTAACTGTAAAAAATCCATTACTACCAGTTGTGATAGATACGCCACTAGAAGCCGTTTCGAATGACGTTCCGACAGTTCCTACAAGATAGCCTGTTTCATCTCCAGTGATTGCGGTAGAGTTTGTTAATCGAGAGGCCCAAGCAAAATCAGATTCAATCTTCTTGATTATAACAGTCGTACCGGACAGGTAGTTGTTAGCAGCAGTAGTACCGGCTTGTGAACTAAACTTTAGCCCATCACCAGCAGACATACTGACAACGGCATTAAATGTTCTCTCAATACCGGTGGGATAATCACCATAGTCATATGCTATGGTTGCTCCATACACTTGCGTAGATTCATTCTTATAGAATCTTATAGTTCTGTCAGAATCCGAAACGCCTCCACCCGGTCCCATAATCGTGTTGAGGATAACGTGGTAGTAGCCACCTTGTGATGCCGTAAAAGCACCTTGGCTAGCATTAAAAGTGAAAGATGATGACAAAGCATCAGTACCGAATCCATTAGTAGCATATGAACCCGAAGCAAAAATACTAGTATTTGTATTCGAAAAGTTATCAGATGAACTTAATATCGTTAGTCTGTAAAACGGAGGTACTGAAATAGCCATATTAGATTATCACTCTTCTTCGTCTACAATCTCAAGAAGTTCTTCATCTTCTTGCTCTTCTTCGATAGCTCCACGGGCCTTTAATACGTCAGCTTGGGTGACTTTATCTTTTGGTGGCATCATAGAAGCAAGTTCTTCCTTAGAAGAGTACTTTTTACCTTCTGGAACAAAGCGTTCCATAAGCATTCCGAAGATTTCTTCGTTTTTCCATTCATTTAATGGTTTCATAGGCTTCTCCTGTAGTTCTTGTTGTTCGAAATCTACTTTTGTTAAGTAAGACTTCATGGATTCTGGATCTTGTTTGTACAAATCCTCCCATTTCCTGAAACACATATTGCCTTGTTCATATGCTTCACGTTCCATTTCGGCTAAATGATCATTTTTGAGTGCATAACCGGGATCGGTTTCTTCACCATTCCCTAAATCACCACGACAAGCTTGCAAATGATGCACTAGTTCATGTGCAATCGATCTCATAATGTCTTTTGGGTGCCTTCCGTGCGTATAAACCGAAATAATCATCTTTTCTGGGTCGTAAAAAGCTGTTTTTCCGAGGATTTCTGCCTTATCTAGCTCGCGATCAAGCAGTTTTATGACAGGATCCTTATCGAATCCAAGTTCTTCCTTTGCAAAAGGCAAAAACATTCTCAAAAGCTTGATCATGCCTCTGAACTTGTTCGGAGAATAGTTGTAAATCTTAAAACCCATTCGAAAAATCTCCAAAATACCTGTATAACTAGTTTTCGTCTTCTACTTTATGTAGTATTGCGAGAAGAATCTGCTTGTATTCTTGAGTTTCGACGCAATAGACCTTAGCGATCAAGACTTCTCGACCGCCTTTTAGCTCTTTTTTGATTTCGTGGATGATTCCAACCGTTCTTTTCTTTATTTTCTTGAGGTCAGTCCACCACACTAGATCTCCGATCTGGAAATCCTTCATTTTTCCGAATGTTTTATGGAGTGCCTTCATCGGTTTTCTTAGCATATATGGCCGAAATGGTAGATCTAGCATAATCTACTTGGCTCTGCATCCTTTCTATTACATCAGTAAGTAGAAAGTCAACATCTTCTGGAGCTAGATTATTGCTATCCATGTCGGCTCTGACACGTTTTAGAAAGTTATCCACCATATCGTGCATAGCTGTGACTAGAGCTTCATAGGGCTGGTGTTTATAAGAAGTAGATGAGTAGGCTGCTGGAACTTCGCCAGACTTATAAATCTCTTCTTTTAGCTTTTCGGTACTCTCTGCGATTCTCTGTTGTCCTTCACCGGGGAAAGATAACAAGATTTCTTTATAGTTCTTAGCGTTTATCATCGTAAATCCCCAGCATTAGGAGTCAATGGTACTTCACCATTGTTTTGATCGAAGAACTGCTTGAGTTCTTTAGCGATCTTAGAAACTTTCGTGAAATGGTCAGCAGACACATTACCTTTTCTAGTTGGATACATGCTCGACATCAGCCCAGACTTCGAAGTTAGTAAGCTTATAATGTCAGCACCAGTCAGGGTGCCGGTCAAGCGAATAACTTTGACGGGAGAATAGTCTGGAGTTGATAAGAGATAGTCATTACCTGTGTATTCTGGTGGTATTTCTCCGCTGTCAGTTGATAACGTATACAACTCAATCTTTACTTTGGCAGTAGCTCCTTCGCCAGAAACTTCAGTTATTATAGCTGGTGTCGAACTCCAACCACCACGACTAAATACACTAGGCATTCTGAGTCCGTAGTCTTTCCACTCAAAAATAGGTTCTCCTTTTAGCTTACAGTAAGCCATAATAAATGGTCCGACTGTTGTACGATCTATTCTAGCAGAAAGACGAAGCTTTTTTAAAGGAATCTGAAACACATTCGTATTTTTGATGTTTGGATCTGGTTCATTTGCGAACAACAAGTAGTCTTTTAATGCTGTCATGTTATCCACCATCTCAACCAAATCGTCTATTCCCTCTGCTGGGCGGCGTGTGTCAACGAAGATTAGATTTCCAGGCTTGAGAACCATGTTTAGCTGGTCGCCTGTTGGTAACATTGCTTCTGCTGATCTACTGAGAAGAGCAACCAACTTCTTGGTGTAATCTTCTCTCATGTAGGATTTGTCAACCATGTGTCGAACCAAGAAAGCATAGTACAAAGTCAAATCTTTGGCTGCTTCTACATCAATCTGGTGACCGGGGAATCTGAACTCGACGTATTTGATGTCGTCATCTCCAAACTTTCCGCGTGAATAGTTGATGTTAAAGCCGACACTCTTCGAACCAAGATCAGCAGCTTTACCATAAAGAGAATCACTGAATAGCTTTTCGATCATTGACATTTCGCCGGTCTTTAGAGAATCAAGGAAGTCATTACCAATCTCGGCAACATCGAATCCTTTTCCTTTTTTGTAGAACGGACTCATCTTGCCCGACAAGTGGCTGGCATCTGCAATGTAGTCTGCAAGTACTCTAGCCTTTGCTTCCTGAGCAACCTCACCAAGCTTTGTTGTTGGTGCTATCGCACCTGCCCATCTAGAGTTTATTCTAGAAGTTGGAAGTCCCTTTCTAGCTCTTGCAACTTTCCCTGCACCCAAGCGTTTAGAAGCATCATCAACATCTTCGCTTAGATACAAGAATCCTTTGATTAGATTAAAATCTGCCTCTTCGCCGTTACCAACAGACTTATGACCAATGTTGATGTGCATACCTGTCTTTTCGGAAAGATACAAGAAATCTTGATCATCGTAGTCAGTGAAGAAAAGATCCAAGAAGTCCATTGCTTCCTGAAGTCCGTCTAGGTAAGTCTCACAAGAGAACTCCAAACCTCGCTGGGTGTCAAGAGAACCATCAGATTCGAACTTCAGTTCTTTACCAAATCTCTTGTAAAATCTTGGTAGGTATCGACTAACTGTATCAGAGTATGTCTCTGCGAGATACTGCTCATCCGAGTCATCAACAGGGTACCCGTAGCGATCATAAAAATCTTCTAGGCTATTCTCTCTTTCCCACATGTTCATCATTTCATCAACAAAATCATCAATAGAGCTATAAAGCGGGAGTCCTACATTCTGGTTGATTGATCGCACAAGATTTACTTTTGTAGGACTATTCTTTGCAAACCTAGCATTTCTACCTAGTATTTCACAAACTTCCAATAATGTTTCGCTTCCATCAGCTAGAGTGTTGTTCAGATACCTAGCACCTCTTTCGAACAAAGCTTCGTAGCTATTCGAAAGATTGAGAGCAGAACAAAGTTCCCTGAAGGTAGGCTCAGCGAAGTTTACTTCTTCGGCCTCATAACCTAGGTTTATTTCGAAGGATCCTCCAAGATCAAAATAATAACGGGAGATGAACTCTTTCATACCTTCTGCCATTATGTTCGCTTGGGTACCGGGATCTAGCAAGTCAGATGGAATCTTGCCAGCAACAAGATAATCAGCAATCTGGTAAGTCTCGATTCCAAGAGGATCGGTGATTTGTGATTTTATTTTGCCTGTAGACAAAGCTATACCAGCAGCAAGGTTTACAGGACCACGAAGTTTCTCACCGAGATCTTCGTATTTTCTTGCAAGTTGCAAAAGCAAGTTAGTTCCATGAATGTCCAGTTGTTTTATTAGATCTTTATGAAACGCTTGTGCAACGTCAGATTGTACTTCACACCCAATAAGAAAGATACATACTTCTGCCAAAAATGTATCTGATGATAAATCAACAGATGCACTTACACCGTCGAGATCTCCTTCATTACAAAGATACTCAAGAACGTTTTTGGCTGCGTCGTGAGGGCCGCTATGTGATCCACGATTTACAGCATCATCGTATTGCCACCATGCATCTTCTAGTCTTTCTGTTTCTTTTGCTTCTCTGTATTGTTCTTGGGCAGATTCTTTGGCCCTCTCGTATTCCTCTTCGGCGTTTCCACCTCCACCGTCACCAGAAAACATGCTACCACGACTTTCTAGTTCGATTTCATATGAAACTGTAAACTGATTTTCGATAGCCATAAGCTCTTTTTTCTGAGCTTCAGAGAACTCAAGAATAAGCTGTTTAGCTTCTTTCAGATTTTGTCGGCCAATATTGATACGAAGAGACATTACTAATGATCCTTTATAAAACTTTTTGTATTTCTATAATAAGTTTTCCGTCACCTTTTATGACGCGATGCCATTGTTCTTTTGGAATAACATAGTTTTTTCCTTCTTGCAACATAAATGGCATTTGATTATCTAGTTGCAAGCCCCATCCTTTTCCTTCGATAATCTTTACGATCCTGTCTTCTCTGTCACGATGCCAGATAAGTTCATTAGAATCTATAGCTTCATCAAAGACGCGACGGTATCTATTCTCGGATAGTTGTTTTTCAGAGAAAGGAAATCTCATCTTACCACCAAGTATACCTTTGCTTTGCACCTGTTAGATGAGGGTATCTGCCAATACGACAAGCCCAATAACCAGCAGTAAGACGATCATTTTTCTCCTTGCAGTTATGGCGAGCAACGAAAGAAGCACGACGCTTTGGATCACCAACTTTGACCGAAAGGTTTGGATCTCCAAAGGAAATCTTCTTTACTCTGTCGCCGTCTTTTACATAAACATAAAACTTCTTGGATCCACCGCGTTGTGGTTTGCCAAGTGGCACTTGTTTGCCTTTGTATTCCGCTTCTGTAAGTTGTTCTGGTTTTAGACCTAAAGTTTCTGGCTTTATCTTTCTAGATGTTAGGTAATAACTCAAAAACTGTTTTGGATCAACCTGAGAGAAATCGCCGCCCATCTTAAGCTGTTGGGCGTCCGAACTAGTGGGTTGCTTGATAGCGGTTGCTAACTGCTGAAGTTGTTGAGTTTTTGCCCCACCAATCAAAGCGTCTAATGCAGAAGCTGCTTTTTCGATTTGGCTAGCAGCAATACCGCTTTCTTTCTTAGCAAGATCGGCAAGCTCTGGAGGGATTTGATCTTCTTCGATCATTGGAACATCCAAAGGAACTCTTTCGCCTTCATACATTCCATATTTTCCACAATCAGTTTCTAATAGTTCTTCTTCCTCGGCTGTAAATGAATGTCCGAGCTTCTTTAGTTGACGAGCTTCTGACATAAGGCGTGTAAAGCACTTAGAACCGGGACGATAGATTGGGTTGTAAAGTGATGTCTTGGTTTCGACATGGTATCTGGTTCCTTCCGACATAAGCTCCAACTTTACATTTCGGAACTCTTCCAAGATCAAGTTATGAATGTCCATTTCGACTGATTCCTTTTTTGGCGTCCAAGAAATAGGCTTGGAGCTTTTCTTTTTGCGAAGAGGTCCACGACCCGCTGATTTGCATTGTGCGAGCGTCGGACGACAGGCAGGGTACTTGCCCCCCTCATCGGCGCTCTCGCGTCCACAGGGGCCTCCTGTGCGGCAGTTGACCCATCCTTTGCCACGGTTGCGAGCGAACCAACCGTGAAGACCTTCCTTCTCCTCGCGATCAAATCTTGGCTTGTATTCCTTCTCTTCTTCGATCTCTTCTTTGACATCCTTCCAAATCTTGCCTTGACGACATTTGACGGCTGCACCAGAAGCATAGGCGGAAGGCCAAACTTTGTATTTTCTTTTTGCAATACGAGCGCACCGGTCAAGTTCTTCATCGTAGACTTGAACCGGAGGAGCATCTTCTATCTCTTCGGGAAAGTAGTATTGATCATCATCGAAACTAACAGGCATTATTTCTTCATCAACCGGTTCGGATTTCGTGTCACGACCAGCCTGACGAGCCTTGCGACCGGCACAATGAGCCTTTTGCGAAAAGCCTTTTGGATTGTTGCAGTCAATGGACTTTTTGTATTTTCCAGTCCATCTTTCTCCGATGATTATTCTCATTGTCTGCCCTTTATAACACTATAAGTAGTTCTGAAAGACAGATAATCAATAATCAGCCGACGCCTACTGAACCAGAATAGTTAGGCCCAGATGTATCACGAAGTTCAGACTGAATACCAGTGAGTCCCGCAATAACTGTCGCAGTACAAGGCGCAACATCACCGCGTAAGAATACAGAGACAACGCGAAGGTCTGCTGTGTAACTTTCGCCGTTTTCCAAAGTGTAATAGTTTGTTCCGTTTACGCCATTTGCCGAAAATCCAACGCGCATAGTAGAGTTAGATCCTGTTGTGGAGTTCTTGATTGTGACAAACTTTGTGACAAATGGGAAACTAACCTCTAACGGAGTTCCAGAAGTAACAGCGAGCGAACCTGTCGCATAAGGCTTTGCGCTCATTTGGTATTGACCGACTGCGTAGACGCCAGAGTTGTAATGGAAGTTTGCTGACATTTGTTACCTCTTTATTGTTGCTCATACCAGTTTACTGTAAAGTCACCGCTTACTGGACCAGTAGTAGATACGGCTACAACAACTACTTCTCCTGCTGCGATAATAAAATCATCCGGTATTATGTCTATTGAAGTAGCGTTATTTGAGCCTACTTGGAAAATCAAAAATGGAACAGCCCCGTTTGTAGTGATGGTATCTGTTCCCGGTGTAAGGATAGCATACGATACAATACTGTTGTTTTGACTTACATATTGAAAGTTTACGTTTCCATTTATTCTGACACCTTTGTACAAGGCGATGGTTAGATTCTTGGAAGTACTTTCATTTGAAGCGCCAACTCTCAACAAATCCATTTCACCAAAACAGGTTAGGCTGTTGAATACTCTATTGACTTTTAACGCACCGATTGGCTGAAAAGCACCAGCAGTATTAACGGCGGAATAGTTGAAAGAATGTGAGTATCTTGGATCAAGTTTTACTGCTTTACCTTCTGTAAAGTTCGCCATACTAACAGTTTTGATTGACAAGTTTGAAGTATTGCCATTGTTAATAGCAACGACTCTGGAAGTTACTTGCGGGTTCTTCAATACAGGCGTTGTACGGTTGTTTGTGTTCTCAATCATATGAACTGGTGCAGGTCTACCTGTTTTGCTATCTTCAATAGAGAAGAACGCATTTCCGAATCCAAGGTATTGAAACCCTATTTGGTAGACGTTGCCTTTCTGGGGATTCAATACCATTCTGCTTTGTCCGGTACCATCCATTTTGTCTATGTTCCAAGTGCTTTGCGGAATAAATGCAACAGAACTACCGCTACCAGCAGTAATGGAACTAAACGATCCAGTAATAGAGTTATCGCTTACCGAGTAAGAACCGGTGTGAGAACTTGGCCGGGAAGACAAAAAGAACACAGTACCATCAATAGCGTCTGCCAACCAACCATCGCCAACATTTGAATAATCGTATCGTGCCAACTCGTAGGAAGTGCGATTGACGTTGCTACCACCAGTGACAGGAACTTGTACCGATACACCATCCAAAGTTACAGTAACCAACCCTGTTCCAGCACCAGTAGAGACTGTTAGTTTTCTTATCTCTCTCTGTCCTCTTTCAAAGTGAAAAATGCCAAAGTTTGTTCCCGTGTATCCAAAGAAATAACCACACTCCGCATTAGAGGGACCAACAAGTTGTGTCGTGTTTGCGATAGGCGTGTCAAACATAGCAGTAGCTCTGGACAAAGATCCAACGCCAGCACGATACTTTAAGATACGGCGCAAAGAAACATCAGCGATACCAGTTGAACCTGTACCAGTATTGACAGAAGCCATACCGTTTTCGTGCGTTACGGTCCCGCCAGCAAATGTGATTGTATTTACAACATCGGTATTTATGCCGTATGCGTAATCACATTGAGCAACAGGTGTAAGCTCTGCAACTCTTATTTCATCAAAGGAAGTATTAGGACCGCCGATTTGGACAGTACCGTAAGTTTTGTGGGCGAATCCTGACATTTGATATACACCTCAGACAATAAATAGTTCTGAGGTGTTATATCTGATCAAACGGTCAAATAAACTTGTGGATCGCCGTGGACAACCTTGTAAATAACAGCATTTCCGCCGCGCTCTTCAAGCATCATTCTGAACTCTGGATTCTCAAATGCTGCCTTTGCACCGGCCAAGTTTGTTTCAGAATCCTCATAGAATGCAACGTTCTGAACTTCAGGATTCTCGCGGTAATACTGAGCCATGAACTCGCCTTTTGATCTTGTGCCATATTCTCCTGATCCGAGTGTAAAAATGTGAAGGTCAGAGAGAACAGAGGTTTGTCTTTTCTTTTGACGGAGAAGATCATCGAAAAGATTCATCAAATCGTCTTGAACATCAGAACCGCGAGCGGTCAAGATGCAAACAGTATTATTTTGAGAATCTTGCAGCTTGTTAAGGAAGATATTCATAACACGAACATTGATTGTTGGTTCGTTAACGATTCTAGAGCGAGAATAATCAAAGAAAAAACGATGACGATTTTGATCATTATCAAACTGCTTTGTCATTTTGTCAAGAGTATGTTGGTCTTCGATTACCTGATATACCCAACCAGCAGCTTGTTCGCCAGTTGATGGATCGATAATCTCGCCGCCTTCGGCGTCAAAAACAGGACTTGGTTCTTCTTTACTTTGAAGTTGCTTGGCGATTGGATCATCAGCAGTTTGTTCATTATCGAAAAAATAAAGATATGTTGGATTCTTATCAAATGCCAAGGTTTCATCAAAATCAAAAAAGTAAGCAGTCTTTGAAGGAGAAACTTCTTCGTTGATAAACTGTCTCCACTTAGCTTCGAATAGTTTCATCATTCACCGAATCCTACACCTTTGCGGCGCAATAAATCAAGCACTTTCTGTACAAGAGAAGTTGTTTCACTGTGGCCAACAAGAACACGGAAGTCTTCGGCATTCTCAAGTTCACTAGCGATTTGTTTAGCTTCATCGCTAACTTCTTCCCAAGGAATGAAAGGAGAGATTGGCTTCCTTGGTCTTGGCTTGCCGTGGGGTCCAAGAATACCGGCCTTTGTCAAAGTCTCATCATCATAAGGAATAGTCAAGTCACCAACGATTTCGCTGATTTGTTTTGTGACTTCTTCCTTGATGATTTGGCGAAGTCGATCCTGAGATACTTTCATCAGTCTTCCTCACCAGATACAACTTCGCTTGCTTTATTCGCCAGCTTAGTAGCAAGAGCCTCCATAAAGCTAGCAGCGTTGATTTCCTCTCCTTCAGGGATCTCGTTAGCAACGACCTGCATTACATCGAGTACATGTTTGACAGGGGTTGTCACATCACCATGTTTCGTGGCATCTGCGCCCCACAAGGCAGCAACTAAAACTGGAATAGCAGCCGCTTTGTTCGCAAGACCCTCATCGAGAGTCTTCTCCTCATTCTCAGCAACATAGTTAGACCAGTTTTCCATAAGCAAACGCATTTTCATTTTTTGGGCACTCCGTCAATAAATAGTTTAGTTTATAACAAACCTTACCATTTTGGAGACGTTTTCGACAAGTCTGGTCGCGACCGTATCTGGCGGATAGCACAAGGCCATTTCGCTTTTCTTTTGCAATCCGCCCATCTTCACAATAACCTCTGGGGCTTCTTCTTCTCCAAGAAACCAAAAAGAGAATGAAGTATCTGCAACAGAAAAGACATTTTTATTCACATCATATTCAAGGTTATAAGTCCAGTAATCTCCTGAATCAACATAATGAATATAAAGCAGCAAGTTATTTGGATCAATATAAAAGCAAGCATCCTCCGAGATAAAGAGGTTTGCTTGCTTTAGACTCCACCATTCATACTGGACAACCTCGATAATACTTTTTTCCGCTGTCTCAACAACAACGCAAGCAAGAAGAATGATTGCGATAGCAAAACCGAAGATAAGTTTCTTGAGCATTATAAGGTAAATAGCACCCGCTCAGATCAGTAGTATCCTTCACCTTCAAATCCAAGAGCTTCCCTTACTCTATCCTCCAGACCATCGATTATTTCCATTTGTTCTTCGGCAGACAGATCCTGTTTGATTTGATCCAACAAGTCTGATTGGATAGACTTCAGTTGTGGGTTATACGGCATAACATAAACAAGCTTTTCAAGACTACCATGCAGAATATCACTCAATAGATTGTCGTGAGGTTTGGCATTTTTCACCGCTGTTGTGAAAGCTTTCCAAGCAGCATCTTCTTCTGCAAAGTCGTTCATTTCTTTCATCAAAGCAGATTTTGAGATTTCTTCCTTGATAATCTGACGAAGTTGGTTTATTGTGATTTTCATTATGTTCCCCTAGTAGGATAAATAGGAGAGCAACAAACAAAAACGCCCTGCCATAAAGACAGGGCATTCGGGTTGGACAAGGTTAAGAATCAAATATTAAATTTCTCGCCTTTGGCTTTCTTCTCTTCGCGAGCTGCTTTTTCACGGGCAAGTAGTTCATCACTAACCTTAACTCCCAGCAATCTGCGAAGACCGGCCAATGCGGTTTCTTGTGTATCTGGATCCGATAGCTCGGCCTCCAGCGCGCTGATAAATTGCTCATACATTTCTGGTAATGTCATTTCGTTGATTGCTCCGCGAGCTTCACCAAGGGTTCTTGCAACTTCTTCCTTAATAATGCGACGAAGTTGATTCACTGTAAGTTTCATCTCATTCTCCTTTTGATTTTAACATAAAATGTCGCGACACACTTTTTAACAATAAATAGTTTATCCTATTTGTTCTTCAACCGAAGCATCCAAGATTTTGAATTCTCCTTTTGAGTTAACACCGGTATTAAGCACTCTTATCTCTGAATGAAGAAGTCCAAAGTCTTTGATGACCCTTCTTATTCTTTGAACAAGAGGAAAGCTGATGCAAAACTGAATAAGTCTTTGTTCAAGGATTTTTTCAAGGGTTGAAAATAATAATTTAAATCTTTGTTCTTTTCTGATTGAAATGGATTGTTTTTTATCAAACAAACTTTTTTGCATTTCCATAAACTCATTCAGCTTTTCTGGATCGCCTTCTGATTCGATTTTTTTCCTCAATTCCTCCAACCCAGGAACAAGAATCTTATCCTGAAATTCAGGAGAGTCAAGATATGCTGATCTATGGAACGCAGCGATAATAACATCCTTATAAGCAATATCCCAACCGGATGCGCTTGGGGAGCTTTGGGACAAAGCACCGCTTTGATTATTAACCTTCAAGGGACCAAAAACTGTTTCTGTTATAAACCTGTGGGTCTGCCATTCCATTCCAAGTTGGTTAAACATGCTTGCAATTTCCGGAAAGAAGTCGTTAAAAACTGAATTCTTTTTAATTGTTCTCAAAGATTCCATAACAATCCAAGAAAAATCATCTGAATGTTTAAACACTTTTGCAAATAAATCGTTTTTGGTTTGGAATTCAAATTCCGTTTTATTCATTTCTCTGCCGTCGTCACCAAGAGCAAACTTAACAACATAATCCTTATCGCCCTTTGGACGATAGACTCCTCGGAAAGAACCTTGCCCAATAAACTTAAGCTTATCTGTTGGAACTTCTTCGAGGTAATAATCTTGGGATTTTTCGTATATATATTTTTGAAATTGATCAAGAAATTCTTCATCAATCCAATCACCAAAATGCTTCTTCTCTTCTTCGGATGCTTCAAGAAGAAACCTTCTCCACGATTCGGTTATGAGTTGGTGCTTCTTAAACGACGAATACATTATTGAACCTCGCCCAATAAATAGTCATTTTGAAAACAAAGACGCCCTGCTCAAAAGAACAGGGCGTCAAGAGGCGATTACTTGTTTTGGTCGCGGGCAGCTTCCATCTTTGTAACGGCTGCTGTCGTGGTTTTGTTTAAGTCTGCGGAGGATGTAATGGCTTTGTCACCGTATGCTTTGCGTCCGAAATCCCCTTGGCCTGATGTAAAGTAGTTTTCTATGCTATTGCTGAAATCGTCAAATGCACGGTAAACAGGTGCGATTGTTTGTTCTAGTAATTGAGCGTTCTGTAGCCATAGTTGTTTTAGACTGCCTTCTTCGAGGTTCAAAGAGCCAATGTGTCTAAATTCAGAAATGCTTTCAAATTGTTTTTGGCTGAATGCGAATTGAACTTTGCCAACAACATCTGGCAGCTTTTTAATCATGTCGAATAACGCTGCTCTTGTTTCCTGACTTGGATTTTCTTCGTATTGCTTGGATAGGTCATAGAATTTACGCATGTTATCTGGACCTCCAAACATTCTGAATAGAATTGGAGCTTGACTTAGTGGGCGATACTTCATATCGGTTGGGAATTTTACATCTTCAAATTTATCTCTTAGAACCTCTGGGTCGCTATTGGCCATGTCTGCAAAATCATCAAATGTAAACTGTCTCTCATTTGGACTCAAATCTTCTTGTAATGGTCCGGGGCGTCTCTTTGCGTATTGTCTCACGAATTCTTCAGTTTCATCTGGAAGGTTTGGTTTCAATTCAACCACAGATCTTCCAATAAATAGATCATTTTTGGCCTGATTGATAACAAGATCGATAAACTGATCTACGTCTTTAATAGTTACTGCTTTGCCTTTAGCAACTGGTTGCAAGAATGGATCAATAAAGATTTTATACAAGTTTTCTAGTTTGACAGTGACTTCGCCAAACGAAAGTTGCTGACCAGTAGCCTCTTTTCTAACATCAAGATAAGTTACCTCTGGTTGGCTCAAAAGGTGGCTTAACATGTTTCTCCAAGAACCTTTAACTTGAGTTCCTGCTGACCTTTTACCTGTATTTGGATCCAACATTCCTTTGGCTTTGAGTAGCTTTAGGGAGTAATGCTTTCCGCCTAAAACAACGTCGGTAATTGGCTTGCCTTTTTGACCTTCGCCTTGTGAATCGTCCTCGTCTTCGACGCCTTCAACGTCTACGATTTGGACTGAATCTTTGCCGAACAAACCAGCTAAGAAAGCTTCAAAAATGAAGCCAGCGGCAGACTCGGTAAAGTCTGTAAGGATGTTAGATAGAATTTCTGTAATCATCATTACAGACAAAATCTCGTTTACATCTGCACCTTTGGCCGGGGCTGTGAGATACTTGTTAATTTGTGTAATTTTGGCTTCTAGAGTTTCACCTTGCAGATTCTTGGCAAAACGCCATAAACGCTCGCGGTCACCATTCTCCAGACGACCCCAAGTTTCTGCAATCTTGATTGGTGGAAGTCTGAAAGAGCCTTGCTCATCTTGTCCTGAAGGATCGGCTGTTGCTTCATCCAATACCCTTGTGATTTCCTCCTTGATGATATCCCGAAATTCGCTTACTGAAAATCTCATATTTTTTCCCTTATGGTTCACCAATAAATAGTCAAAAAATCTCACATTTTTCCCTTGGGATTTTTTTGCCAACCTGCCTTTTGAAAGGTCATTTGTTTTTTCGGGAATAACAGGGAGCCATGCTTGGAGCCTCTTCTTAAATCTCTCATTTTTTCTTGGGGTTGTGCGAGTGTATTAGGCCCGCAAAAAACCGGTTTCCCCCTATGGTACTTACAACCTGGCTCACAGAGGAGGGGAGGGGGAGGGGGTACCCTGATAAGGTAGTTTCGAAGAACATCGACTTTTAAAAGACAGTCATTTTCGGAGGCTTCTGAAAGGAATCCTTTGACCTTTGTTATTTAGGTATTGGTGATAGTTCTGTTAGCACCTAGAGAAAACTGAATACCTTTGGGGGCATTTGGGGATGGCCGTTGTGAGGCGCTTTAGAAGCCCATTATCGAGAGAACATTGATAGCGCCTATGTTATCGCCGTATTCGCTGTGAGGGGCTTACAAGCACTATTATTGTTTTATTCACTTTGCTCTAGGTGAAGATAGAATAGTACAAGTCGAAACACTCCTTTCAGGTATCCTAAAGCATACCGTTGTGAGGGACTTACAATGCCCATTAGCCAGAGAATGCTGATAGCTACTGCATTCTCTGTTCTTCCGTTGACAGCGAGGATAAAGCACCAGTATCATTTGATTACACTTTCTCTAGGTGGTAGATAAAACGGTACCTGAAAGAGTGCTTAGAAGCTTTCTCACAAGCCGATAGGAGCCATCCAAGAGCTGGATAGTAGATAACATAGGATCAAAGAACCTCACAATGAAGTGGTAGCGAATAGCAGAGAAGCCTGTAACTAGCAGGCTTTGCTGTGAGTGGCTTTAAATGCTTGTTATTTGGGCTTTGTGGTGGTACTAAGAGCAGACACCAATACAGTAGGTTGGCCCACCCTCACAGAGAATAATGGATTATTGCTGACGTTATACAACAGTTATTAGAATAGCCAAGCGAAGGGTAGGTGTAATGGTTATTTATTTGCGGTCGTTATTGTTGTATTAGAAGTATAAGAAGAGAACATTGGTATTTACTGGCTTATCCAATGTTTATTATTCTATTTTGTAATGCCGAAAAGGTTTGGATGAATGGTCATTATTGGTTATTGCTGTCGGTGAAATGAAAAAATCCCGCCGCGAACGGATGGATCGTTCGGGGCAGGATTCGGGGTTCTTTGTCTGTATCTTGTCTTGTTATGTTTGGATGGGCATTATGGGGGATTGTGGGGGAATGTGGGTTTTTATGGGGGAATGTTTGTCGTTCAACCTATCATTTCGGTTATCTTCTCAAAAGTGGCTTTGGTACACATTTCTTCTCTACCTGAATCGAGAAACCTGTATTTGTAGCCTTCGCCGTAGGGAATCGTATATACTTCATCAATGATGCTTGTAATAAGCATAATGCGTTCTGGTAAGTTAGATCGGCTGGGTTCTTTGAACCTTACAAGATCGCCCTTTTGGTATTTCATTGTTCTTCCAAAAGTTTTGTGTCGGATTCGTAAGAGTGATCAACATAATGATCTGTTCTTCCTGTTTCCAAATACATGTATTCATAAATGCCAAAGCCGTATTTGGTTGTGCTGCTTTTTGCATTTGTGACGATCATGATTCTTTCGTTGCCTTTGGCGGGTTTGAGAACTTCATGCTTCCAAATAACCAAGTCGCCCTTTTGGTATCTCATTGGATCATCCTCACATATTCGGGATCATCGATGAACTGGCCCCAATAACTACCTTCCACAAAATCATCCTGGGCGATCTTACTCAAACGACGGAAATAGTAAATTCCGCCCATAGTATCAACCTTTACTGCTCGCACAATAAGGGCAAGACCCTTGTAAGGGAACAATCCGGGAATGTTTTCGATAATCTCGATCAAATCCCCCTTTTGGTATTTCATCCGTTCATCCTACCTTTTGCGTTGCTTGTTCCAAGAGTTGATCGATGTATCCATCTTTCCTTCCTGTATCAATGTAGCGATAGGTATAATAACCTCCGCCGCTTTTGATTATATCATGCTGGATTATTATCATGTATCTTTCTTTGTAGTTGTCTCTGATAATGACGTTATCATCGATCCACATTAGCAAATCGCCTTTTTGATATTTCATACTTTCATCCTATCTTTTCACTCATAAGATCCAAGAAATTTTCTGTATACTTGCCTCGTTTTAGATGATGTATGGTTGTGGTAATGTTTGTGTAGGTGTAATAAAACTCAGCATAGGTAGGGTCGCCTTTGTAAGAAACAACTCCCGTTATGATTAGAATGTCGTCTCTGTATTTCACCAAATCGCCAATTTGATATTTCATGCTTTCATCCTATCTTCTTTGCTTTGTTGTCCAGCCATTCGGCGTTATAATAATCTTTCCTGTTTTCTGTTAGGCTGAAAACGGAATATGAACCGGCAAAAGTGCCTTCCAGCATATTTGCCTCAATAATCAAAACGTATTCTGCTGGGTATTTCCTCAATTCTGGAATGTAAAGAAGATCGCCCTTCTGAAAACTCATGGTTCAACCTACCTTATTACACCAACGCTCAACCCAATGCTTGTTTATGTATTCTGTTTCGCTGTGTGTTATGCTGTGAAGAATGTAAGAGTATTCTTCTTCGTCGTCGCTGTGATCAATGCACTTGACAATGTAAAATTCTTCGGGAGTTTTGGGAAGCCAACTTCCTGCTTCTACAAAAAGCAAATCACCGACTTGGTATTTCATGCTTTGTTCCTTGGTTTATGCCATTAGAAAGGTGTCGCTTTCGTAGAGGGTACCCATGTACGAATCTTGCCTTCCTGTTTCAAGGTATGTGTATCTGTAATAGTATTGTTCCGTGCCGGATCGGCTGATAGAATCAATGGGTACAACCTCGTTAACGATCATGATGTTTTCTTTGGGATCGAAGGCATAATCGCTCCACTTTACAATGTCGCCTTTTTGGTATTTCATCCGTTCATCCTATCATTTCGTAGGTTCGCTCAATGTCCGAACAAAGCCAATAAACACTCTTATTATTGGCTATTTCGCGAAAATGATAAAGGCTGTTGGTAGACCTAGATTCAACCTTGGTAATGATGATGTAGCGTCCCTCAGGCGCATGGTGCGGCTCCCCGTAGAGCAAATCACCGACCTTGAACCTGGGCTTTCGGCTGTTCTGCCTTCGCATTGCTTATCCTATCTTGCTTGTGGCTTCTTCGAAAAAAGTTGAGGTTGGTTCGAATGTTTCCTTTCCACTATCAATGTATCTGAGCCAGTACGTCATTTCATCCGTGCTAATGCCTGTAATGATGAAGTAATCATCTTTGCCTTCTTTGTAGTTCCATGCAACCAAATCGCCAACTTCGTATTTCATGCTTTCAACCTTGGCTTTCGTTTATTCGATGTGGGTTAGTAAAGAATAGTGAATCATCTTGGTCTTTCCATCATACGGTCCTCCGATTGTTCGAAGCAGGCATAGATTCTCGTTTTGTTCCGTTCCATGCTGAATGACCATAAACACCTTTGTTCCTAGTCTCTCGACGGATCTCTTATCTGCAACACATTCTTGGAGTTTTACCAAATCATTTGGCTCAAACCTAGGAGAAGTCATGGTACAACCTGAACAAAGACGTTATCTGACTCAACGTAGGTAGCGTAGTGCCAATCTCGTTTCATGTTTTCATCCAAGATAAAAAAATGATAGATTGGTGCTTCATTACCGGAAACGTCTGACTTATGCATTCCGTAACTCTCGATCAAAACGAAGTTTTCAGTATACTCGTTTGAGATACCACGGAGCAAGGTGCCTTTCTTATACCTCATAGTTTTGCCCTTGATTGTCGCAATGTTGCCTCTTCGAAAACGAGGGAACCACCGTTATCCTTCGATAACGATGATTCGCTCATTGATGTTGAAGGAACGACGGTTGTAGCAGGACTTATCCGTCATCCACATACGCTGACACTTACTGGACACCGGAATAGGGGCCTCCAAATCGGTCAAAATGATGTGACCATCAAAGTTGCGTTCATTGACCCACTTGGTGGGCGCATTGAAGTCGGTGCCACCGCAAAGCACACGTTCAACCTTGCGATGTTGGCCCTTCTTCCAAACGTAAACCTTGGAATCGTCAACGTGAGTATCAAAGGGAACAACCGTGAACTCCGCAATCTGAGCGAGGGAATCCAGTTGCGAGAAAAAGGCAGTAAGAAGCCCATCATCCACCGAACCCGACTGGTCGATAGAGATTGCAATCTTAGCAGTACGGCTAGCCTTCTTTCCCGGATGAACGTACTGAAACCGCTTATTGATACGGAAGATAGAAGTGCGCTTATCGGCCTTCATCGAGGTCTTTACGAAATAACGCAAGTGTGCGCGCCAGTTAACCTTGACACGGATAGAATCAAGGATCTTTTCACGCATAGAAGCAGAAACCGACCCCCAACCTTGCGAGTTGCCGTTTGCCTCATTGACCGCTTGCTCCGTAATCTGACGCATTGCTTCCTTTGCAGCGTCCTTTACGTCGTCGGGAAGGTCGCCCCAACCGGAATGGTCATCGATTTGACCTTCATTTTGACCATCACCTTGACCCTGCTGACCTTGACCTTGTTGGCTTTGATCCTTGCTTTTCTCCTCGGGGTCCACGATGGAACGGAAATAGAACTCAGCCGACTTGCCAAGGGGCAAATCAGCGTATTCGCCAACACCGGGCATGAGGCAGTACGACGGAAGTTGACCTTGAAGGTTGCTATTGATAGCAAGGTCCGTCGCATGGTTCCACTTCTTAGTCATGGTACCATCGGGCAAACGCTCGGTAATGTGACCAAAGACAATGTGATACAACTCATGCAACAGGACGCCACGCACCCAAACGTAAGGATCAACCTCGCCATTATCGCCGGGGTGAGCAGAAGCGTAAGCCTTGCGTTCCTTAACCTTCATAGAACCGACAAAATCAGCGTGTTCCGCCACAAGCCGGTTGAAGAAAGCAGGGTTGTAAGCCATTTCCAACGCGAGCGAATCGGGGTTGACACGGACGCCAGCGGTAGGAATGGAGGTAGTAGCGACCTTGTTCATGCGTCGCGAAATAGCGGCGAAAAACGGCTCTTTCAGCATGAGTTTGTGAATGTGCAGGTTCATGTCGAAAGTCGGCATAGGAGCAGGAGAAGTTGCGGTCATCAGTTTGTACCTTGGTTGTTTGGTTGAGCCGCGAATAACGGAAGGATTACCGTCCCCCATAATGTAACCGGCTACGCTCGCAGCGTCAAGGAAGCCGGGAGCGATTGTTCGAAGTTGTTCGATTTGGTTATTGTTCCCTTCCTTCCTTGTCTTTGGTTTAGGTGGACGAGCAAAGGGGTTGTCAAGCGTTTGTGAACCCTGAAAATCGGCGTTGCTCCATTGGTGCTGCTGGCTCGGTGGCGAGGTTGACGGCTAGCCCGAACAACCGCAGGACACGTTATAAAACGCTCTCAGACGGCCCTAGCAGACGCCCTAGACGCTCGGGTGACTCATGATAGCCCTAGCGTCGAGGATCGCTCCAAACGTCTGTCAGACGCCTCTCCGTTGGTACTCCAAAGTCAGGCTTTATCCTTTGCAGTTTGCAGTCCTAGAGGGCTTGGTTCTATGCAAGGTAGATCCTGAATAGTTATCAGTCGTCGGTGGCGGCGTCAACGTCCAGCGGCTAGAACGGCGAGCGTCAAGGCTAGGGCGGGAACCGCCGCAGGACGGGCTAGAACGGCTCTAGGAGCGCGTTAGGGTGGCCTAGGTGGCTCACGGTAGCCCTAGCGTCTAGGCTCGCTCAGAACGGCTGCTAGATGCCTCTCCGTTGGTACCCGAAAGACCAGCTATCTCCTTGCTAAACTCGGGTTCTGACAAGCGTAGTACTATCGAGGAAGAACGTGGATAAAAGAAAGCCCAGCGGGTTAGGCTGGGCTTAGTGGGCGTTGGTCGCCGCTTATCACATGAGGCTCACGATGAACTCACGCACGGTCTTGCCATTGTCGGCCTTAGTCTTGTAGAGTGCGCCGATGTTCGCAGGACCGGTATCGCCAGCGACAGGGATGTGAGCGAAAAGCACCATTGCAACCTCGGAAGGAAGAAGAGTGATGTAGTTCGCCAAGTTCTTCAACTGTGCAGGGGAAAGCACGCTCTTGAAGATACCCGAATCCTTCATCTTACCGACAAGCGCGGTATGCTCGACCACGCCAAAGTCGGCCACGCGAGCCAACTTTCCGGCATTGATAATCTCCTCGGCAGTCACCTGACGCTCATAGTTGGCCGCGAAGTCGGAGAATGCGACAGAAGCCTCCAACCCGACGTATGCGGTGGTAAGGCAAGCGATAAGACCACGGTTAGCCTTGGCATCGTCCAAAAGACGGCCTGCAACCAGCGTATCGCTCAGACGCTTCCAAGAACGGCGCGACGGGTAAACCTTGTTAGGCTCGAAGGTATCGCGGTGTTCCAAGTGCGACGGATTCTGACGAATGAAGTCCACAATCAGCGAATCGATGGGCGAACCGGACTTATCGCGGCTGTCAACCGACGAGCGAATGGCTGCGAAGGCAGAAGCAACGGACGAAGCATCGTTCTCGCCACCGGCCCACGAAAGCCAATCGTCAACGGACGGAGCAACGTCAAAAGTCGTGTAGCGGTCCAACTCCGCAGGATCCATCTCGCCAACTTGGTACTCGGAGGCATTCTCGCCGCCGTTCACGGCTGCAACGATGATAGTGTCGGGGTGAAGCCGCCAATCGCCAACCGTGCGAGAATCGCAAAGTTGGAAGATACCTTGACGAACCTCGGAAGTGCCGCGATCAACCTCGTCAAGAAAGAGAACGACAGGCTCGGTGCAAGCCTTGATAAGCCACGCGAAGGGGCGCAACTGTGCAGCCTCAACGCCGTTGACCTCAACCATAGTGGGCGAAGGAAGCCCCAAAAGGTCGCCTTCCTGCAACTGTGCGGCGCGACGCTCAACGATGGGAAGCCCGATAGAAGCGGCAAAAGCCTTGATAGCCTCAGACTTGCCGATACCGTGACGACCGCGCCAAAGGATAGGATGACGCGCCGCTGCGACGTAGGGAAGAGCCTTGGAAGCGGTGGAGAAGTCGATAGCCATGTTAGAACCTCGGAAACTACGTTGTTTTGGATGGGGACGGCGACATTGCCGTTTGTCCCGTGAGTCAGACCGTAGGGTGTCCATCACCCGCTGACCCATTCATTATAGCCTAGGCGGTTGTCGTCCGCAAGCGTTTAGTTGTCAAGCGATTGTCAAGGCGCGTTGACGTTGGTTAGACCTTGGTTATCAGCAGATGCTTCCAAAGCCAAGGACGAAAGTAGCAACCTCGGCCATGCCGAGAGCGGTGAAGAAAAGACGGTCGAAAAGGTCCATTGTAGCCCTCTTATCAGATGGTGGTAAGGACAATGCCGATTTCGGCGACGGTTGCGAAAGCGATGGAGCCAAGCACCAAAGCCGAAAGAGCAGAAACAAAGCCGGAAATGGCGATGATCGTGAAGTTCATGACGTTATACCTCATCAGTTAGTCGGTTTGTGAATCAGAGGCCCCAAAAGAGGCAAAGGAAGCCAGAGACAAGAGAAAGAGAGAGAGAACCTACCATAAGAGCCTTGTCCATGCGAACCCCGCGTTAGCCGCTATCATCAGCGACCCCTACATCTTATCGCATCCGGGCCGGACGGTCAAGCCGTCGAACGCATTTGTTCGAAAATGTTCGATTTGGCGATTGTTCACTTAGAACGCCGAAGCCAACGCTCCTCAACCAAAACCGGCGTAGAAGCCCCAAAGAAGAGAACCGAATACTGCTTCCCGCCCTTGACAGCCGAGACGACAGGATTTCCCTCGCTTTTCAGCACCATGCCACGAATGACGGTAGCACCAGCCTTATCGTAGGTGTGCATCGACTGGCCGAGATCGCCGCGTCGAGCCTCCCTAATCCTGACCCAAGTCGAACGCCCGTTTTCCCCGCTCAAAGTTCCAAGGCGCACAATGTCCCCATCGGAGAACTTTGCCGGTTCTTCCATAGCAGCAAGAACCTTCCGAAAGTAGGGGTTGTTCGTCATCTTCTCGAAAACAATCGCAGGAGGGACGAAAGAGGAGTCCGAATCGTGCTTAGCGACAACATCGCTGAAGTACGAGGTAGAACGGTAGTAGTTGACAGCCTTGGAAAACAAGGTACGAGCGGCATCGTCGTAGGTCGAAGCAAAGTCGGCGTTAGCCTTGATCTTTCCTTCGATTTTGACGAGGTGTGCAGTTTGAGCAGCCGAAAGAGTACGTCCAACCTTCACTTGCGACAGGAGCGAGGAAACAAAGGTAGTAGCCCAAGAATCCAACGCACCCGACGAAAGAAGGCCATTGAGCCGCGTTTCCGTAGCGGTATCGACAGAAACGGGGTTGTTCCTCGTTTCTTGGATGCGAGCCTCAACCTTTTCCAAGGCTTGACGGCGACCAGCGGTGAGCGAACCCGAACGCTTGTAGGAAGAAAGCAGACTATCAAGGAACGAGCGGTCACGGTCGGTCAAAAGCCCGCTATCGAAGAGTGCCTGAAAGCGGCGGGTCGTCGGGGTATTCTCGGTGTTCTTGCGATTCTTGGCGTTCATTCGTTGACTCCGTTAGTGGTGCTGGTTCATCCAGCGACCCGTACATTATAGCCTAGGCGGCGAGCGTCCGCAAGTCACGATTTGTCAAGCGTTCGTCAAGGCTGAAAGATTAGGTTGTACCTTACTCGGGAACGCTAAGGAAAGCCATCAACGAGAAAAAGCCGAAAACTACGAACAGGATGAAAGTGTCCATTGTTCCTACCTTATGCCGAAAGAAGAGTTAGATGCTTGCAAGTGCGACGGTAACCAAAGCCGGGACAAGTGCAGGTTGTTTGCCCGTTTTCACGCAGTCGAACGGTGTAGGTTCCTCCGCGAGAACCAGCGACGGTCAAAGTCTTAGGTTCTACCCTGCTTTCCGGCGGGGGTGCGCCATAGGGGCGAACGATGAAGTAACGAGAAAGATCCTCGATTTTCGTGTGGGCCGGGACACTAATCCAAGTACCGTAGCAACCCGCCAAACGGAAACCGTCCCTTGGAGCGAGCATAACCGGAGGGCAAGAAACAACCAAGCGAGTTTCTTGATTCGGATTGTCTAGGTTCATTCTGGCATTCTCCAGAGTCTAAAGGCAACGTCGAAAATGCAAAGGGCAAAGAAAATCTTAGCGATTGTGAGCATTGTTCCTACCTTTTTCAGACCGTGCTAACGCCGAGGTACGAAAGAACCTCGCCAAGTTCCGCTTCGAAATCGATTTCGGAGGAACCTTCGTTTTGCTCGTCGTTCGTTTCGTTTTCATCGAAAGACGGCGCGCGGAGTTCGAAGTGCAGGTAGCACCACTCATCGAAGAAAAAGTCAGGATCTTCCTTACGAGTCTCGTCCTCGTTCATGAAGTCAAGGAAGGAAGCCGCTTCCTCGTAGGAATCAAGTTCGAAGTCAACATCGTGCCCGCCAACGACGAGAAAGCGCGCATCATCCTTGATAATCTGCCAGTCATTCGTGTTCATTAGGTTCTTCCTATCTTTTGGTTTTTTTGGCCAGCGGGCACTATCGCCCGCTGACCCCATCATTATAGCCTAGGCGGTCGCCAGCCGCAAGCGTTTTCTTGTCAAGCGATTGTCAAGAGCGAGAAGGGAGGAAAACCCTAGGCTTCTCACGCATAGGGATTCTGCCCGCTAAAGTCCAAGAACCTATCGACGTTGGAAGGCAGGTTTTCGGCCTTTCGGCTAAACTCTCCACTTTCCACCTCGTTAATCAGCCATTGTCCGTTCTTAGCGTTGCGACCGCGAGACTGACGAGTGTTAGAGAAATGAGTCTTACAAAGATTCTTAGCCTCCAACCAATCCTTTGGAACAGAGGCGCGGAAAGAATCAGCGCAACCAGCCGCAACAACGTCATCATAACGCGGAGTGTTATCATAGCCGATTGCCGACGTAGAATCAAGGGCAAAGCCGAGAAGGCCAGTATCGTTGATGTACCAGCGACGACGATAATCTTCGCTATCGTCAAAGCCCGTCACCGAAAGGCCGCGAACAACGCAGGGATTCCGGCTCGGAAGAAACAGGTCGATCTCTTCGAAGTTGATACGCTCAACAAGGTACATGTTACGGATACCTTGGCCGTGATTATGCACGGCAATGGTACCCGGAACCATACCAATCTTGCAAAGTGCATCGATGAAAGCCCTACGGTACGCCGAAATGTGCGGACGAATCTTATCCATGTCGGCCTTCATAGTCGGGCAAGAAACACGATTATGGTCCTGTTCCTGACAGTACGAGCAAGCCCGTTCCTTAGAGCGCATACGCTTACGATCATAGGACGAAACTTGCCAATGGTCGGAACCGTGGTTTGCCCGCAGTTCTTCGATGCGCGCCTTTTCGCGGGGGCAGGAAGAGCGGTTATGACCGGCAGAACCGCAAGCCCGACAGTAGATAGTACGCTTGTAAGCCATTTATTCCTCGTTTTTTCGCTGTTGGTTTGACGGGTGCCCATCACCCGCTGACCCATTCATTATAGCCTAGGCCGTCGCCAGCCGCAAGCGTTTTCTTGTCAAGGGATCGTCAAGGCCAACAAAGGGACTGCGAACCTTGATTTTGCCAGTTGTTCTTTAGGTAGAGCCAGCAGACCGGAAGCGAAGAATCAAGGTAGAAAGGGTCTAGCGAGGTAGAACGGATCTTTTCGGAAAGATCGGGGCGCACTTCGCGAAGGATCGTGAAAAGCAACTGGCCACGCCGAAGATTGTAGTTCTCGGGGTTCGTAGCCTCTTTATCGTAGAAATCGATGAACTCTTCGAAAGTCATTGGTTATTCCTTTGTTTTAGATTAGTTGCAAAACTTTGGCTGACGAGGAGGAAAAATCAAGTTTGTTCCTCGTAGTCGGGCGAGCCGTCCAACATTCGGCTTACAAGCCAGAGTTTGGAAGAAGAGTAGGTTTGCCCGACTTTGTAATCGGATCCGTTATTAAAGAACGAGTTAAAATCACCGGCTGGCCGCCATTCTTCTCGGGCGAAAATGGTAAACAGAACCTTATTACCATAGTCGGAATGAACAAAACCCTTGATAATCGCCCAAAACTTTGAGCCAGTATCCTCAAAGGAGAAAAGTTTGCCTTCTTCCCAAAACTTGTCGTTCATTGGCTTAGAACCTCGGCATCTTTGAGTTGATAGTCGAAAAACCAAAGTTTCTCGGACTTTTCTACGACAAAGCAGTAAAATCCGCTAGCAGGATTTCCTTCTTCCATGACAATGACCGTCAAACCATGATGATCCCTACTAAGGTAAATACTATCGCTAGAAAGCCGACAAAGCGTTCCAAACTTCATCCTAGAACCTCGGCATCGCTCAGTTGATAGTCAAAGAACATGGTTTTTTCGTTCTTTTCGACCACAAAGCAAGTAAGCATGGTTCTACTTGGGATTTCCTGACAACCGGGGATTTTGAGAGGTTGGAACTTTTGATGTTCTAGAACAACCAAGGTCAAACCTCGATATTCTGTCGCAACGTAAATGTTGCAGTTAGAAAGCCGACAAAGCGTTCCGATTTCCATTTTGGTCCTCGCTCCCTTTCCTACACATCTTATCCGATCAAGCGGCCACCGTCAAACGCCTTGACCTTTTTTTGACAGCAAAGAAAAAACTAGGTTATACGTCTCATTTGGTCGGCACCAGCAAAAACATCACGATGAATGCCGAATACTTTCACTCGATAATAGTTTTTGTGGTGTCTACTGAGGCATTTTACGATTCCGTACATTTTGGTGCTTTTTGGAGAAATCGCAGAAATCTCGACCAAATCTCCTTTTTTGTAGATTTCGTAGAAAACAGGTTCCAACATTTTACTTACTTTTTGCCAGCGAACATGGCATCAGATACATTCGAAACATACATGTAAGCACCTTTATTGTAGGCTGGTGCGACACACTTGCGCCGCCGATTTGCCTCGGTATTTGCTTCCTTATCGCCACAAACCAAGCAAGTTCGGTAACCTAGGGAAAGCCTCTTTTCGGAGAAATCATCACCACACTTATAACAGATTGCCATGAGTCACCTACTTTTATTAGATTTCGAATGTTTCGTAAGGTACAGAATAAGGAAGGTATCCCCTAGTTCCTTCTAACTGTTTTGTCGGTTGTCCACTTTTTAGACAATAACAATAGTATCCCTGTGTTTTGTGGGAGTCAATAACCAAGAAAAGACCTTTTTCCTCGTCACTCATGTAGTGCGACTGGAATCTAATCAAATCACCTTTTTGGTATTTCATCCATTCATCCAAGTTTTTGGAGATTTTCGGCGTGGCTCATGCAAAGCGAACCATTTGCAATGTTTCGAAAGTCAATCGGCATTAACGAACTACAACCGAAATAATGCCTGACGACGATTCCGGTGATGCTTCCGCATTGGACCAAATCGCCCATTTGGAAGGTGTAAAGTTTGATTTCCATTTTGTTTTCCTATGCGATCTTTTTAGCGTTTTTTACAAGAACAAATAACTTTGTTTGTTTCTTAAGATCAAAGGCAGTAAATCCGTGAGGACGAGGTGTAGGATCATCATCCAAAACAATCCCGATTGTTTGATACCAACCGGAAACATCAATAGCAACCAAATCGCCTTTTTGGAATTCCATTGGTTTATCCTAACTTATCGGCATTGTTTATGATGTAAGCCGCTCTATCCCAAAACCTTTTATTGTAACGCAAAGAAAAATAGTTTACTTTTATTGTTGGATTTTCTTTACCGTGAAAAAAATCTTCTTCCAAACCGAGAATAACGAAAACATCGCCATTACGCTTCCAGCAATAAAGATCACCTTTTTCTGGTTTCATTAGTTTATCCTATCTTTTCTGCTTGTTCGAAGATAAAACTAGAATAATCCCAACCTTCTTCGCTTGTTTCTAACACAAGGTATCTAAACGGTTCGCCATACTTTCCGTCAACATAAGGTAAATCTTCCTTTTTACCAAGAATGATAAACAAGTCGTTGTGATAAACTTCGCTTTTGAACCTAAACAGATCGCCCTTCTCAACCGTCATAGTTTTTCCTATGCTTTTGCTTTCGGGACTTGCCTTTCTCAACATCCCAATCGCGGTTATGATGTTTGCCCGCGTGGTTTCCCGTTCGGAGGATCATTCCAAGCGCAATAAGCGAGCGTTCTTTTGGTTGTTTCTGCTTCTTGGACATTTTGCCTCCAAATAGGTTTTGAGTAAATAGATTATGTTAGGGCATAAGTTAGAATCCTACATTCCTTTTCCAAGTCGCCGTTTGCGTTGCGAAAGACTTCTTTCCAAGTGACTTCTTCGTTATTGAGATACCAATACTTTGTTCCGTTAGGATATTCAACAGCAGGTCCATCTTCACGGTGTAGTTTGCCGTTGAGATACCATTGCTTTTCTCCGTTAGGATATTCAATAGCGGGTCCATCTTCGCGATGGTATTTGCCGTTGAGATACCACCACTTTGATCCGCTAGGATACTCAATAGCAGGTCCATCTTCACGATGCCTTTCGCCGTTGAGGAACCATTGCTTTGTTCCGTCAGAATCAACTTTCATTTCAGGTTGCGACATTGTTTATCCATTTGCCAAGGCGTAAGTTAGAATCCGACATTCCTTTTCCAAGTCACCTTTTGCTTGTTGAAAGACTTCTTTCCAAGTGACTTCTTCGCCGTTGAGATACCAAAACTTTGATCCGTTAGAACGCTCAACGGCGGGTCCATCTTCACGATGGAGTTTTCCTTTGAGGAACCATTCCTTTTGGCCGTCAGGCCACTCAACAGCAGGTCCATCTTCACGGTGCTTTTTACCGTTGAGATACCAGCACTTTCTTCCGTTAGCACATTCAATAGCAGGACCATCTTCACGATGGAGTTTGCCGTTGAGATACCAATGCTTTTCTCCGTTAGGCCATTCAACAGCCGGTCCATCCTCACAATGGAGTTTGCCATTTAGATACCACCGCTTTGTTCCGTCAGAACCGAGTACCATTTTAGGTTGCGACATTCGTTGCCTCCGCTGTCGTGGCCCCATCGCCCGCTGACCCAATCATTATAGCCTAGGAGGTTGCCAGCCGCAAGCGTTTTGTTGTCAAGGGATCGTCAACGATAAAAAATAAGGCTCAACCAGTGATTATCGAGCCATTTTCTAAAAGCCACTTTTCATTGATAAGATCATGAGAACCGGCGGGCAACGTGAACAATCGAGGTTCAGCATCCTGCTCGACAGCCAAAACTCTTGTTCCTATCAGAACATCTTCATAAATGCCTAACACTTTATCTTTTGTTATTATGATTTTAGTAACGATGTGGTAAGATTTTTCACTCTGAATGTACACTACATCGCCAACTTTATGTTTACTCTCCAACATTTTCATGAGAAGGGCTACTTGTCAGAATAATCTGATCGAGGAGATAATCAGAATCACCCCTACAAACAACCATTACTCGGTAATGATGAACATAGGAGAAAGTTTCGACGCTTTTGACAACGCCAATCATTTTCTTTTCTCCATAGTAAAGATCACCAACCTTGTATTTCGGCGGCTTTGAGTTCAGATAATCAGATAGCATTTTCGTTTCCTTTTATTATGTGTTCGAAAAATCTAGCAGTTGCTCTTACAGTATCTTTCTTGCCAAAAACTCTAACTTCATAAAGAATAAATCTAGGTTCATGCCGAACAGCATTCAGAACGATTCCGACTTTTCCAACAAAATCTTCCTTCCAACTACCTTTTTTTAGGACAACAAGATCACCACGCTCAAACTTCATTCTTGCTCCTCTAACAACTCCAAGGCAGCAAGGTAGACTTTTTGTGTTTTCTGTTCCTCGCTCAAACTCATGATTATTGCATGAGAAGGGTGTACTATGTCTTTTACAATAGAGATAGAATCGGTGCCTTTTATTCTAACCAAGTCTCCTACAACAATAGGTTGTAAGGACAAAACAAAAGTTGGATCCCACTTTCTTTTGAGAGTTTTTAGTTTTCTCAAGTATTCCTTTGGATCATACATTTTTATTCCACAAAGTCTAAGACTTTTGGGTCTGTCACCCATTCATCAGAAGTCATTTGCTTTACAGAATAAAGACGAACATCACCATTCTCTTCGATGGATTTGACGATGTATAACTGATCTTTATAAATGAAGTGAGAAACCAAATCACCAATAGCAAATACTTTTCGGTGTTGTTCGCCCAAAGGATCGATTTTTTCTGATACCATTGTCAAATCGCCCGAATCTCAATCGCAGCAGAAGGATAGCCGATAGGCTCGTTACGCATGTCCTCGTCAAAGAAGAACTTTTCCCAGTTCTTTTGGACGCTGACGGGTGGCTCCAACCAACGGACGAAAACCATGTTATCAACGACCTTTTCGACAACACCAAGGGTCTTTCGGTCATTTTTGTGGCAGACAAACAAACCTGAATCCATCTTTACCTCGCCCATTCATTATAGCGCGGGGGCCACCCGCTGTCAAGTCAAGAGACTGTCAAGAAGTAAAGAACAGTTATAAGCATGAAAAATGAGAAAATCATGGTTCTCTATTTCCTTTGTTAGTTAGGTAAATGCTGACGACGTTAGCCGAAGCAATGATCAAACTGAAAATACAACCGCCAAGATTCCCATTATAAGAATAAAGACCGGCCAACACCAGATTGACGCTTAGAAGAAAGTAATATAGACCTAAGTTATTCATGTAGTTACCTTTGTTGTATGCTTTCTTACTTCTGTTGGATGAAACCAAAGAGTCTGTTTAAAACCAATGGGTTGGTCGTCTAAAATGAAGATTTTAACGAATGGCGCATCGTCAATCATTGACGAGGAAGTTGGCAGTTTATCGAACTCCAAGAAAATACCGACGCCTTTGTATTCGTGAGATAGAATGTCTACTAAATCACCTTTCTCAAAAGACATACATTTTCCTATTTGTTATGATCCCGGAGGGATTCGAACCTGTAACGAGGGTCAGAATGCGGACGACAGGACTCGAACCTGTATGTATCCAGTTAGCTTTCTCTCGCTTAGAAGGCGAGCGGCATACGTCCGCGTTGTGTTTCAAACTTATCTTGTTTTCTAAACTAGTTTAAAATATTTCATCCTATCCCTATTTCCTTTTCCAGCATTCAAAAAACGGTAAGTTTCCGTCAAAGAATGACAGTTTGGGCACAAAACTCTAAGATTTTCTGGTCTATTATTCTTACTATTACCATCAATATGGTCTATTTCCAATGGAACTTTACCAGTTTTGGGATGGACTTTACACCAACCGCATTCTGAACATTTATGTTCTGCGGTATCTAACAGATATGCTCTTATTGTCTTGGAAAGAGCATTTCCATTACACCTTGTTCCATCTACTCGGCCTTCCATCCACTCTTTGACGTACTTATTATTTTGGAACTCTTGCTGGCATTTGTTAGAACAATACTTACCAGTTGATTGTGATTCGGAGAACTCAAAACTACAACTACAATTTAAACATTCGGAAACCTTCTTCTTTCTTTTATTCGCCATGTTTTAGACCTCTATTACATACTAAATAGTAGTCTAAAATAAATATTACCATTAAGCCACATAATCAGATGGGTCCGGTGGGATTCGAACCCACGTTTATCAGATTAAAAGTCTGCTGCCAAAACCGCTAGGCGACGAACCCTTTTCACGCCCCTATTATAACCGGGGGCGACAGCGGTGTCAAGTCAAGAAACTCTCAATGTATTTGATTGCGTCAGAAATGGAATCAAAACCTTTTGTTTCTCCATCAGCGGGCGAAGCAATCCAAGTTAGATTCCACCAAACCTTTCCGATGTAATGATAGCCACCGCGTTTTAGATAAGAAAGTTCGAATCCCCATCCATAACGAGAGATTTCCCAAGAAGATCCCAAGTCAGAGTTATTCACAATCCAAGCATAAATCCTGTTTTGTAAGATAATGTTCTCTTTTTCCTGTTCGGTAAAAGAAGGAAGATTATCGGGCAGACCTGAGATCATTTTGTTTTCCTTTGTTATTTAGATTTCAACCAACTTGTAACGCTTACCGTGGATGGTAATAACATTCTCTACTGGTTCCGGTGTGTTCTCGATTTCATTATCAAGTTTGTACTGATTAAACCATTCAGCAAGTTCATCAAACTTCTCTCCAGTTTCTTGCGGTGAAAAGGGCCAATGAACCTTCGCCTTCATCCAGTCCCAAAAACCATCTGAATCTTGATCTTCAAGACCGAAGTTCTCCAACCAATCGCAAAACTCGTCATAACTAGTCAAGGTGTAAAGTGGATACCTGTCTCCAAGGCCACCATCAACAAGTTCGTTAATAGCGTTGTATGCTTCCACATCGCTATCACTAATAGCGACCCAACCACTTGGATTAATGTCACGCAGTAGAAGATTGATTTGATTAGTCATTTGTTTTCCTTTGAGTTTGTTATTGCAAGTGAAGCCAAGCGAAAGTTGCCATAGTTTGCCTTGTACCGGAGTATTCGCCTGTTAGAACGAACGCATCAAAAACCCATTCGATTGCTCGGGATTTTGGGTTCATGTATTGATCAGTCATAGCAATGGAATAAAGGTCGGGGTTGTACATAGAATACAAAAGTGAACCTTTGGTTATCTTCATCTAGCGTTCCCTCTCTTTCTTACACACACATTATAGCCTAGCTGGTTATGGGTTGCAAGGATTTTCTTGTCAAGGGTTCGTCAAGAGGTTGCGGACTCGATTAGATCAGACATGAACATAATAGGGCTAGCAATGACTTGGTAGATCAATCCTTCTTCATCTTCGAAGAGCCGTTTCACAAGCCACAATCTACGCTCATACGCACTACGGAAGATAATCCATTCTGAGGATTCCTCGCCGGAAATCATCTGCTCGACCCTTTGAGCAACGTCCATAGGAAGTTCTAGAACATCGCTACGATAAAGTTCGTCCATTTTAGTTTCCCCTTTTCTTTCTCACATTATAACCGGAAGGGCAAGCAATGTCAAGTCAAGAGGTTGTCAAGGCAGCGACTAGAATCCGACATTCCTTTTCCAAATCGCCGTTTGCGTTGCGAAAGACTTGTTCCCAAGAGACTTCTTTGCCGTTGAGATACCATTGCTTTTCTCCGTTAGGATATTCAATAGCAGGACCATCTTCACGGTGTAGTTTGCCGTTGAGATACCATTGCTTTTCTCCGTCAGGCCACTCAACAGCCGGTCCATCCTCACAATGGAGTTTGCCATTTAGATACCACCGCTTTGATCCGTCAGAATCAACTCTCATTTTAGGTTGCGACATTGTTTATCCATTTGTCAAGGCGTAAGTTAGAATCCGACATTCCTTTTCCAAGTCGCCGTTTGCTTGACGAAAGACTTGTTCCCAAGTGACTTCTTCGTTATTGAGATACCAATACTTTGTTCCGTTAGGATATTCAATAGCAGGTCCATCTTCACGATGCCTTTTGCCGTTGAGATACCAATACTTTGTTCCGTTAGGATATTCAACTTTCATTTCAGGTTGCGACATTTTGCTCTCCCGTTGATGAAAGCAGTTTAGCATAGGCAGCGTCAGCAGTCAAGTCAAGAGGTTGTCAAGGCAGCGACTAGAATCCGACATTCCTTTTCCAAATCGCCGTTTGCTTGACGAAAGACTTGCTCCCAAGTTACCTTTTCATCGTTGAGATACCAAAACTTAGTTCCATTAGGCCACTCAACGGCTGGCCCATCTTCACGATGAAGATTGCCGTGGAAATACCAAAGTTTTGCTCCGTCAGGAGTATCAATAGCAGGACCATCTTCACGATGTAGAACATCGTTGAAGAACCATTCTTTTACCCCGTCCGGCCAAACTTTCATTTCAGGTTGCGACATTTGTTGCCTCCGTTGATGAAAGTAGTTTAGCATAGGCAGCGTCAGCAGTCAAGTCAAGGGTTCGTCAAGGACGATTTTGGAGTTGAGTCCAAGAAGGGTGAGGATCAATCTTCATTCCTTTACAACCAGCAGGCATTCTAGCGATTTCTTCTTCATCATCGTCAAAATGTAGCTTAGAGCCTAATGCTTGCAAAGTTCGTACTTTATACTGCCCATCCGTAAAATAAATCCCAGCAAGTTTGTCAAGAACTCCCCATTTTCGAAGTTGATCCTCGGTTTTCTGACGACTAGACGAAGAACGAGTTGTGACAATGTAGACTTTATTCTTGGGATCGTTCAGTAGTTTTTCGAATACTGGATAAACAATGGGATTCTTACCAACGATTTCGGAGTGATCATAGTTGCCTTCTTCATCGAAAACTGCTTTGGTATAAAGCAATGTATCATCGAAATCAAATGTAATAACCATTTTTGTACCCTCAGATAAATAGTGTTATTTATCCAATGTTCCCAACAGGAATCGAACCTGTATCTACTCTTTAGGAGAGAGTCATTCTGTCCGTTGAACTATGGAAACAGTAAGTTAGATGCCTGTAAAGATTTCTTCTTGTCGATACATTTCTTGCTCCCACTTGTGCCAAGATCGCAGTTGATTTACAAGAGACACTTGGATTTGTTGGGATTGTTCTGTTCCGTTCTGACTAAGCAAGTCAATCAAGTATGAAACTTCTTCTTCGCTAAGACGATAAGAAAACATTTATTCTCCAGTTTGTGAAAGTGGACCCAACAGGAATCGAACCTGTAACCTTGACATTAAGAGTGTCCCGCTCTGCCAGTTGAGCTATGGATCCGATTACGCTGCCGATAGGATTCGAACCTATGTAGGGTTTCCCCGAAAGATTAACAGTCTTTTGCCTTTAACCACTCGGCCACAGCAGCATTTATTTATCTTCTATTGGAACAAAGAGCGGGTAGTCGGATTCGAACCGACGACGAATAGCTTGGAAGGCTATCATTCTACCGCTGAATTATACCCGCTTTTAAACTTATCTTCACGCCACTTTAGTTCTTGGGCGGCGTATCCTTTTACCTTTAGAAATAGTTGCTCTGCTTTTTGTCTATTAGTAGCAAACTGTTCAATACGAAGGGCAAACGGAATCTCGGGTCCGGGTTCTGCCGAACAGTAGATTCTTGCTTTGCTTTCGTCTTGTTTCCACATACGAACAACATAAGATTTTCCGTTGTGGTTTACAGTTTCTTCTTTTAGAATAATCATAGTTATTTCCTTGGAATAGTCCCATCGAGAATCGAACTCGACCCGTCCGGGTGAAAACCGGAGATTCTTACCACTAAACTATGGGACCAAGTACGGGCAGCGTTTATAGTCTCTGCCCTCGACTGTCTCTAATGTATCATGCCGGGTGCGTCCCGTCAAGTCAAGAGAATGTCAAACGGAAGATACAGGATTCGAACCTGTGGAACAGTTGCCCGTTCAACGGCTTAGCAAGCCGCCGCTATCGACCACTCAGCCAATCTTCCAGTATCGAGGTGGCAGGGATCGAACCTGCGACTTCTTGATCCCAAATCAAGCGTGCTACCGCTGCACTACACCTCGTTTATACGGGTTCTACTTCGACTTTGGGTGCTTCAGAAGATTGGTGAACTTTATCTCTTAGGTACTCGACTTTCCAAAGTAAGTACCCGACTTCTTCGCGAGAGAAATACTGAATCTGATCAGCATACTTCAGTAAAATCCTTATTTCTTTCTCGTCAATGTCATCCATACTGTAAATAGTCAGTACGGTACTAGAAAACTCGTTCACAACTTTCTATCCTGCATTCCGAATGATCCATGTAGTACGCTTTATCGCCATTGTAACTAACAGGATTCTTGGTGAAAAGAATCATTTCTCCCTTGTAAAGCCCAAAACATGGAGTCAAAGACCTACAAAGATACTTTTGTGTCTCGTTTTGGATTACATACATGTCTCTATGTGAAATCACTTGGCTGACAGAATACTCAGTTATTTCTGAGTTTTTCATTTCCGTCTTTGCACTATCAACAATGTTAGAAACTAATACTGCGGCCAAAAGGCCCATAAAACCACTCACATTACCTCCAAGGTGCGTAAGAATCTTCTTCTAATAACTGACGATTATCTGTAAGAAGCACACCGCCGCTATTTCTTAGAACAGGAACAACTGTCCTATTGTTAGCAGTATTTGGTCTAGTCCATGAAAGGCGAGCAGGAACTTCTTCGGGTTGTTGTAGAAAGCTAGGAATGTATTCATCAAAATCGTCCTCGGGTACGATTGTGAAGGATGCCGATCTCCACCTAGGATTTAAAACAGTTCGATTTGTGGTAGTAGACATTACCAATCCTCTCTGTTGCTGACACCCATTGGGATAGCATCGCACTCTGCAATACGATTGTAGGCTGTTACGCTTCTACTAGGTGACTCCTCGATTATCTCAAAATCTAAATCATCATCACAATCTTCTAACTCGTCAAAAATACTTAGCGTTATCATTTTGCCCTCTAAAGTAGATAGTTTGTTGGAAATCTAATCTACTTTTACCATTTATTTTGTAGAAAAGGCAATAATCTTGCCAAATCGATTTCTTGTCCAACAATAATAATCCAAAGATCGTAGCGGTACTCTCTTAGTACTTCTAAGAGTATCCTGTATTTATCCCAACCGGGATTATCCGGTGAGTCATGCGCTTTGTTTATTCTTTCTATGAAATCTTGGAATGTCATTTTGTTTATTGCGGGTGTGGGATTCGAACCCACGACTTTCAGATTATGAGCCTGACGAGCTACCTGACTGCTCTAACCCGCGTCTATGAAAATGGGAGAAGTAGGACTCGAACCTACGAAGTCTGTGACAGCGGGTTTACAGCCCGCCCCCTTTGCCGCTCGGGACATTCTCCCTTTGTTTTAGTTATTGTCTGTCTTAATCCTGTAATCAACAGTTATAAATGTTGCTACGGCGAAGAAAAACAATACCAACGATCTTATCAAATCGCCTGCTGTTCCCTCAAACATTGATCTCGCAACATCTGAGATAGTAAAGGCAGCACTTGTTAGAGATAAAAACCATAACAAGTTATAGAATATAGTCTTGAACATTATTCATCCCTTATACTGGAATGTTTGACTTTATATCAAACCAATCGCCGCTAGGAATCGTTGGGTGAAAATCTGCCCGACGATTAGGTAATACATAAGCATTTGCTTCCATCCCATTTTGTAGTTGAATCTTACCACGAACATAATAGTTCGGGTGTCCTTCTAAACTGTCAAGAGTTCGCAAGGTACTATCATCGACTTCGTAGACTTCTCCACGAATAGAGGTATTTCCCTTGTTTATCATTGCCGGAAAAACTCCAAGATTGACAAGGGTGAACCTTGGTTCTGTATTGGCAGTACCCAAGAAGGTACTCTCTTTCAGAATGTAGTGATTGTAATCACCCCTTCTTAATGTACCATAAACAAATACCCTTGTCAATCTAAATCCTCACGATTATTCACTTCATTAGCGACAGTAGGATATGGTCGAAACTCAACCTTCTTTCTGCGCTTTGTCTTTTGGCCGAGCGGCAACCCACCAAGAGCATTCGGATCTTCCGCATACATCTTCATGAGTTCAACCAATCGGTTTCTCATTTCTGTTTCTTGCTCCGGTGTCATTTCATCGTTCTTGCGAATGATGAAAGTAATACGCGGTACTGGCTTATCTTCGTCGTTATCGCTCATTGGAATGGCCCCCTAGATAACTAGGTTCATCCAGCGAGTTCAAGTTGATCTTCGTTGCAAATACGCAACTGTCCTTGATACTTACCGCGCCACCAGCGAACAGTCCAAAATCCATGAATGGCAGGACGCTCGGTGATAATACCGGCATTTTGGGGGTTGCCCTTGGAAATAACCTTCGAACCGATGTGCATACGCTTCTCCCTTGTTGCGTTCATAATGTATCCCGTTGTTGGTTGGTCGTCAAATCGCTTTACATTCTCTTTACGAGTTGGCTGGTTGGCACATGCGGAGCCAAGCAGAAATGTGTTCGAACCTGAGCTTTGGATGATGTTGCATCGCAACTGCATCAAGCATTCCTACAAGATCATCAAGTTGATCCTCGGTAACAGTCTCAATCTCGGTAGCATCGATAACATCAGACATTGCTTATTCCTTTTTTGTTTGAGAGGGGTGGCGGAAGCCGGGATCGTGATAGAATAGAGATCCCGGCCTTCCTTTCGAAAATAAGGGGTAGCTCTCTTAAGGGCTTGCCTCCCTAGCCAAGCGTCAACTGGTCAAATGACCTTTCAGTAATACCCACAAAAATGGTCTGAAACGTGGTGTTCGTACAGGCTTTGAACACTAAAATAATATAACCTTACCCGCCTAAGTTGTCAAAAATCGTTATAATCCCAATCATCTTCCGGTACTGGATCATAATCGGGATCAAAACCATAGGAAACTGCTTCGTAGTATACTTCGTTGTTCATGGTTTTCTCACTTTGCCAAGGTTAGAACACCGGCATCGGTGTATACAAAAATCTCCAGTTCTCCCTTGGCATCATCGAAAATCTGCCAAAACTGGTCATTATCACGAATAGTCTCCCATTCCGTAGGAAACTCCCAAACTCCCCTGACATAACCACGCTTATGGTCGTATCGGATTGTTTCGCACTCACAATCCTCAAAGAGTTCATAAGGATTATCCTTGAATGCTTGATACGCCCTGCTAAGATCAATCTCTTCGGGAGATTCAGTTTCGATGTTCACAAACTCAACAGCATTTAGCAAAGCATTTCGAAGGTGCTGCTCAAAACCGGGAGCATTAACGATCTTCCACCATACATCAAACGAATCAGTTCGATTCACAATGGTATCTTCTTCATTTACATCTTCGGTAAACCATACATCACGCTCAGTTGTGTAACTAAAAACAACATCTGTCGCGTCATCAAGGTTCATCTGAATCAAAGAATCACGGTAGCTCATACATTCTCCTGTGTTACAAGCAAAGTAAGATTTTTACGACACCAATGAAGCGTTTTGCTAATGATCAAACCAGTGTTGTTCTTTAGCGAAACCCTTTCGTCTGTTTGATCAATAGACACAACCTCGTAAATCGTGGTTGGTTTACTGGTAACGACGTACCGACAGCCAGCATCAATAGGAACATTCTTGTATTTCTCGTATTCCTCTAGGTATTTCTGCTGTGAAGGTGTCATAAAATCCTCAAAGTGAAGTGGGAAAGGCGGGGATCGAACCCGCGTGTGACCATCTAAGGTTTCAACCGCTTATAAGGCGGAGCCTATACTTTCCCGTTTTGTTGCTTCTATTATAACCGGAAGCAGCGGCGGTGTCAAGTCAAGTTGTTGTCAAGTGGATGCTCCGAGCCGGAATCGAACCGGCACTCCTTTCGGAAGCGGATTTTAAGTCCGCCGCGTCTACCTATTCCACCATCGGAGCGTACAATAGCGTCGGTGGGAGTCGAACCCACACGCCTTCCGGCAGGAGATTTTGAGTCTCCCATGTCTGCCATTCCATCACGACGCCAAGTTCCTTTCGCTTACCCTTCTATTATAACCGGAAGGGTGTCGGGTGTCAAGTCAAGAAGTTGTCAAGGAAACAAAACTTGGTTTCAATAACCGATCTACTTTAGAATGCTAGTGATCCGGTCAATAAGCTCCTTTTGGTTAGAAAGGTCTTGCTTAAAGATAAAGTAATCAGTTGGTTGCAGCAAAGAGGATAGTTCTTCTCTATACTTTTGAGGATTAACTCTCACTTTCTTTCCATTTTTCGTAATCAGATAATAGGGCTTTTCCTCTGCAAAAGTTCGACCACTGAACACCACCATAGGAATGAAACCCGATTCTTTGACTTGACCCGTGAAATATCTATAACACCTTTCGTGAGCGTTTCCGCCATTATCACCGTACTTGTCGTCAATGATCATCTTCTTACCGGTAGTAATGTTTTCTACCAAAAGTTCAGGAACAAATGAGGCTTCACCAATCCTCAATTTTGGCTTTAGTTCAATTTTGTAGGTATCTCGGTCTAACTCAGAGAATAAAATAGAATATGTACGATCTTCGTTGTGTCTAGCCTTCTTGCTAGTATCGTCCTGCCAGTTATCTCTCACACTAAGATGATCTCGCATTTTGTACCCCGTTAACGCTTCTATTATAACCTGAAGGGTGTCGGGTGTCAAGTCAAGAGTTTGTCAAGCGGCGTTTGTGGGTGGGCCAACTGTCGATAGGAACCAAAGCGTTGATGTGATAAGTGGGAGCATTTTGTGTTCGTTGATCCAAGTGAATAACTTCATACACACAACTTGTTGTTGCTACCTTTATAATCGCTAACCTTGTATCATCAATCCAAGGCGTAATATAAACAAGATCGCCTTTCTGAAATCTGCTCATTTGATTATACCATTTGAAAGAAAGATAAAGGCATCTACTAATGCTTCTGCTTCTGTGTTACCTTTTCCGAAATCGCCACCGTGTGTTGCACCGGACCAGCAAACATACCAAGTTCCATCCCTCATAACAGTCCAAACAGTCGGATCTCCTGCTAACTTTCTCACAAGATAAAGAAGGCAACCTAGTGTTGCTGGATCGGAAAAGTCAGGGATAATGTCGGGATGCGGTGGGTATTGTTCTTGATAACCGCCACCTTCTCTCGTTGAACCTTCGCCATACCAAACGGCATAATCTTTATCGCCTTCTAATACAGTTCCGCGAGGGCCGGAACGACCATTCATGACCCTCATTCCCTGCATCCATTCCCAATCTTTTAGATTTCTTGCCTTTCTTCCTAAATCAGTTATTGTAGAAAAATCCAACATTTCTTTATTCATTTGTCTTGCCCCATACAATAACAAACTCTATACTCATAGGTCTTATCTCTATCCATAGCGAATGGTTCGCAATAACGCTCACAACCACTCGCCCAAGTATGACTCATAACAGCAGAAGAAAGAAGAGCAGATAGAATACAAGCAATCGCCATTACTGCTGAAATTCCAATAATGTCATTTAGGTCCATTATTCCTCCCCTTGTAGAAGTTTGGTTGCTTTATCCAGCCATACTTCATAAGAGAAGAACAAATGATCATTTATGATATCAAATCCCTTATCAAGTAGAGAATGATACTGTGATAGTTTTAGTTCAAGTTCGGTTATTTCCCTACGCAAACTTTCTCTTTCCACAATAAGTTGCTTGTTCTCTTGTCGGAGGTCTTGTAGTTCGTCAATAGCAGAACAAATACCGTTTGCCATTTGCTCTGAATAAGCGTCAAAAGCGTGACCGCCGGGGCCTCCGTCGTGCCAAATGTCCCATAGTTCGTGGTCGTCGTCAGGACCACCATTGACAAACAAACGAATATCATCAGGCCACTTATTCATTTTATTCCTCGCTCTTGCCCTTCTATTGTAACCGGAAGGGCGGTCGGTGTCAAGTCAAGAAGTTGTGAAGGCATAAGTCAGGATGCGACATTCCTTTTCCAAATCGCCGTTTGCGTTACGAAAGACTTCTTTCCAAGTGACTTCTTTGTTATTGAGGAACCATCGCTTTGTTCCGTTAGAACGCTCAACAGCAGGTCCATCTTCGCGGTGTAGTTTGCCGTTGAGATACCATTGCTTTTCTCCGTCAGGCCACTCAACAGCCGGTCCATCCTCACAATGGAGTTTGCCATTTAGATACCACCGCTTTGATCCGTCAGAATCAACTCTCATTTTAGGTTGCGACACTGTTTATCCATTTGTGAAGGCGGTGATTAGGATTCGCAACTCAATTTCAGGGTTCTTTGCTTGACGAAAGACTTCTTTCCAAGTGACTTGTTTACCGTTGAGGAACCAATACTTTCGTCCGTTAGGATATTCAATAGCAGGACCATCTTCGCGATGGTACAGGCCGTTTAGACGCCAATACTTTGATCCGTCAAGACTATTTTCCATTTCAGGTTGCGACATTTTGCTCTCCCGTTGATGAAAGCAGTTTAACAGATAGAGTGTCAGCAGTCAAGTCAAGGGTTCGTCAAGGCTTTGAAAGGCGCTTCTCTAACTGCTTCTTGTAAGCGCGCTGGTAGGAAACTTGTTCCAAGAAACTTTTCGCACTATTCAGTTCTTCTTCCAGCATCCTTCTTTG